ATGAATCAAGATTCATATTACAATGTGAACTATCTATATGCAAAAAAATTCCTATTTGATGAACCCAAAAATAATTGAAACCCAAAAAAAGGATGGCTATTCGCCACCCCTAATTTTATCTTATTGCAAGGATATTCATTGCCTTAATTGTAAGCACTTCTGGAACTTTTTCAGTACTAGGAAATGCAGATTTAACACACAATGGAATACACTGTTCTTTAGTTGCCAATCTGCCATTAATACGATACTCCGTATGAAGTTTCGCTCCGTGAACCAATGCAACCCTCAAATAATGTACACCCTTATGGGATATAAAGTAGGGATACTCGTCCCATTCTCCCCATTGAAGCCCCGCATTTTTTGTGGGTAATACTCCGAGTTGCCTGTCCACTTTTACAGCACCAATATTGTCATATTCTACACCACAACGAACAATACCCCTTGTCCTCTTTGTTACAATGTATTCAGATTTTAATGGCGCACGAACATCCAAGTCATGCTCCCAAACAATGCTACTGAACGCACCTTTTTGTTTTTTCATCACAACGCTTTTTAAAGTCCTTAATTCCATTTTGTTACTCCTTTATACTTATGTCAACTACAGCTACAGTTAATATTGTTTCAAAACTGTTAGCTTCAAAAAAATTGCCATATCCATGATATACTTCTGACAAAATATTGAGATTTTCGTCAATTCTTTGCCAATACCAAAAATTAGATAATCTGCCGTTAGATAACCAATTTCCAGATTTTATTAATGATAAATAAAGTTCCTTACTTTCACTATCATAATAATATACTGCTGAATTTTGTTTTGGCTCACATTCTGGCTTAATTTCAGTACCGTCATTAAGGACTACAACTTCATGAGTATACCCATAACCATTTTTTTTATCTTGTAAAACAAAATCTGTATTAAGAATCATGGTTTTTTTCATTTTGCTTCTCCTTTTATCTCGATACGATGACCAAGGGCGATTGAGATTTCATCCAAAGTCATTTTTATTGGTTTTAACTGTCTCCATGTGTAGCCCTCTTGATTAAACAAAAGTTTACCGCCAATGCAATGCTCATCAACTTTGTTTTGTGGACGAATAACAGCTAAGATTTTCTTATCTACGCCGATTTCACCATAATCATTCAAGTTAACCCAATCATATCCATCTTTAGGGTTATAAGCTAAAGTACTTTCTGTGCGGTAAATCTTTTTTTCATGACGACATTTAATAACAATAAAGTCTCCATTTTGTAAGTCTGCTTTTGTAAACATATTATTTACCTCATATTCTTTTCTTTTGTAACCATATTATAACACCTTAATTCGTATTTGTCAAGTAAATATTGATATTATTATATGTATTTTAAAAATAAATATGTAAATAAAAAGTACATTTTATATGTTAAATTAAGAAACGTATTTATGAGTGTTTAACGTAGCGTGTAAGTCCTTACAAGCGTTCAACCATGCTGTCTTAACGAATATATCATTGTCGTATGTAACAAAGTACACGACTGAAATATCATTGAATGCGTTAAAGTTATAACGAACTGCAACTTTTGACACCTTACCATTTTCAATCAGAATTTCAAAAGGTTCTGCATCCTTTATATTGTAATATGAAATTACGTCAACATCATACATTCTTCTCCAAGTTGTTTCGTTCATTTGCTTACAATGCATACTAAGGATTATCTTGTGGTTTAATGCTCTTGTTATGTAATTATCTATCATTTTAGTAAATTCTGGTAGCCATAGTACGTCCTTATGGTATAGTCCATCGGTCATTTTAATCATCCTTTTATATTATAATATGAATCTATTCTAATAAAAAAAATAGATGTTACTCTACTTTTTCTTCTCTGTATGTAATATTAATGCTGTCATCCAAAGTGTGTTTAATTACATCAAATGTTATAGATTTGTATCTGTAAACATCCACACTTAATATTGCAAATGTTGCGATAATATTTGATTTGCCGTCACCCTTAAAAAGCTGTCTCTCGCTATTTTCTTCAACTTGTTCACCGTATTTTTTTAGGAAAGTTTCCGCTTTAAGGAACTCCCCTTTATTGATTAAACTGGTGATTTTTTTTACAGTCATCTGATTACCTCATTATCTCTCATTAATTTATAGAAAGGAATTGAAATTAAATCCTTCCTTAAAACATTATAATACTTATGTATTTTTGGGTCAGAAAATTTGCACCAATTTGATTTTTCATCATTGACCAAGAATTTTCTCATCATAGTTGCAGAAATAGGGATACGACCTCTGTTGACAATAAACTCGCCAATATCCATGATATCCTCTTTAGCGAACCACTTACTACGGCTTTCATCGTTGCCGTAAATCATGATATCCAAGGGAACATCTGTAATCCTCTTGACACTTGATAGAACATATTTACCCCAATCTGGTGTAATGTCATCCTCTGTAGTTAGGTCATTTAAAGGCTTGACTGTTACACAACTATATGGGTAAATTTCTTTAATCATATCTACCCTTGTGCATACATCATATGGGTTACGCTCTGTGCCGTATTCTTGTGCCGAACCAACCAATATTAAGACGTTCTCACAAAGCTTTAATCCTGTCTCAACTAAGTCTTCATGACCAATATGAACATGTTGAAACCTACCGCAAATTAGACCTAAATTATATGGTTTACTCATTGTTTCATCTCTCCTTTAAGAATCGTGAAAATCTCCAAGTATAACACCGTTTGGTGTTTCAGCAGTTATTTTTGTGATTGTTACGTTTTCTTTAGAAAAATTTCCGAATGCATGGAAACTTTCAAATGTGCTTTCATTCGTAGCATAGTCATAGCAGATTTTTTGTGCATCTTCTTCTGAATCAGCCTTCACAACAAAAGCCCTAAATTCATCGTAGCTTGATTCATCTTTTCTTCTTACCAAGAAAATTGAGATTTCCTTTGGTCGCTTTTTATAAAGTGTTAAATCTTTAGTTAGCAGTCTTGCTTCTGGATTAAATCCAAAATTTACTATTGTAACATCACCACTACTTTGAAACCCAACAACCTTTCCAATATTGTCAAAAATAATAATTTCATCCCCAACTTCGATGTTAGGTTTTTTAACATGAGCCGCAATTTTAATTATCTTCATTTTTATCTCCCTTTCAAACTCTCCAAATTGGTTCTCTTAATAAATTGTCAGTTCCCATACCTTTTGCTAATTCTTTTCTGTCAACTGGATTAATTAATTCTAAGTTTTTTACGGCATATTGATGTTCTCCAAATAAGGTTAAACTTTCAATGCTGTCAGCGCTAATAATTCCAACGACTATAAATAGTTTTTTACCATTTTTTTCTATATTTGTATCTCTAACAAATACTTCGCCCGTCATTTTTTTTCTCCTTATCTTGTGTAGGTTTCTTTTGAATCAAATGTCATAGGATTTAAAAGAATAATTTGTTCGTGACCTTCTATCATAATTTCATCATCATGGATTTTCTCTGCCGTATGCGGTTCGTAAATGGTAATCAGATTAGTGAACATATTTGTTTCTTTATCATATTTCATAATAAGCCCAAAATCCTCTTCTATATAAATAGTAAATTCATCAAAATCAAAATTCCATCCATGCTCTTTAATTTTAGAAAATTCTAAACCTTTGATATAATCTGTATGTTTACCCCATATATGATTCACTTTTTCTTTAATAGAATCAGTGAATAGATTATAAATAAACACTTTGCCCTTTTTGCCGTCAGCAATGTTTTTAATCAATTCTTCTCTGAACTCTTTTGAAATTAACTTGCTTTTAACAAGTTCTGAATCTTTAAAATATTTCCTATATGTTCTGAAAAATTTATCAGAAATATTTATATTATCCCAACGATACATATCTGAAATATGACAATCTTCATTCCCATCATCATCTTTATAATGAGAAAATACTTCAATAATATCATCTTCTGATAAATCATTTTTGCGAGAACCTACCCAAGAATGTAAAGATATTAGATAGGAACTTTCATCAAGAAATTTCATTGCCATTTCTTTATCAATTTTTTTACATGATGCAAAATCAAAACGGCAAGAACCAGTTCTGCTACAATTAGATAATTGTTTTCTATATTTATAAATATTTTCTTTTGAAATATTTTCATCAAATATGAATGAACCTTTAAAATGAGAATCTACTTTTTCTTCTATATTAAGATAATCAAAAATCTTATCACCAATCTCTGCATAAATATCATCGAACATTTCTTTTTTCATTTGACTTACCTCTTTTCTTTTTGTAAGTATATTATAGCATTTATTATGTTATTTGTCAAGTAAATAAACAAATTAATTTTTTAATTAATATTATAATATGAATATCTAATTCTAAAAAAAAAGATGGAATATCTCTATTCCATCTTTTTGTTATGCCGCTAATTTAGCTTTTTTATATTGCTGACTTTTCGCTTTCCCATCAGCATATTTCTTGAAAATTTCAATCAGCATTTTGCTTGTAGTCCTTGCTGACACGGCATTGTAACTAGGAAGGAAATTTTCAATAATACAATCTAACATTTCCGTCCACATGCAAGTAAGTTCAAAGTATTGGTTGGCATTCACAAATTTAGAAAGTCTAAACTCAATCCTCTGTGTTTCGCTCAATGCAATCCAAGAACAATGGTCTGTGTAAGACGATTCTTTTTCAGCATAGTCAGTAAAGTATCTGCCGCATACTCTTTCTGTATCAGCCCTATTTGATTCCATATGGTTATAAAGTGGATTAAACAATTCATATGCATACTGCCTAATTTCAGATGTAGAATAAGCATCGATATGTTCTGTGTCACCAATATTGATATGTTGACCACATGATTCATCCTCAAAACTAACATACTTATTGAATGAAGTGAATAGCTTTCTAAGCCCACGTAAGCCATTGTAAATTGGTGTTTTGAACTCTATGCCACTAGTACTTAAAGAGCCATCACAAGTAGGGATAAGCCCATATACGCTGTTAATCATCGAAAGTTTATCTTCATTAGAGTTTGGATAACATTCTAATTCAAACCCATATGTTTTATGGCTTTTTGTTGGCTTATGGATTTGATTTGTACTTTTTACGCTAGAATTTTTTATTGAAGAACATGTACGGCATACATATTTTCCAGATGACGATTTACCGCAATGCCTTCTAGGTAAAATTTGGCTACAATTAGCGCATTTAACATCTTTAACTACATTAGAAGAAACAGGATGGACAACGCTTAGATGCTCAATCATATCTGTAGAAAATGTGTATCCAAATGATGGACTTATACTTATACGGCTACCACAGATATAAACAATTTCTACCTCTTTCCCACAATATTGTTCCATGTTTGAGACAAAAGTACACCTACATGGGATTTCTCCCCCTCTTTCCCCAAATTCATTTACCATATCATCCCACTCACGAATACGAACCCTATCTCCAATTGTAAAATTCTTGTCTGTCATTTTGTACCTCTTTGTTTTTATTTATTTAATTTATGTTTATATTATATATCTTTTCAATTATTTTGTCAAGTAAAATAACAATAAAGATAATATTTTATATATTGTAATATGAATTGAATTATCCCTTTATATTATAATATGAAAATATGCATATAAAAAATATAGAGAACCAACATTTCCCTAACGAAAATGCAGTTCTCTATATTCCCAAAAAAGAAAAGAGGTTTTGATACCAAAGCGTATCAAGTCTAGTAATAAATGGTAGGCGCGGTGGGACTTGAACCCACAAGGTATTTCTACCACAGGATTTTAAGTCCTGTGCGTTTGCCAATTTCACCACGCGCCCATATAAAACATAGATTTTGTTCCGTAATCACAATAAAGGTTGGTTGATACGAACAAATAGTTCTATGTTTGTTGGCGGAAGATACAGGATTTGAACCTGTGGATGGTTTTAGCCATCACTTGTTCAGCAAACAAGCGCGATAATCCGCTCTGCCAATCTTCCGTATATACGCAACTAATCAGTAATTGCTACTGTCTACAATCTTAGCTTTGTTTCGATATTTTCGGAACGGCTTACTTGCCACTAAAATCTGATAGAACGACTTGTCATAGTCCATCGTATTCGCCTTACCATCGGCTTCTATCTATTTTTTACCACCTATGAATGGGGTTGGTGGGAAATACAAGATTCGAACTTGTGATGCTTTCGCATACGCTCCGCTTATTCAGCTAGAGTGTGTATTAACCCGCTCTACCAATTTCCCGTATACACCACAAAAGCAGTTGTGGTCACTGTATCCATTAAATTTTCAAGCACCATTACTGCGTATGAGCATTCATGTATTTGCACTCATAAACCACAATATTAAGTAACGTTTCCATAAAATTTCAATATTATGTCTGTATCCATAATCCTCGCGCTTACCTAGCGCATTTAGAAATTTTACCATAATACAGTTGGGGATGGTGGATACTACAGGACTTGAACCTGTGACCTTTACATTATGAGTGTACCGCACTAACCATCTGTGCTAAGTATCCATTTGTATAGATAATTAGTAGTAATAACTACCTATAGACGAGAAACAATGAAAAAATAATCTAGCAATTTATAGCTTTAAGCTATTGGCGGGAGATAGCAGAATCGGACTGCTGTACCACGGGTCAAAGCCGTGTACACTACCATTGTGTTAATCCCCATTATAAAAGTACATCAAAAGTTTTCCCTACTTAAACTAAATATCACAAGCCGTATTTACTACAACTTACAGTCACTAAAGGATTCGAACCTTTATTTTTGATGTACCCATTTGGTACATTGGTAAGGTAATATTTCAACCTTTCGGACACGATACTGCCGCGTACCAGATGCCCTATTAACCAATATTGGCGGAAGTATTCGGACTTGAACCGAAAACTTATTGGGTAAGAACCAATTACTCTACAATTGAGTTATACTTCCATTTTGGTTGGCAGTATTTCTACTACTTCCAACCATGCTAAGAAAAACTAAAATATTGTATATAACTTATGGGTATTACCCATTGGTGCGCCCACAGAGATTCGAACTCTGATTTGTAGGTTAAAAGCCCACTACTCTAGCCGTTGAGTTATAAGCGCATGTAAATTGGTAACAGCCAAATATTACCAATCTCATATCTGTTTCTTTACGGTTGGTTGAAAGAAATAGACAAAGAAAGCGGGTGGTGACACAAGATGGATTCGAACCATCGTACCTAGTTAAAGGAGCGGGTTTACAGCCCGCCGTAGTTGACCACTGTACCACTGTGCCATAAAGATGCAAAATATAGGATTCGAACCTATCCCTGTCGGTCTCCACGACCAACCGCTCTCCCTCTAAGCTATTCTTGCAAATATGACGGCATTTAATATATAGGTTACGCTATATATGATGGTTGCCGTCTAACCATTTCATTCGGTAACTGGTAGCGGTATAATAAATCGCCACCAAATTGCCCATCTTATAATCTATATTATTATTGTTTTTAATTTATGAACGTATTCAAAATTTAAATTATAGATACCCAAACAATATTAGATTATATATCCAAGGGGTACATAAGCTATTAGCGCAAGCCATTGTTTACATACTACATGATTCATGACAAATATATCGCCATGATACAATTTTTAGGATTGCGAACCTATCTAAACCTTAAACGTGATAGTCCATAAATTAATATGTAGGCGGTGGTCTAATTGTCCTATCCACTCTTTATTACCTCGTCTTTTCTTTTTTCTCTCTATATATATTATAGTATAATTTGTGGTGTTTGTCAAGTAATTAAGTAAAGAATTTAAAAAACTTTTTTTTAATTAACCAATTGATTTTTCGTAAGTCTCAATCATTTTCTTTACCATATCTTTGCCGATAGAACTAGCGACTTTGACATTTCCGACAGCTTTATCCAAATTAGCGGCTTCAACAACTTTTCTGACGGGTCTAACTTCAAAATCCGCAACCAGTCTTTCATTAATAACCGCCAACCGTTCGCTCAAAACCTCTTGTTCGGCTTTTTTATCAGCCAAATAACGTGCAATAGCTTTCGCTCTCGCCGTATTTATCTTAATCATCAGACGTTTAAGCGCTCTTTTTTTACCATCTTCTTCATCGAACACATCACCATCAGAAAAATTGCATCTTGATTTACCTTTGTAAGAATCGTGGATGTAGTATCTCTTATCGAAACATACACCCTCATCAGATGTTGCCTTGATAATTGTGCCGATTGCATCATTTCTTGTTCTATCTAGGATTGCTTGTACAACTCCTGTTTCTTTGTTAACGATATAATGGACATTACTCATTTTGTTTGCTCCTTTATTTGTTTTATTTGGTAATTATATTATAGTATAATTTTACGCGTTTGTCAAGTAAATTAAGAATTTAATTTTTAATTAACGGGAACAATTATAATAATTTTTAATGCATTGCTCTGTAACATTTAAATCTGTAAACTCGTCAATTACAATCGGCTCTGCATTATCAGCCGTGACCCCTCGTATTTGATATCCACCAATTGTCGATTTGACAAATATTTTTGTAAATTCAGCGGCAACTAAGTCACCATCTAATCTAAATAGTACGCGCATTTCTTTGTCCTCTTCTCTTAATTATTTAAGAATAACCATAATCCAACCATTCGGAAATTTTTGGTCTCCGTCAGAACACATAGCGCTTTCAACTTCAACATCAAGAATATCCGACAAAAGTTCATTTTGGTCTTTAAGGTCTCCATCTTCGTCAAAGTACTTAGTACAATATTCTGAATCATTATTTATAATTTCGACAGATAAATTTCCTTTATCTCCATCAATGTCAAGCCTAATACCTTTATCCTTTGCCAAATAATAAAGTTCTGATTCAGCCAAGAATAATACTTCTTTTTTCATTCCCTTATCCTCTTCTCTTAATCTCTGTATTTATTATAACATCCTATTTTTCATTTGTCAAGTAAATTAGAAAATAAAATTCAGATTTTATTTTATAATATGAAAATTAAAATCAGTTAAAACATTGGGTTTATTCATATTACAATATGAATATTATCAATCAAATAAAAAAGCGGAACATTAATTTGTTCCGCTTCAATTTACTTTAAATCAGCGCTAAAATCATGTGTAGCCGTACCAACAGGGACATAAATCTTTTCATAATCAACTCTTTCCATATCTCCATAGAACCACGCAAACAATTTGTTTTCAACTTTTAATTTGTAAAAATCAACTCTAGGTGTTTGGTTGTCATCTTCTACAAGGTAGGCTGTGCCACTGTCAAGTTTAAGTATAGCTAGACCGTGAATTGAATTGTACATAGTATAATAGTATAGCGTTTCTTCAATATAACCGCTTCTGCAATACATGCGACCAGTTACATTCTGGCTGTCTTGTAACGCAACAATATTATATGTTTCTGGTGGCTGTTCAACATATAGTTTGTCAACAAATAGATATCCAAAAAGACTAATTATTGATACTATAATTAAGAAAAAGGAAACAAAAAATGTCATACTAAAAAATTTAGACCTTATTGGATGAACAATCTCACGATTTGTACCCTCTTCACTCATAGCAACAGACAAAATAAACATTGCCATCGAAATAAACATAATCAATATAATATTTGGCATTCTTAAAACCTTCTCTTTCTTAATTTCTATAATTATTATAACATATGAATTTTCTATTGTCAAGTAGAATTAAAATTTTAATTTTATATTTTCATATTATAATATAAAATATAAATCAACAAAAAAAAGAATGAACTTAATCATTCTTTTTAGGTTTCCATATTGTATTCGTAGGGTGCGGCTGTAGAAATGGCAAGCCAACATATTTTTTCCATGTTGAATCTTTGCCAATATAGACAAGAACATCTTTCTTTTTCCCTTTGATTTTTAAAGGGAATGAGTATATTCCATACAGAGTGCCGACTTGTTCCATTTGGTCTAAATACGGTCTAAGATAATCATGGCAAAGATAAATTTCTCCCAAGGCAATATCTTTGTCATTACCTATCAATGAAACTGGATAATTCTGTACTGAACCATCGTCTGATTCCTCATAAAAGTTGTATAACTTAATCCCATGCAAAGCATATTCTTGAATAAATTTTTCACTTGCAAGAATACCATGCCTTAATTGATTTTCCATAAGAGTGCCATAAGTGAACAAATAGAACATTATCATTCTCCTTTTCTAAATTAATATAAGGGGGAATAATCCCCCTTATAACTTATTCCTCGTTTGGCATTGTAGCTAACTCACAACGTCTTTTCCAGTATTTTTTCATTTCCCGTGTGGTAATCAAGTCTTTAAATACCATAGCTTGTACCTCTGCTGTCGTCTTCTCTTTTGCGGCAACAATACAGTTGTTAACAAACTGCAACGTTGCAAAGAACGTATTGATATTCATTGTGCCCTTAAACATTCTGAACTCAATTGTATTCTCGTTGGCAATGTTGATGCTATAGTAGTGGTCATTGTGATTTCCAGATTTGTTTGCTTCTTGATAATAGACTGCCAATGGTCTATCAACCTTTTTTGCAAAGTGGTCAAGTCTGCGCTCATTTCTACGAGAAAATATAATAATGTTATCCCAAAACTTTTCAATAAGGTATAACAATCTCGTAATATATACCTCTTCATTGTCGGCATAATAATCACGGTTGAAATGAACATGCATACCACAAGTTGATGTATCGTGTGAACAATAGTTAAGCTTCACAAGCCGTGTAAACATATTGCTATAGATACCCTTAATGCTGTTGTGATATTCGAGTGTAGCAGGTTGTGTAATCATTTCAAAGCCATCACTAATAGAACTATCACTAGAACAGTACATGAAGATATCGTCGTCTTTATTGATGATATCCATTGCAATAGCCGCATTTTCATCACGTTGCCCACCATCGTCAATTTCCAACTCAATACCCAAATATGGAACGGTTTTTTCATGGTCTTTGCCATAGAATTTTACTACTGGATACCATTTATGGTATGGCAGAATGAATCTGCGCTTTTGGCAACGGGTACAAAGTTCCTCTGTTGATGTAATGCTATCTCTTTTGAAAGAATGACCGCATTTGCGACAATCACGATAAAGTTTACGGTAACAGTCAGAACAGATATTTCCTTCATCGTCAGTATGCTTACTGTTGCGCCTATTTAAGCGGCAACCACATAAAGGACACGTTGGGAAGATATTGTCAAGCTTAGTTTTAAACGTTGGGTGATGCTCTTTAAGTAAGTTGAAACAAACATCAATAGCTGAATCATTTGCAGAACCGTCCAAGAATCTATCAATAAATTTTAGTATGTCTTTTTCAGTTGGGGTGACGACTACAACTTCATCAAGATTTAAGTTATAGCTATCAAACTGGTCAACCAAATAAATCCTGCCCATCGAATCATCTTGCAAGTTCCAAACAAGCCCAAACCAATTGTTTGCTTGTATCGTATTTAGATATTTTCCACCTAAATTAGCAATCGGAATTACAAAGTCTCCAACCTCTGGCTCTTTGTCAATAACGGTAAAGTTATGATACAAAGTTGAAGTAATGATATTTTCCGCATTGATTTTAAGATTTAAATTTTCAAAACTCATTTGTTTATCCTTCTTTTCTTTTTTACTATAGCATTATTATAAACTTATTTATTTAATTTGTCAAGTAAAAAACTATTTTATTTCTAAATAACTTAATTAATTAAAAATCAATCACATAAATATAGGAATGGATAATATAATCCACTCCTACACATAATCTATTGATTACAGTTCTGGAAATTGGTCTGGAAATGCCCATTTATCAGCGACAAATAATCTAACAGCTATTGCGCTGTCATAAACTTTTGCATCACTACCCAATAGGTAATAGTTGCAGTAAGAATCCTCTGATTCAACAACCTTAGTGGCAGGAATGTTTTTTATGCCGTCAGTAATCCACAAAGCACCCTCTTTATCAACCCAGTATGTCTCCGCGATACTAGAATCAATTAGCTGTGTCATGCCGTCATATTCGACCGTATCTCCAATATTTGCCCTCATTAATCCGATACTCTTGCCGCTATAAGTACTGATTACTTTGTTATTATATTTGGAAGTGGTCAAATTGTGCTTTCTTGTCCAATCGTATCCGTCGTCGTAATAGTTGTTTTCAATGTCATACTCGCTACCTTTATAGTTAGTTACTTTACTAACTCTCATATAGATATCTTTGTATGTCGTGTTAGAATAGAAAATCCCTTTGTCCTCAACAAAACCTCTGGTGAACATAATCTCGCCCTTATTATTAAGGATTGCCATTTTGTTGCTACCAATTAATTTTTCAATTAATTCAAGGTTGCATTGTTTGTTAAACCAACCACGATTTTGTCCAATTAAGGTCAAATATTCTTTCACGAAAACAGCCGTATCTGATAAATTCTTAGTGGCTTCGGAAGTTGTCAATGAGATTATACCATTGTGGATAACCGCATAGTCCGAAACATATTCTGGCTTACATAATGCCCCGTCGTCAGCTTGAATTGGGAATGGATGTGTCATTGTACCATCTTTTGCACCATGAGTTGAAATCCTAAAATGGATAAGCATTCCGCATTTCTTAAAATTGAATTTCTGGTCATTAAACTTGAAAGAATCCATAAAGGTATCAAATGTCATGAACCCTTTTTTAATATACACCCTACCACCATAGGCGAAGGCATATCCTGCTCCATCATCGTTAGCCGTCCAACAGTTCTGTAAAACTTCATCTGTTGGAAGGTCAACACCCTTTTTCTTAAAAATTGCAATACACATTTTTCTACCTCTTTATTTCCTTTTTATTGTGTTATTATTATATCACATATTAAATATTTTGTCAAGTAAATTAGAATTTTATTTTTATTTTAAATGATATAAATCTTCTAGGATATTTGATATAATGTCATCTAATTCATCAAATGTTTCATATTTTTCAAACATTACATCTGGTTTACCATCTTTATATTTAATACTAATAATTAATTTGTCGTTGTGGACAATGAACTGAACTGAACTTTTTGATACATTAGCGTGTGACCTAAAGTATATATCAAACATATCATTTGAAAGTTGATAACAATGCCAATTATCTATGTCTACAACATTATCCCTTAAAATTCGTCTGATACAATATAGCGGAATATTATTCTTGTGGTGCTTCTTGCTCATTTTTGTAATCTCCTATTATATATTTGAACTCCATTTTTTCCCAACTAACCAAATTCCTTAAAGATTTATAACTGTTACCATATAGAATACGGACAACATTATCGGCATTATTGAAGGATATTTTTCTTTTAACAATTATACAATTATTGTGAATCTTAATAGATAACGTCATGCCATCTATATCCAATATCGCATAAACAAATGTACTCCAATGGTCAACCCCATTTTTCCTAAAAAATAAGCTTACAATATCAAATCCTTCTGATTCAAGTATATCGGTTATTCTGTCCATTTCAAGATTATAAACCATTTATTTCTCCATTTCTATATTCTAAAACTTAGATAAATATTTACTAAATTCAGATAGGTCTAACTTATTGTTAATCCTAAAGGTAGAACACATAAACTGATTAGAGTATCTTATAGATAAGATACACATACTATCAATTACTCTTAGTTCAAGATTATAGAATTTACAAGCTTTAAATGCTTGTATTGATGTGCGTACATGTTTACAATTGAACCTTGCCTTTCTAATTGAGAACCCTACCGAGTTTAATTTTAGTATTAATTGTTCATTTGTATAATCCATTTTAAGTACCTCTTCTTTTTTCTTTGTTTTATTATACATCTTATTAAATCTTTTGTCAAGTAAATTAATAAATAAATTATTATATAAAATTCTAAATAAAAAAATATCTAAACTGTTTTAAAAGTTTAGATATTATAAATCCTTATTTAGAATTTTAAAGAACCGTAAATGAAAAATCCTCTTCATTTCTATTCGCTGTAAAGAACACTGGTTTTTCCTTTTCGTAATCAGCTTTAAAATATCCATTTCCATCGTCTTCCCACAAGATTGTTGGATTAGGAAGATTTATAATCAACCACGATTGCTTTGTAATCATGTTCCTAGCATGAAAACCTCTGATTGTTCCGTTCTCTAATTTATTGAATAATTCTTTAAATCCTGTTTCACACATAATTTTGTACCCTTTCATTAATGTATTTTATTTGTTATTAGTCTAACATATATTAAACGTTATGTCAAGTACATTTTTAGAAGTTTAATTATTTTTTTTATTAATTCATTATTAAATTGCTATTATAATATGAAATATCTAATTAGAATACGGAATTATTGATAACTTAGTTGGCTAGGAATAGCCTATAAGATAAGAGGGGCGAAACCACTTTGAAATGCCATTTAGACTATATAGAATCAGCCCTAAATGATGTTTTTTTCTTAGCATAGAATTACCGCCCCTATTTTGCCACTTTCACCAGTGTCTATATGGTCTAACCGATTAAAATGGGTCAAGCATAGAATTACCGCCCCAAGGATTTTCAATGTTTGATTGTGTTTTTAAAACCGCCTAAAACTTCAACGTTTTTATAGTCATTTCCTGCAAAGTAGACTTTGGGATTGATAAACATCTGCCATGTTTCTACATTAAAGTCATCAACTATATACCTAACTGCTCTTAATTCTTCTTTACCAAAAGTACATGATTTAAAAATAGCTTTCAGTTTTCTTGCATTATTTTTGTCATAACCTAATACTTCACAAAGTTCTCCAACAGTTAAAGATTCAATCTTACTGATATCTTCTTCTTCTGGATTTTTGCAAACGATATTATACTTAGTATTAACGTATGGAATCACCCTAAATAGGTATGATAATTGTTTGTGCCCAGTTGGATTAACCTTTACATATAACTGCCTTACACCGTTAATAAAGAGCCGTATCATGTTGTTGTTCAACTTACTAGGGGTACAGTCTTTAATATCTCCGCGCCTAAAATAATCTTGATTCAATGCTATGCTTTCCTCATTTAGAATAAATACACCGTCGTTAATCATCTTATTCCAAAAAATATCAAAAGTGTGCTGATTGATGTTAAGTAGGCTTTGTAACTTCTCTTTAGTAATTTTTACGTTGTTGTCATATTTTAGAGTATTATCATATCCTGCAAATGTACTAAGAAAAACCAATCTTGTAATCGTAGCATTGTCAAATTGTGGGAATAATTCTTGACCATAGTTAAATAATAACCATACAAATTTTCCGCATTCAATATTTTGCACCGCTTGCTTTAAATGGCTTTCTTTCTTCATATTGGAATATGAATCGTTTCTTTTTTGTTGCTTTGGTGTTATGATTTTACTGCCTTTGGGTACACCTTGTAGGACTTCACCAGTCATCTTATCTATTAGAATATCATCTTCCATTAATTCACCACCTTTCATATTGTAATATAAAGATATATCATAAAAAATATAGATAGAAATAAAAATATATCTCTATCTATATTATAGTATTATTTGTTATCATTGTCAAGTGAATCGGATTTTTCTTTCCATGATTTAGGAATGCAAGCGTAAATTCCGACCGCTATTAAACAAAAAACATCTTTTAATGAAGAAAATAGTATATATAAAAAGTATGCCGCCATGAAAAAGAACCCCTAATTTCAATTTGCTATATATTTGTAATCAATGACTTTGCGTTTCTCTTAGTGCTTCGTAAAAATATCTTCTTGATTCTTCTATATTAACTCTACTGACATTCATTATAGGAGCGTTAGAAATGCCAATATTATTAGTATTTATTGTTACCCCATCATAGTTAGTAACTAATGATTGATTAAAATGTCTTCGTGGGGTATAGTCAGATATAACATCATCTAATGGACTTCTAATTCTTTCAGTTGGTACTTCGTCTTGTTTAACTATAAGATTAGAATCAACGATTGATGAAAGTACATATCCATGACGAAAACCTCTTGCAGTAAATGTCATATCATCACAAGAATCAACTGTTAATACTTGCTCTAACATATGACTAAAATCTCTTGTAGCAATATGTGTTTGAATAAATATCTGTTGTTTCTCAAAAAGACAATTATATGGTTTTAGTTTAACCTTTTGATTATAATCCATTCTTTCTAACCTTTCTTACGCATTATTTTTTGCGTATTTTTCTGTCTTTTACTGTTTCCCAATATGCTTTAATTTCATCATGTTCGAGTAAGTCTTCCCATTTTAGAGATTGTAATTCAATTTCCGTAACATCTCTTACTTTTCTAACCATTGTGTCAACTAATTGTAGGGAAGAAATGAACGTATTGTATTTTAAAGTTCCTCTGAATATACGAAATTCAATTGTGTCACAGTTAGTTAGATTGATGGCATAGTATCTGTTTAAATCGTTACACTTTGATTTACGTACAATTTCATCTGGCTTTTCATCATATTTCTTTGCCCAACTATTGATATTACTAAGACTTCTACGTGAGAATTTACTTAGTTCTAACCAAAATTTTTCAACAAGATATAAAAGTCTTGTCACGTATAAATCTTCGTCTTTGCTAAAAAAACTTCTGTTGAAATGGATATGTAAACCACAGCTTGAAGTTTGATGGGAACGGTATCCCTTTTTGATTGCTAATTTAAACATTTCTTTATAGTTGCTTTTTAGTGATGTATGGTATTCAAGGGTAGCAGGTTGCGTGATATTTTCAAAGCCGTCATCTAAAGAACCGTCATTTTCAAAATGGATAAATTCGTTAGGCATAATAGCTTCAATTGATTCTGCCGTTTCCTCATTTTCATCACTATCAAATCCACACCCTTTGTCGTCAGAATCTATTTCCAATTCAATCCCGAGATAAGGAACTTGACGCATTTCATCGTCACCAAAGAATTTAATTCTGCCATCAAATTCATGGTAATCTTTTATTTTACGGCTGTCTGTTCTATCGTTAAAACAATCACAGCAGTAATAATTATCAGATTCAATATATGCATCGTCTTTGTAAATCAATATTCCACAGTCTTCGCATTCTACGATATACTTATCTTTACAAGTATCACAAATGTGATGCCCGTTGTCGTCAATAAAATCCTCGTCTTCATCAGAAATAGTATATCCACAAATATTACAAGTCATTAGTTTCTCCTTTTTTAAATCTTTATTTTTAAAATTAAATATGTTAAGCAAAATTATTTATCCTTTATGTTTTAATTTGCGATTGTATTTTTTTTTGTTTTTAACAACTTTAGTAACAGGACAAATATCCCATAGTATTCTAGTTGCATGGACTTTTGTTTTTTTCTTAACCATTTTTTCATCTCTTTTCTAAACATATTATACCATTTATTATACCATTTGTCAAGTAGAAATGGAAACTCATTTTTTTATATTGCAATATGAGTATATTATTGGATAAAAATAGGATAATCCCTAATTGAGATTATCCTATTTTTTTAAGCTACTCGTTTTTGACAAATAGCTTTCCCGTCGGCATATTTTTTAAAAATTTCGATAAGTTTTTCACTAACAGATATCCCATCTGCCATCAATTTTGAGTTTTTAATCACTTCGCTACTGCCGTAAGTATATGCATATGAAACTTTAGCATCGAATGCAGTATTAAACTTTAAGAAATCAGAAATAACAACATCTAACATTTCAGTCCACATCATAGCTAACTCAAAATATTGATTAGGTGTAACAAATTTAGAAAGCCTAAATTCAAGCCTATTATCATGATTAAAGTTAATCCATGAAGAATGGTCTGAATATGCTTTCAAGTCTGCATACCCAGTAAAATATCTGCCGCAAACTTTTTTAGTCTTGTCCACATTACTGCGCATATAATGATACAAAGGTGTGAAAATCTCTGGTGCATACACTCTGATTGACTGTATGTTGTTATTGTTGATGTATTTAGAATCACCAATGTTAATGTGTTGACCGCAATATTCGCTACTAAAGTCTACGTGAGAATCAAAAGTTTTGAATAACTTTCTAAGTCCACGGGTACTTTGATAAATTGGTGTCTTAAACTCTACCCCACCAATACTAGAGATAGAGCCGTCCTCTGTTGGAAGTAGGTTGTATTTTGAACTGATAATGGAGTTTTTGTGTAATTCATCAATAGGGACACACTCTAATTCAAACCCGTATGTCTTATTGCTTTTAGATGGCTTATGAATTGCAATGTCGTTAGTGTCGCAATAATCTTTTACTGCGGCACATTCATTGCAAATATATGAGTTATTCATTGTTTTGTTTGCTCTGTGTTTTTTTGTGACCGCTCCACAGTTTGCACATTTAACTGTTCTTGACAATTGTGCGGCTGTTAGCGGAACTTCATAATATAAGTCAATGCAATCAGTACTTATATATCTTTCCACCATAGTTCCATCTTTATCGAAAAGAATTAACTTCCCCATGTTCTCTGAACATTTGATAACCTTTTTAATTTTGAAGATTTCTCCGCAACGTTTTTCCATATTCTCTTCTAAAGTAATGGCAGTACGGATACCATAGCTACTACCACCATATTTTGTCATAAGTTCATTCCACGGAGATAATTTAACTAAATCGCCAGCATGTAATTCTCTGTAATCAATACTCATCTTTTGTTTTTACCTCTTTTTTTTATTTGTGTTGATATTATAATCCTATTTGTTTAATTTGTCAAGTAATTAGTAATTTTATTTATTTAATTACTAATTAATTAAGCAACTCGCTGTTGGCATAAAGCACTGTGATTGGCATATTTTTTAAAAATTTCAATTAATTTACTTTGTACCTTTTCCAGTGCTTTATCCGATGTTCTGTAATCAGTGAAAGGCTTTTTCAAAAGATTGTTAATAATTAAGTCAATCATTTCTGTCCACATACAAGTTAAGTTGAAATATTGATTAGGTGTAACAAACTTTGAAATTCTAAATTCAATACGGTCGTCATGTGTTAGATTAATCCATGATTTGTGAGTATTATATGTGCTATACATATTAGCGTAATTAGTAAAATACCTACCACATACACGGATAGTATCGTCAGTGTGAAGTTTCATATAATTTCCCAAACGGTCAAATATTATATTGCCGCAACTTCTAAGAAAATCCATCGTATGTATATTGATATAGCTAGTATCGCCTATGTTAATATGTTGACCACATTTTGGGCTAGTAAAATTCACATTTTTAATAACCATTTTGAACAGTTTTCTAAGTCCTCTCATACTATTATATATAGGAGTTTTAAATTCTATCCCCGTCGGTGGCAATGAGCCATCTTTTGTTGGGATAAATTGATACTTAGAATTGATTAGAACCCTTTTCTTTTGTGGGCTACGTGGTATACATTCTAACTCAAACCCATATGTCTTATGGTTTTTTGTTGCCTTATGCACTTTAGTTTCATTTTTAGTATAGTATCCTTTTGTCCTATCACAAGATGGGCAGATGTAGGCATTTTTTTGTCCTACTTTTCTGGCATCACATCTTTGTACCATTACACCGCAATTTTGGCATTTTAAAATTCTTCTTGTCATTTCTTGTTCTCCTTCTATTATAAACAGTCGTTGGTACTATTATAGTTTCTAATTGTTTATTTGTCAAGTAATATTAAATATTAGATATTACATATTTGTTACCATATTAAAATAAATAATATTTCAATTTACTTGACAAATTATCCTTATACTATTATAATAAGGGTCAAACAAAAAAAAGGAGTATATAAAAAATGAATTTAAGTAGAGGTCAAGTTGTTTACCTTAAACCTTATCATTGTTTATTAGATTTAGTACAAGCACACGGAATGAATAAAGATACATATGAGCAATACGATAATAAGAAACTATATGTAACGGTTTATAATGATAAAGAATTTTGTATAACTAGTTCATCCTATATATATAGTATATCGGCTATTGACCGTAATAGAAAGGGAATTTAAAATGAAGTTAAGAGATGGTAGTTTAGTATATCTTAAACCTTATAATTGTTTATTAAGGAAAGAATGCCTTGATGGTAAAGATAAAGAGGATTACAGTATGTTGATTCCTTCCAAACAAAGAATATATGAACATTTCGATGATTCAATACGGTTTGAAAGATATGGTTGGTATTATGGCGATATGGTAGTTGATATGAATAGGAAGGCAAAATAATGGATTTTTATTTACAGCAACACAATTGTACTCAACGGCTTATAGATGAATGGGTAAAGTATCATGGATTAATCATTGCGCTTGATTTTGATAATACTATATTTGATTATCACAGCGACGGTCAAACATTTGACCAAATTATTTCTCTTATAAAAGAATGTAAAAAATACGGATGTAAGGTTGTAATATTTGCGGCAAGAGAAGAAGAGGATTATGATTTTATCAGAAACCATTGTAAGTCAATCGGTATCGATATTGATGGCATAAATGAGAACATGCCTTACTTACCTTATAAGACACGTAAGATATACTATAATGTATTGCTTGACGATAGGGCAGGACTTAAATCGGCATTTGAATCATTATCGGTTGCGTTATATTATATAAAGGAAAAAATTAGAAAATAAATTCTCAATTTACTTGACAAATTAGAATTACAGTGGTATTATATAAACAACAAATAAACAAGAGAAACAAAAGAAAGGAGAACAGATGAGTTTAGATTTTAAAGTTGGGGATAAAGCAAGAGTAGTTATAGGTACTCACTTTGATTTCGGTGAAATTGTTACCATTGATAGTGTTGATAAAATGGATGTTAATTATCCTTATCATTGTGATAGTAACTGCGGAATGAGTTGGTGGGTTAAGGCTGATGAAATTGAAAAAATCGCAACATCTACTAAACCAAAATTGTTTAAAGTTGGGGATAAAGCAAGAGTAGTTATAGATACTCACTTTAACTTTGGTGCAGTTGTTACTATTGATACTGTTAACAAGGGTGGTTTTTATTATCCGTACCGTTGTGTCGATGATTCTGGCACATGTGAATGGATTCAAGCTGATGAAATCGAAGCCGTTGCTGAATCAAAACTGTTCAAAGTTGGTGACAAAATTCGGATTCGTTCTTGGGAATCAATGGAGAAAGAATTTGGATTTGATGGGAAAATAATCAAATGTAAGTGTGGATTTACCTCTAATATGAAAACATTATGTGGACATACCGCTTACATTAAATCGTTAGATGAATGGACAACAAACGTTGTATCCCTTGAAAGATGGGATTCGGGGCTTGATACTTGTTATTCGTTTTCGACAGATATGATTGAACATGTTTGCGAAGAAGAAGACAATAAAAAGGAAGTGAAAGACACGGATAGGCAATTTAAAATTGGCGATAGAGTTAGATTAACGCGTGATTTTCAACATGCTGAAAAAGGTGCAATTGGAATTATTAAGTCACTTAGTAATCCTAGAGTTGGAGTAGAGTTTGAAGATTTTAGTGAAGGTCATTCATGTGATGGTAATTGTAAAAGTGGGAGTGGTTATTGGGTAGATACGACTGCTCTTGAAATTGTTCCATCTTCTAACAGCAAATTTTACGATTACTTAATGACCTATTCAGAAGCTAATTTGGAGAAATTCATTAGCTATCTCTACAGTAACTCTGTATCATTCTTAGAGCATTATCATACTAAAGAGAAAATTGCTAATGCGATTGATACTTGGGTAAGGTCTTCATCAAATGTTCAACCACGTAAGGCAATCTTAAACGAGATGTGTAAGCACGTTGGTATCCGCGACGGTTACAGAACTAATATGTTAGCGGAAGTTGACAAAATTGCGAAAAGTTCATCTCATAGTTGTTTTTATGATTTTCTTTTAACGCTATCACATGATAAGTTAATAGGGATTTATGCCTATCTTGATGAGTATGAATTTTTGGTTGATGTTACCAGAGTTGGTAGCGAATTAACAGATTACGCAACGGTACTTGATGAATGGTGTAATTGCAACGACGAAACAGATATTGATGAAGTTAAACACATTTTTAAGATGGCATTAAAAGAAAATGGTTTATCAGATTTTAACGACAAAGCTATGTCGGCAATTAATAAGAACTTTGGTATTACTGATGCCAAAAAAAGTTCAACTGATGATATTGGTTCGCTTGCTGTTACAACAAGCACAAACGATAAAACAAAATTTAAAGAAAAGAAAGAGGACACAAACATGTTTAATACTACAAACTTAATGGAGAACTTCATGCCATCCTTCGCAACTGGTGACAAATTTGCATTCACAATGGGCGGAAAAACAGCCGTAAAACGTGCAAATGGCGAATACGTCGTTTACAACTTCGAGACCGAAACAATCGAAAATCAAGCTGATTTCGTTCTCAAAGATGAGGATTTTTCCAAAATGTTCATCTTAATGCCAACCTTGGGTAGCAAATTGGTCGCAGGAGATTTAATCAACAACAAGGAAACGTTCTACACTGTTCTCGGACAGAGCAGAGGTAAAATTTCTACTGTGAACATGAACACAAGCGCAAACAGTTCTATTTCCAAAGAAACCAATATCATCTTTGGCGAAAAGATGTACAAGAAAGTGGTATCTTTGTTCAACATGAACGGCACAGCAGACAGCGCATTCGGTGGCGGTGCAACTGGTGGCATGAATCCTATGATGATGGCTATGATGATGGGTAAAGGCGACGGCGACGGAGACAGCATGATGAAAAACGTAATGCTTATGCAGATGATGGGTGGTGGCATGGGTGGTGCAACTGGTGCTATGAATCCTATGGTGATGGCAATGATGATGAGTGGAAAAGATGGCGGTTCAAGTGACAGCATGATGAAAATGCTTATGATGACTTCCATGATGGGCGGCGGTGCTAATCCATTTGCCGCTATGATGGGTGGAGCAACTACCCCTGTTGTTGCCCCTGTTAAATCGACAGTTAAATCCCCTAAGAAAATTACGCAGAAGACGGACAAAGCGGCTACAGAAAAGGTAACTACCCCAATTGCAGAAAAAGCTTAATTAATATATTAACACGGTATAGTCGATTGATTATATCGTGTTAATTTTTAGAATTGTGTTTCATATTATAATATTAATATAAATAAATAAAAATTAATTTTGTATTTTACTTGACAAAATAATAAGACTGTGGTATTATATAAACAACAAATAAAGAAAGGAAATCACATGAAAAGAGCAACTATAGTTAAAACGGTAATTTGGGCTTTTATCTTCCTTATCATTGGTTTGGTAACGCGAGTATGTGGTGCTATTATTAGTAATAATGTAGCAATGACACAAATGCAAATCAATGATGAATCTTATGCAATCTCGCAGTTGTATAACAATGTCACATTCTACGCACCGTACATATTGGCACTAATTTGTTTGGCAACCTATACTAAGGAAATCAAAATCTTAATTAAATTTATAAGGAGTAAACTGAATGAAAACAATTAAAAAAATCCTACTATCCTTCTTTGTTGTGGCACTGATGGTGCTAAGTTTTACGGGCTGTATGAAGCCGTATGAGAAACCAGAAATCAAAACCATTGAAGCATCACAGACCGCCTTTCTGATTCCGCTTGTTGGTGATACGGCAAATCAAGCAACCTTTTCAAGTGAAAAAATGCTTGAAACTGCCAAAGTAGCGGCAAAAGAAATTACAATTCCTCACCGTTGGGTACAAACAGGCAGAATGCCAAATGACGGAGAGTGGAGAGCATCATCTCGTCTAATCGTTGTAGAACGTAAGCCAGAGACACGCGAATGGACAAATACCGCTGAAACTGGAACTACAAATAAAAATCAAGCTATTTCAGCCGAAAGTAAAGAATCTATTGGGTTTAGTGTTGGTATGAACTGTTCGGCACAGATTGATGAACCAGATGCGGTTAAATTCCTATATAGATACAATAACAAGCCGCTTGCTGAAATCATGGACACTGAAATTCGAGCAAGAGTTGAATCAGACTTTGTTGACCAGTGTTCTAAATTCGCCCTCACAGACCTTCTATTAAATAAAGAGAAGATTATGACCGTCGTTCGTGATGATGTTACTACATATTTTAAAGACCGCGGCATCACGATTAATGTTATTGGTATGAAAGACGGTATTGAGTATGATTCAAAATCTATTCAAGAATCAATTGATTTAAAATTCTCGTCAGAGCAAAAAGTCGTCAGCCAGATGAATTAAAACGACCGTGTAATTTCCGAAGCTAAAGCAAAAGCCGAAGCTAATAATATTATTACTAATTCTATCACAGATAAGTTAATTCAGCAACAAGTTATTGAAAAATGGAACGGCACACTTCCTACTGTTACGGCAGGAAGTAGCGGAAATGTATTATTCTCCGTTGGTGGAGCAAATGCGGCTACAACTACTAAATAATTAAAACACCAGAACCGAACGTTATTTTAAACGTTCGGTTCTTTTTTTTATATACTTATTTTTATATTATAATATGAATTGGAAATAGAATTTTCATATTGCAATATAAAAGTTAGATTTTATTTCTCAATTTACTTGACAAATAAAGAATAAAAGACTATAATATATATAGAATAATAAAGGGGATGTATAGTTTTGAATAATTTTTGTGAGGGGCAGATATTTTATCTAAAGCCATTAGGATGTGTTTTGGGTAATAAAATAGTTAATAGGTCACAAAGAGTGTATGTTAAATTTTTTGATAATAACCAAATGATAAAAATCACAGGATATAGTGGAGATATATTCAATTCAAATGACTTTTTTGATTGTGATGTTATATTAGATGTTTCGGCTATTGATAAAAACAGAAAGGTAAATGATAAAAAATATGTAGCAAAAAAAAGACTAGGATACGAAGAACATCAAAGATTGAATCATGAAATTGAAGAACAGGATTCATTGTTTTTTTAGTTTCTAAATTTACTTGACAAATTAAAAAATTGAGTATATAATTAATACATAAAATAAAAAAATAATAGGAGATATATTATGAAAAAATTATTGGTTGTTGTAGATATGCAAAATGACTTTATTGATGGTTCTCTTGGTACAAAAGAAGCGCAAGCAATCGTACCAAATGTTATTGCAAAGATTAAGGAAACGGAATTGAATGGCGGCTTTGTTGTGTTTACTAGAGATACTCATCTTTCTGATTATCTTAAAAAACAAGAAGGTCAAGTTCTACCAGTCAAGCATTGCATTAAAGATTCACAAGGATGGTTAATACCTACTAATATCATTGAATCAAGTCATTCTTTCGGGGAATCAAAAAAACACGTTATTTTTAATAAAGGAACTTTTGGGAGTTCTAAATTAATAGCGTATGTTAATCAAAGCAAATATGGAGAAGTTGAACTTGTTGGATTATGTACTGATATTTGCGTTATTTCTAATGCTATTGGTATTAAAATTCTTTCGCCAGAAGTCATAATTACAGTTGATTCTTCATGTTGCGCAGGAGTTACACCAGAAAGCCATAAGAATGCTTTGAATGTTATGAAGATGTGCCAAATTAATATCATCAATGAATAAGTAAGGCGGTAAACATGAGTAGAAATACTGGTAGCAAGATTTTCTTTAAGCCAATTAATTGTTTGATATCTAAAGCCCCTTTAGAAGATATTGGTAGACGTCAATATGATGCATGTTTAGATATGCGTTTAACTGTAGCGGGTGAAGATGCAAATGACCCATACACAAAGATACGGTATCAAGAAGCTGATGGTTATGAGGACACGCTTTGGATTAAAAACGAAGCACTTGATTACAATCGAATAATTTAATTCCATTATTTACTTGACAAATACCATAAAATATGGTAAGATATAATCATAAAGAAAAGAAATTGAGGTAAAAAAAATGAGCGTATTACTTAATGGCAAAATGATTGGCAACAGATGTTATCCGAACAATGAGCGCATTTTTGATAAAAAGGACACAGGAATCGGCAAGTTTAACATTATCACTTTGAATTACGAAACAGACATTGATATTACTATCTTGTCTATTATCGTAAGATTTCTAAGGGATGAATATCCGCAATCATTTAATCGCCTTATCATGAGGTATATCCCATATGAGCGTATGGACAGAAAAATCGGTGGGTACATTTTTAGCTTAAAGTATTTCTGCCAAATGATTAACGAACTTCATTTCGATGAAGTCTATGTGATGAATGCTCATTCGAGTGTTTCCACGGCATTGCTTGACAGAGTTAAAGAAATGGATATCAGCCAACACATCCATGATGTGATTACGCAACAGTCAATTGATTGTCTTTTCTATCCAGACAACGGCGCGCAGAAGAGATATTCTGAATTGTTTACAGAAAACAAAGGTAGCTACATCAATCGAAAAATCAGTGAACTTCCGCACTTCTTTGGTGATAAGAAAAGAGATTTAGACACAGGACATATCTTGTATTATAATCTAATTGAAGCACCAGACTTGACGGATAAGAACGTTCTTATCGTTGATGACCTTTGTAGTATGGGTTATACCTTTCTTATGGCGGCAAAGTCGCTCAAAGAAGCAGGAGCGAAGACAGTATCGCTCTATGTAAGCCATTGTGAAAATTCAGTCTTCAAGGGCGAATTGCTTACCACTGACTATGTTAACAGAATCTTTACTACATACAGCCTTTCCCCTTCTTCACATGAAAAAATTACCCTTATGGATTGAGGTAATTTGAATGGAAACTTTTATGATATACAAGAACGATATTAAGATAGGCATAATGAGAAGCCCGTTACCGAGAGTTGGAGATTATCTATGTTATGACGATAAAGCGTTTATTGTTAAACAAGTAATCCTTTCTTATGGTGATAAAAAAGTTGATGGCATTCGTTATCTAAATGCCATTATGGTAAATGTGTAAAATTAGTAACCGCCTTAATTGGCGGCTATTTTTTTTATGTGTGCTAATTTTCATATTATAATATTAAATAATAATTTATTTTTTAATTTACTTGACAAATATAAATAAACATGTTATTATATAAATAAGAAATGAGGTAATGAATATGGAAGAGATTACTATAGAAAAAAGAAAATTAGATTGTTTGCTTAGAAGAGCAAATATTTCTAATAAAGATTTAGATTTTTATTTTAAAGAAATAGACCGTAAGATGAAAGATATAAAAATAGGAGATAAAGTTTACGAAATTGGAACTTACGGAGATGTTTTTGAAAAAATAGTCATTAGAATTGTTGATAAAGACAACGGCACGATAGAAACACAAGAAAGAAGTATTAATAAAACGGAAATAAGGAATATACTTTCGTATTGTGATTGGACTACTGTAAAGAAAATAACATATTAATATAAATAAGAAATGGGGTAGTCATAAATGGAAAAAGTTATATTTAATACTATGTACGTTGATGTAATGATTAAGGTTAATGGTAAAAACGATTGTTTAAGAATCTTTGATAATAGACTTGGCAAAAATCCCACCTACATTGAGATACAAGATTTTTTAAGCAACCGAGATGTTAATGAAAATATTACCATTGATTTAACATCAACATTTTGGCATACTTTTCATATATATACAAAAGAAACAGATTTTTTCACAGTTGATAATGTGAGTGTACTTCCAAAAAAATTTATGATAGCATTAGAGTTAAAGAAAATTACCGAGAAACTATATCAAATAAAATCAGATGGTTGTTTCTCAAAATTTGTATTAGTAGAAAAAAATAATGACGGTGAATTTATTGATACAGAAATTGATTATGATTATTGTAAAGTCGTTAATGATACTATGATTTGCATATTTGATGATTCAGAATATGGATACCAATGTGTTTCTGCTATTATCGATTTGTTAACAGAAGAATGCGTTATGGCTAAACAATTAAAAGAAGAAAATAAAAAATAATAATTAAATTTCCAATATTTACTTGACAAATGCTATAAAATATGGTATTATATAAACATAGAAAAGAAAGAACGAGGTACACAAAAGATGAGTTTTATTCCAACACCGACATTATGCACAGATTTTTACAAAGAGTGCCATTTTGACCAGTACAATCCTAAGATGACAAGATTGGTATCTTACTACACACCGCGTATGAGCAGAACTTCCGATAAAACTGTTGTCAATTTCGGTTTACAGTATTATATCAAAAGCTATTTGATTGACGATTTTTCCGAACATTTCTTCAAACTTTCAAAAGCAAAAGCCGTTGCACCGTATGCAAGAATGATGGCTTTTACAATGGGCAAACGCTTCGCTGATACCACACGTTGGGAACAGCTATGGGAATACGGGCGGCTACCTTTAGAGTTCGCAGAAGTGCCAGAGGGTACGAAAGTTCCAATGGGTTGCCCGTCAATCAGAATTTCTAATATTGTGCCAATGGATGCGTTGTTCTTTATGTGGTTGGTTAACTTTATTGAAACTGGTATGAGTACTACTTTGTGGCATATGGGTGCTTCTGCTAATGTTGGTAATACCTATTACGGTATTGTCAAAGAGCATTTTGCAAAATCCGTTGAAGATAGCGTCCCAATTCATTCTGCTATTGGTGATTTTTCTATGCGTGGACAGCAAGGTATTGAAAGTTCCGCAAAATCAAGCGCGGCATTTTTACTTTCTTCTACAAAAACTGCAACAATTCCCGCAATTGAATTTTTGGAGAAATATTACAATTGCAACATCGAAACAGAACTTGTCGCAACTGGACTTGCAAGCACAGAGCATTCCGTTGAAACAAGTAATGCCGCTATTGATGGCGATGAAAAGACCCACGTAATTAAGTTGTTATCAGAAACATATCCAGAGGATAATTTCGTAAGGGTATGGGATAGCTACGATTATTTTGGCAGATTTGATATCTTGGAAGACCCGCAAGTTAAAGCGTTAATTTTGGCGCATAAGGGCTTTATGGGTATCCGTGGAGATAGTGGAGACCCTGTTGAAATTGTTTGCGGTAAGCCTTGCATGATTTTCAAAGATGAAGAAGAATTTTATAATTATGTCAATCATATGTGGGATAATTACTATGCTGATGATTCTGCGCTTATCGTTCACAATGGAGATACGGTCAGAATTGCGACAGAATACAAGACGGTAATTCCTAATAAAGGCAAGCTATGTCTTCATGACACGACTGTTACCAGAGAATTTATGGGTACTATTGAATCTGTTGACAAGATTTTTGGACATACCATTAATTCAAAGGGCTACAAAGTTCTCAATGAACATGTTAAAGTCGTGTATGGCGACGGCATCACACCAGACCGCGCAAGAACAATTTATTCTATTGCAGAAGCAAAAGGTTATGCGGCAAACAATGTTATCTTGGGCATGGGTTCTTATTCTTTAGAATCCGCAGAAGGTAACACACCGCTAACAAGAGACACGTATTCTGTTGCTATTAAATCTACCTATGGTGAGTATACAGATGAAAACGGCAAAACTCAACCATTGATGATTTTCAAAGACCCTATTTCGGACACAGGGCATTTCAAGAAATCTCAAAAGGGTTGTATCGTTGTGAAAAAAGCAGAAGACGGTACTCTTTCCTTCAAAGACCAATACAATTGGGAAGAATCAGAAGCGTTAAAATCTGAAAATCTTTTGCAAACAGTTTTCTATGATGGTGTCTTGGTAAAAGAACAGTCATTGAAAGAAATCAGAAATGTACTGCATGAGGGATTTTATGAATGAATTTGGGTATGAAATAGTCCCTGTTAAAAGTAAAAAGCCGTATTTCATAGTTTATATAAATGCTGATTCTAACGACGGGGATTATATTTCAAGAGAAACAAGATATACCGTTAAAGATTTTAATAAGCGTGGTATTAAGGCAGTAAAGATTATTAAGAAAAAACTATCTGATAACCATGCGCTTGAAAATATGGAAGACATTTTGACAGAAGAAGAATCGGAATTTTTGGAAGATGCAATCGAATTTCCTTATTCTGATTGGGGAATTTGCCATTCTATTGAAGACATTGAAGTGTATTATTTCGATGAAAATAACAAAAAATGTAATGTGAAATTCTAATAAAAAAAATATAAGGGGAACAAAAAATGAGAAAATTTAACGCTACAAAAACTACGCAGGATTTAATCGTATGGATTAAGAATTTCTTTGAGGAAAACGCAAAGACAAACTCAAAAGCAATCGTTGCCATTAGTGGTGGCAAAGACAGTTCGGTAGTTGCGGCATTGTGTGTTGCCGCCTTGGGTGTCGAAAATGTATTCGGAGTTCTTCTTCCAAACGGTGTCCAAACAGACATTGACTACTCAAAGCAGTTGGTTGACTTCTTGGGTATTGAAAATGTCACAGTCAATATCAAAGATACCGTTGATGCACTTACGCTTGCTATTGTTGAACGTGGCGGCATTGTAGAAACGGCACAGATGAAGACAAATCTTCCTGCCAGAATCAGAATGACAACACTATATGCAATTGCGGCAAGTATCGGTGGCAGAGTTGCCAATACTTGTAATCTATCAGAAGATTATGTGGGTTACGCTACGAAGTTTGGTGATGCGGCAGGGGACTTTTCCCCATTGTCAAACCTTACAGTGCAAGAGGTAAAAGCGGTTGGCAGAGAGTTAAAACTGCCAGAGACCTTGATTGAAAAAGTCCCTACAGACGGCTTGTGTGGCAAAACTGATGAAGACAATCTTGGTTTCACGTATGCTACACTTGATACATATATCAGAACTGGTGTATGTAAAGATGCGGCAGTAAAAGCAAAAATTGATTCTATGCACAATAACAACTTACATAAGTTACTTCCAATGCCATCATTCATGCCTATTTAAATAAGCAAAATTTAGGGGTAGGCAATAGCCTATCCTATAATTTTGTAGAGATATATTTCATATTGTAATATTAATTAAAGTCATAATTATAAACATAAAATCATATAATGAATAAGAAACAGAATTAAGGCAACAATATTTATATCAAAATTAAAAAGGAGTTTTTCAAATGAAACGTAAATTAATATCATTGTGTTTGGTTCTAATTGTTAGCATAGGGCTTTCATTTTCCGCAGGATGCGATAGCAAGAGTATTAAGACAAATACTAATGGCGGTTCTACTGTAAGTGCCAGTGAGGTTGTATCCGCTACTGATAGCAAGGTTGTAATTGCCGCAGTTGAGAAACTCTTCAATGATGCTAATATTGATAATAATATCACAGAATTTGATAGTGAGACTTTATATGTTGGCTTGCCTTACCATCTTAATGATACGGATAAGTTGGTAGACTTATTTTCTCAAATGACTACATCTCAAAAAAATTCAGCGAGATACCAAATGGGTTGGGTTGGTTTATCAGATACGATTAGTGGACTTGATAAGACAGTAAGTAAGGCAACTAAAGATAGCAAATATAAGCATATAGTATGTCATATGTATGATAGCAAAGATACTTCAAAAACATATCTATTATATAAAGATGGGGTTCTTGTTACAGATATGTTTGGAATTGAATAAATTTAAAGCCGCTGATGCGGCTTTTTTTTTGCCCATTTATTTTTATATTATAATATGAATTTAATATTTTTATATTATAATATGAATGTTTAATTGAAAAATAATTATTTTATACCTATTGACATTCACAAAAAAATATGATATAATAAGTTATAGAAAAAGAAAAGGATGTGCCAATATGTTTATTAAAGAAAACGTAAATCCTAAGAAAAAAGTAACTGGTGACTGTGTAATTAGGGCAATATCTAAGGCAGAGGGCAAGGAATGGTTGACTGTATTCGATTCATTGGTGGCAATATCAAGAGAGATTTTTTCAGTGCCTAACTACAAGGATACGATTGTAAGGTATCTATCTAAATATCCCAAAATAGATGTAATGCATATGGTAGGGGATAAGCGCAAAAGGTACACAGTCAATGATGTTAGTAAGTGGAGTGGCACATATCTTATTGACGTAGCCAATCATATGACGATGACTTGCAACGGTAACAATTATGATACTTGGGATTGCGGAAATAAATGTGCTTATAGAATTTGGAAAGTAAAATAAAGTTTCCATTTTACTTGACAAATGTTGGAAATAAGAGTATAATAAAATTACAAAATAAATCAATTGAGGTAAAAGATGAAGTTTAAATATTATGTACACAAGAAATACGCTCAAATAAATGACCGTATTAAATACTTGCCAGTTAAAAAAGAAGAAATTCCTAAAGAACAAGTTCCAGAAGTTTATGTGTCCAGAAAATCTATGAAATGAGAGGTAAATATATGAAAATCAAAAGACTTTTAAAATTTCTATTCTACTGCATATTCCCAATTCTTGTTGGAGTTGTTGTTACTCTATGGTGTACTTATCAGAATATCTTTGTGTACATAATCTATTTATTAGGGGTTTTTGTTTGGTGTGGTATGATTTATAAGCTTTTGTTAAAAGCAGAAGAAAATACAAAATAAAAAGGGGTATTCAAAATGGATGTAGCAGGACAAATTAACAGTGTGGTCAACAACATTTCAAGCAAATTGGGTGACATTGCAAAACAACTCGGTGTGGCAGTCAACATGGTTTATCCAATGTTCGTACAGAAGGCATTTACGGATGGAATCGTTGGGCTTATCTTTGCTATAATTTCAGTTATAGTAATCTTATTTACGCTTACATATGCGTATAAAGTCTTTTACAAATCTAATAAAGATGGGCTTTCAAAGTATGAAATTGCTGTTCACAGTAATAATTATAGTTCAGACGAACATGAAGCAAAATATGCGATTATGATTATTGTACTCGGTATTATTTCATTTATATTTGGTGTGTATTTGTTGGTTTCACTTGGCGATACAATTAATCATTTGGTAAATCCGCAGTATTGCGCGTTAAAAGAACTTACGGACTTAGTTAAAAATACAACATCAAAATAAAAAAGAATGAGGTAATCAACAATGGCTGAACAAAAAAAATATTACGGAGCAGTACTGGAAACTGGTAAAATATTTGGTGCGCTGATTGATGCTTACAAGGGCTGTAAAAAGCAAGGAATTTATGAAGCAGACGGCAACAAGATGAACGTTGTTGATATCTTCACGGGCAAGCTAAAGAGCGCAACAATGGTTGATGGGGTTGTCACGGAATTTAAAATCCTCAACCACAATCTCACCGCAGAAATGAAAATCACGAATGGTGAACTGACAGTTGTTTCCATAAGAGCAGTAGCGTAACCTTACAAATATAAATCTTACAGATAAGCAAATTAGGGGTGGCGAATAGCCATCCTTTTTTTGGGTTTCAATTATTTTTGGGTTCATCAAATAGGAATTTTTTTGCATATAGATAGTTCACATTGTAATATGAATCTTGATTCATCAAATAGGAAAAAAGTTGCATATACAAGGTTCACATGGGTTGCTATGCAATTGATATTCGCTACGCTCAACTGATATGAGACAAACATTCACTTCATTTCATATTGTAATATGAATTAATACGTTTCACATTATAATATAATCTCATATTGGTTGCTTCGCAACTAATACAAAACGCAAAGCGTTTCATATTGTAATATAAGGTTAATACGTTCATATTATAATATGAATCTCACTACGTTCGATTTATATTCTATGAGTTTTAATATTTCACATTATAATATGAGGTATATATTTTCATATTATAATATGACTTAATATATTTAATTCCAAAAAGAATTTTCCATTTCTCTTGACAAAATTGCTGTGCAATTTTTTGAAGAATATTAAAATAAATATTTTAATATTCTTGACAAATTGAGAATACTATTATATAATATAGACAGACAAAAAAGAAATGGCGGTAAATTAATGATTGTGATGTTCTTAATACTATTATTTTCACCTAAGAAAAAATAAGGAAGAGGTTATTAAAATGAAAAACAAAACTATAGAGCGTGTCTTAATTATACTGATAGCAATTCAAGTTGTGTTAATCATTTTAGGGTTCGTACTTTACGCAGGGAAACCATTCGATGTATTAAGATATACGGTCATGAATGCATCGTTACTTGTTATGAATGCTTATACGCTACATAACTGTAAGAAAGAGGAAAGCAAATGAAATACTTAAATGAAAGAATATCCTTGGTTATCCTAATTATCACAGCAATCATATTCCTAAAGAATAGCATAATTACCGCGCCTATATTTTTCATTACAATAATACTGATATTCATAGCAGATGAACTTATAGACATAAAATGCGCTATAGATAAGAAAGGGGATAACAAATGATGATACTTGAAGCGCATTGCCTATTAAAAAATTGGTGGTCGGTCACTAAGAATATGGTTGTAAAAGGGTTTTTAATTTTAGACATTAGTATCGAAAATGAATTTGTTAATTTAGTATTCGGTAGAATAATGTAATTTCTAAATAAATATTTTAATAGTCTTGACAATTAATAAATAGTGATATATAATAGAGATACAAACAAAAGAAAAGAGGACAAAAAATGGAAAAGAGATATATTATGCTTAGTCGTTCTAAAGAGACAATCACTGAAAAGACATTGGCATTTCTGAAAGACGGCTACGAATTAGTAGGGGTAGATGACCGCGGTGAATCCCTTGAATTTCAAAAAGAACATCCTGTGTGGAAAATCATTAATCCAATATGGGAAATTACCAATCCAAACGGTGCATATACCAAAGAGGGCGCTAAAAACATCGAAGGTATATACAATTTCATTGAAGGAACAATTTCAGAAATTGGGGTCAGCGATGCAAAATCACTTTACCGTCATCTTACTGAAAATCCAACGGAGACATTAGCAATATTAAAATCATTATCTGAATAAACAAAAGATAAACAAAACATACGACAACAAAATAAAAAGGAGAATTAAATATGTTCAAGATTTATTGGATAAATATGTCAAAAGCAACGGGTGACACAAGAATTGGGACAAGACCAGTCGTGTCGGTCGAACAAGTCGGTAAAAAGCTAACAGTCTATGAGATTACAAGCCGCAACAAGGGAGACAGATATCATGCGCACATGAACAACTACCTCATAAGGGGTTATTGCGATTGCGGAACTGCATATAGGGTCGATGAGAAGTACATCAAGAGTTATGTCAGAGATTGCACACTAACAGAATATAAGGCTATTTCAGATACTATAGCGGCACTAAAACCTAGAGATTCAAATAAACAGGCTGTATAAAAAGAAGGAGCAAAAATGCAATTTATCAATAAAACAACGGGCGAAGTTATCTCAACTAATAATAGAAGAATACTGCTTCATACGGTTCTTTCATCGGTGTATCTTCAATTCATGTTGGAGAGTGACACCTTGGCAAAAGAGACAGCGAAATATAAAAATGTTCCACTTCTGCCATACATCATGACGGATAAGGATAAAGAGAAAATTGCCTTAAATCCAGATACCATTGAGGATATCCCACGGTTTATTGTAAAGGGCTATGATAAGGCGGTCAGCGCCAGTTACTTTGACCAAAAGGTTTGGGATGAATTTATCACCAGATATAACCAGAATGATGAACGGCTGTGTACATTCATAAACCGCTATCATCCTGTGTTCAAAGCAACCTTAGATGTTTCATCTATGGCTTCATAAAGCAATCAAGGTGGGTTTATTCACATCTTCCCACATTGATATATTAGGGTGACAGCGTAGCTAACTGCCATCCTATTTTTTTAAGATATATAAGTTCATATTATAATATGAATCTATTATTTAGAAATTGAGATTCTAAAATAAACTTTAAAATACTATTGACATTCTTATTTTATGGGGTTATAATGTAATTACAAAAGAAAAGGATGTGTAACAATATGAATTATTTTACAGACTGCAAATGTATTGAAGAGGTTAAGGAAATTTACCGCAAGATGGCTTGCTTGCTCCATCCAGACATTAATCACGCGCCAGATGCAACACAGCAAATGCAAGCTTTAAACAGCCAGTATGAGCATATATTCGCACTTCTAAAGAACACTCATAGGTCAATCAACAACGCAGAGGAAGTCTATACGGCAACAGGAGATAAGGAAACCAAAGAAGTACCAGAAGACTTCATCGGAATCATTAGCGTAATCATTGGTTTAGTCGGTATCAAAATCGAATTGATGTCGTTGGGTTTGGGTAACAGGTGAAACCAAACAATATAAGGACATTTTTAAGGGTCACGGCTTCATGTGGAGCAATCCAAAACAAGCATGGTCATGGCATAAAGCAGAGGATGCAACACACAGCAGAAAGCGTATTCCACTTGATAAGATAAGGGAAATGTACGGGTCACAAGAAATCACCCAAGAACGCAATAACAGGGCGGCTTTAAATAGTTAATCATTACGGGGCAGTAGAAATACTGCTCCATTTTTTTTAGAATATAATCTTCATATTATAATATGAAGCGTTATATAATATAATTCACATTATAATATGATATAATATATTAAATAAAAAATAAACTTCTCTTATATCTTGACATTAGAAAAATACCGTGTTATAATATAATTACAAAATAAAGAAATGAGGAAATACAAAATGATTTACGAAAAACTACAGAAGACAACGGTTGAGGACAAGTTCTTAAAAGCAGAGATATATTATAGTAAGGGTGGATATCATGCCAAACGTGGCTATTATCTAAGGGTTACACCAGTAAAGGTTAAAAAAGGAAACGGCTATACAAGCGAGGAATCAAGCCTGTTCGGCAATGAAAGTGGAGATGTAATGTTCATCCATGAAGTGGGTCGTCAGTCAGACAAGCAGTTCCAGATTGCTTGCAGTATCGCAGAGGATAAAGCGAACAACTTAGTCGAGAAGCTAACCGCTAAAGTATCTGCTCAAAGTGGATGGATTCTAAAAGAATAAATTGTAAAAGGGTGTTCGGTAACGGATGCCCTTTATTTTATATGGAGTTATTTCATATTATAATATGAATGTTTAATTTAGAAATTCAATTCTTAAAAATAAAGTTTAATTAACTATTGACATTAATTATTTATAGTGTTATAATATAATTACAAAAGAAAGAGAGGTATTAATTAATGAGTTGTCCAAATTGCGGTCACGAAGAATATGTATGCATCGAAGTTTCAGATTCTTCTGGTTCTTGCGCATTAGTGGTTGGTTGTACTGGTTCGGTAAGACCAAGGGTTTGTTTAAATTGTGGGGTTGTTTATTTGTCAAAAGAGCGCTTAGAAGAGATTAAGGATTGCGAAAATAGATTAAAAAGAGCGAAGTAAAATTCGCTCTTTTTATTTTAGAATGTGATTTCATATTATAATATAAAACTATTAATTATAAATTCAATTTCTAAAAATAAAGTTTAATAAAGTATTGACATTGATTATTTACCATGTTATAATGTAATCACAAAGAAAAGAGGTAAGCAATATGAAAGAAAATCCGTGGTACAATGGTTCAAATGGTCAAAGAGAATGGATAGACAAATGGAATCAAGAGTATGCAGTTTGCATAAAATGTCCTAAATATCCAAACTGTAATGCCATTGACCGTACAGATGAAAATACATGTGGCTTGCTAACACTACCAATACTAAATAAATAAGAGGTAAAATAAAATGACAGTAGAACAAATTAAAGAGATGAAACCGTTTGAGGTATGCATGGAGTTAGAGTGTGGAAACTTACTAGACCAGATTGACACTGTTGACAAGGCACAAGCAATCTTGGACAAGGTAAGTTGTCTACGTCGTTCACAGGGGTTTTATACACGCTTATGTGAAAGCTTGGAAGATTTTATTGCAAGCTTTGATGATGACAGCGATGATATGCCATATGATGACGGTGAAGAATGCGACGGAGAATGTGACGGTGGCTGTAGCGAGGGTGAAGATTAATTATGGATAACGACAGCTATATTCTGAACAATGGACTTGGGGAAATCCTTCATATACAATTGTATAATGATGGATATTATTTAGCTAGTGTACCATATGTATGCAAAAAAGACGGCAAAATTTATATTCAAGGATTTTGGAGTGAAGATGAAGCAACTATTGATAAATACGAAATTTTAAACGGCAAAATTAGGATATTGCATTATATCCAATATTATCGCGGTATTGAAATAAAGAATTGTGAATGTGATGTTACCGTAGATTGGATTATATAGTTTTAAAAAGGATAGTCGGCTCTATCCTTTTTTTTATAGACAATTATTTCATATTATAATATGAATAGCTTATAATTCTTGTCATATTATAATATGACTTAACATATAAACCTAAAAATAAAGATTAAAATTAGCTTGACATTATATATAATAGATGTTATAATATATTTAGAAACTAAAAGAAAAGGACGTGTAAACAATATGAATGAAAGAGCAAAGATTATCTTAGAGCAACTTGGTGGGAATCATTTCATGGTGATGACAGGCGCAAAGCTTATCACATATGATGATAATTCTATTTCCTTATCACTACCACGTAATATCTCAAAAGCGAACAAATTTTCGGTGACACTTGATGGTGACGATACTTACACAATGAAGTTCTATTCCACTACACGTAAAGAGCCGATGATATGCGCTCAAAGTGGATTGTACTTCAATATGTTACAGCCAGAGTTTACCAGAGTGACAGGGATGGACACTAAATTATTCTAAAGGAGTAAACAACATGTTTGATTCAAGAGAGTTACACAATATTGCCGTTGGCATTGCAGAGATGGAGAGCGCACACAGCGAGGACACCGACAAAGACATAGCAATCGTTAATGCTATTGATGGCGCAGTAGATGCACTAAGGAGACTTTCAAATCTATTGCTTACAGAAGAAGCTTAATAAATGGGGTGGAGAAATCCATCCTATTTTTTTTATCCAATTCATTTTATATTATAATATGAAAAATAACTATACTTCTCTTCATATGAGTTGCAAAGCAACTGGATATAAAACGCTCCGCGTTTCATATTACAATATGATTAAAATATTGAATTAATTATTTAGTATATTTACTTGACATTCGCATATAAATATAGTATAATAATTAAACAAAGAAAAGGGGATTAACGAATGTTTATGATGTTTCTTTATTTACTATTTTTTGGAAAAAAGAAATGAAAACGCTTGACAAATGACGAAAACAATGGTATACTAGTAACAGAGATTAAGAGAAGAACGACAAAAGAAAGAGAGGTATTTCAACATGAAACTTATTTACTTCGGTCGATGTAGTTGCTCAACTAAAAAAAATATTATTAAATAATTAACGACAGCCGCGGCAGTTTGGCGCACAGCCAAAGAAGGAGATATGACGATGTTTCATAGTGGATTTGTTTAGCTAGACATTATAAATTAGAACGTATTAGATGAGAACAGCGCGGCTACAGCCGCACGAACCAAACGTTATTAGGGGGATTTGTGATGAGATTTACAACTGGATTTACTTAGCTAAACTATGATAATTAAAAATTAGATTGTATATATAAATAAATAAATAATACGCGGCGACGGGGTTATTTTATATCCCGCCGCCGCCTTTTTATTTAGGAATGAATTTCATATTATAATATGAATATAAGAAGCGAATTGTTATATTATAATATGAATTAGAATATTTATTTTTAAATAAGATTGACAATTAAAAAAACGTATGTTATAATATAATTACAAAAGAAAAGAGGGTATATAATTATGAAATTTATTGTTGATGAATTACCGAACGGTTGTTCTGAATGCCCCATAAGTAAAAAAGAATACCATGGAAAATTTGGTACTTTTTATAGTTGCCCATTAACTGGTGAATCAACTATTGGTGGCTGTAGTTGGATGCAAGGGCAATTAAAAATATGTAAAAGTTGCCCATTAGCTATACTAAAATAAAAGAAAAGAGAACCTAATTATGAAAGATATGATTAAAAGACTTGTAGTATTCACAATCGTTATTCTGGTTGTTATAGCTTGCACTTGGAGACTAACCATGTTATCATTAGGAATAGTAGTCAATGACGACACTTGCTACATTACAAGTTACGGGCAAGTAGATGCATATGATTACACACCAAATTTTTAAAGGTGGGTACATATAATGAAACGGAAGTTTATATTCTGGTTACTGGTTGATGTTTTCACAATCGGTTTGTTTATCTGGTTTGTTTGGTCTTGCTTGGATGTAAACGCTCATAATAACCTTGGTGATACAAGTACCATCAGTACATACAATCTATTCTACATGGCAGAGAGGGCAAGAGATAGCATAATGAGTTGACTTAGTAGGCGGCAGAAATGCCGCCTATTTTTTACCTATAGTTGTTTCATATTACAATATGAATCGTTTTATATTATAATATGAGTTTCACTTCGTTCAACTGATATTTTATGAATCTGCTGTAAAAATCTGTTTTCATATTCTAATATGAGTTGATTATATAAAAATACAATTTCTAAAATAAAGTTTTAATATCTATTGACAATGATTATTTTTCATGTTATTATATATATAGAAAAGAAAAGGAAGTGCAATAATAAATGAGTAAAAGTATATTAATCATTGGGGAGTTCAAGACTAGGAGAAAAGATGTTGCCGTTGGTATTCATATTCCAACTGATAGGCTGATAACGGAGTTAGACATTGAGGAGATACAAACTAAATTCGTATCGACATTCAATCCTATAAAGGATAAAATCAAGAGATATATTGTTGATGTTGTACACTGTACGAATACAGAAGAAGAAAAAGACTTGGCTATATCATTCAACAGTATATCTTATAATCAAATGGTTCTACATCTGGAACAGTACGCAAGAATTGCTAACTTATAAAATAAAGGAGAAAAATATTATGGTAAAAGTTTGTGTTAATGTAATCGGCGCTGATAATCTGACAATGGGTAAGAGGTACGAAATAAAAAAAGCAACGCACTCGGATTATGTCAAGGTCAAGAACGATAATGGAAAAGATAAGTGCTATCATAAAATGAGATTTGCGGCTGAATAAGCCGCATTTTTCTTTATATAAACGTTTCATATTACAATATGAATACTTATAATTCTTATCATATTCTAATATGAATTGATAAAATAAAGTTTTAATTAGTGTTGACAATTGTTATTTTCCATGTTATAATAAATATAGAAATTAAAGAGAGAAGGATTTAAAAATGACAGTTTACAGAAAAGGTTTGAGGAAAAATTTCATCTATTTGTACGAGATGACAATGAAAGAATATCTGGTCAACCGCTACATCTATGGAAGTAAAATATTTAGGAAATAAAAGGAGTGCAACATTATGTATAAAAAATCAATAGCAATATTAGAATTGACAAATTTTAGCGGCATTAAGATTCTAGGCATTGAATACGGAATCAATGATAAGGTAAAATTTTGTTATACTGATGATGAAAAGGGCGATGGTAGGACTATAACGGCAAAAATCAGATATGATGATGAGGGCAAAAGTTATTTCATATCCTATGGTCATCGTTATGATATTGATGAATTTATAAGAACAAATTCATAATTAATAAGCCCGTGAGGGCTTATTTTTTTACCTATAAATGAGTTTCATATTACAATATGAAATAGATTAATCTTTATCACATTACAATATGAAATACCCTTCACTTCAATTCATATTAGAATATGAAATATAAATTGAAAATTCAATTCTAAAATAAATATTTTAATTCGCTTGACAAATGTCATAAAACATGGTAATATATATATAGACCTAAAAGAAAAGACGTAAAAAATAAAGAATAGAAAAGAAGGATTTTAAAATGTTTGGATTACCTACAAAATTTACAAAGCACGAAGTTATGGTTGGACTTAATGATAAGGTCACTAAAACGCAGTTAGTTCCTACAATCGAAGCTTTTAAGGCGGCATCAAGTATCGTAGCAAGATACTACGACGGAGCGAGTATATATCAAGGCAACGGAGTTTATAAGCACGACGACGGCACAGTCGTATTTGAGGAATCACTCAAAATTGATATTCTGGTATTCGATAAAAAGAATGATAACATTGACGGGCTGATTGAGGAATTGAAATTAAAACTGAATCAAGAGAGCGTAGCAATCCAAACAAGCCGAGTTTCAAGCCGCTTAATGTAATTATAAGGCATACGGAAAATAAACCGTATGCCTTATTTTTGGGTTCATGTGTTAAAACATTAACAATCATATGGGTAATTTCATATTACAATATGAATCATGGGCTGTAAAAATTTCCAAAACTTTATCCCTCAAAAGTTTCCATAGACTAAGCGTTTCATATTACAATATGAATTATGAATCGTTAAGGTAAAACGGTAATATGGTAATATGGTAACGCTTTAAAGTAGTAACGCTTTAACTTGATAAAGTGGTAAATCATTAAAACATATTTACTTACTATGTTAATTTCATATTACAATATGAATCGTTTTGGGCAAAAAAAATAAGCCGCATATTTCAGCGGCTTATTTTCAATTATCTGCCTAATAATATGTCAGAATCATATTCCTCATTATTATTGAATGCTATCCATTCAGCGGCTTTTTCTTCACTCATACCCTGTTCCATCCAATAATCAATTTTTTCAAGGTAATTCATTTCATCATAGTTCATAATAATAACCATCTTTCAAATTAAAATTAAGCCGCCCGTAGGCGGCTTATTGGATTACTTTTTTTTACCGAATAACAAATACAATGCCATTAAAAACAAAACATCACCGCCTTATAAGAATAAGCGCGGTTATTCACCGCGCTTTGCTGTTGTTGCGTTCGCTTCTCATACATAATGCTTTACCAGTTGCGTATTTTTTGAAAAGTTCAATAAGTTCATTCGCAGTTTCATCAATGTCGTTAAAATAATCATCTTTGCAGAATTGGTCAACCAATAACATTATCTCTTTACACATGTTCATAAGATAAAAATATTGATTGACGTTATTGAATTTTGCAAGTCTAAATTCTAAACAACATTCATTTTTGAAAGTATCGTTTCTAATGTTTAACCAATACCCATGCGTAAATGAAATACTTGTAAATTCAGCATAATTTGTAAAGTATCTACCGAACACCCGTTCTGTTAGATATCTGTTTTCTTTCATATAATATGAAAGTGGTGCAAATAATTTTTCCGAGTTAGCTTTTAAAATTCTTGCGAACCGATTATCCCATGTGGTGCGGCTAATGTTGATATGATGACCACAGTTACTAGCGGTTAAGTCAACTATTTCGGATATTCCTTGAATACGATTTTTGTATCCGTGTAGTGAAGTCCGTCGCTCTTCTTTATATTCACAATCGACGGTGCAATCATGAGTAGGTAATAAATGATATTGGCTTGCCATATATGCATTTATTTCCTCTTGTGTTTCAAGGTGAACGCCATTTACATTTGTACCGTTGTATTTATAAGCGCATTCCCATTCTACAGCAATTTGCATTTTTGACTTTGTTTCAAGTCCTATGAGATTATCAACCTCATCATTATAGGATGATGAGCCGTTGCGCGTGTCATTATTTGCGCATTCGTTACAAGTGTAACGAGTTTCGCCGCAACCCTTTGTAGGAATTGCAATGTAGTCAATTCCCTTTGTTCCCGTGATTTGTTTACCGCATTTACGGCAAAACGTACCGATTCTAATTTTTGCGTTCATTTTAATTTTTCATTCCTTTATTTTTTAATTTTTGCCCATATGAGATTATATAAGCGGATATTTTTTTTATTTGATTATGCTACAGTCAATGTGTAAATACCATCATAAGTGACCTTGCAATTGACTACAGATTGAATTTGCTCAACTTGTGAACGCTTGAAACAATATGTTTCTTTTTTGTGTTTTAGTTCTGTAATACAATCTTTTACAATTTGCTCAAAATAGTTATAACCTTTATTCTCTGTTTGTTCGCTCTTATCGGTATCTAATATGCTATCTACTAACTCTTCAATATTAACATCTTTATTCATCTTTAAACATCCTTTATTATCCGCTTATATAATCTCATATGGTAACATTAATTTGTCGTAACTACCTTGCACTTATGGCATGAAGTAGGACTATAACACTACAGTCACAGTTACACGCTATACACTCTCGTTACTCATTAATGCTTATTCTATTATCAAAGTACAATGGCGCTTATTAGACCATGTGAATGTGAATCACTTCCCTTGCTTATTCGTTTTTTGGAATATCTTAATAATAAACTGTTTTCATTTGTTCGTCAATAGTTATTTCAAATATTTTTTTATTTATTCGTAATTTATTTTTTTATTTATTTCATTAATTAAGAATACAATTTAGATATAACAATAGTTAATTAACAATGTCATTACAAGCCCGTAAAGGGTCATTGTAGGCATTATGTATCATACATGCCATTAGTTACACCCATGATAACAACGTGCCTTGCAAGCCCTATGTAAAGCCCTATTGTAAAGGACTTATGTTAAACAATTAACAACGTGTTATATGTTACATTACATCTCATATTATAATGTGATGAGTACTAGTTATTGATATTACATTACTAACAAACAATTAGTTAAACTAAATATCTTTTAGGTCAACCCGTATCATGCTATGCTACAATGCTATGATGACCACATGCAAGGCATGTTGTAACAATGTTGCTACGTGTGTGTGTAACAATGATTACAAGTCACTAGAATAATACAAACAGTGTTAAAACAGTTTAGGGTATAGATTATACTCTAAAATAAAAATGCCTTAATGAGCCGTTTAAACGCTCGTAATCGCATGTTGTTATAATGGCACGTTGTAACACATGCCTTTCAAGCCGTACGATAGTATCAATACAGCGTGTAATACTGTGATTATACAATGCGTATAATTCCCTCAACTGTATTACTGTAGTACTGTATTAAGTATATGATACAACACATTGAAGAGTGTCAATGTATATTTATGTAATGCATATACATTTGTATGATTATACATTATGATTGTATGTGTTTATGCATATTGCATATACAAACAATGTATTATTGTACAATGTCACCACGGGGGACGGGTGCGAACCCAAAATGAATAAATATTCATGTATATTCAATGTATATTTATGCATGGGGGGCTTTAGCACTTTAGCGTGTTGAAGCGCGGAACAGGGCATAGTAGCTACTAAGCATACATACTATAAAACGATATAGTCCATATAAGACAGTATACAGACACATGAACGATATACCCTATATACATACTGGCTAACGATATCAACCATAAGCCATAGAATCAACCGATATACTATATATACATTCAATTTATTTCACTTTTATTCCCTATATACTGTATATACCCTATTTTAAAAAATACTGGGACTGTTTTTCAAAACGATATACCATATAAATGTATTAATAAAGAATTGAATTAAATATATTAAAAGTTTATTTAAAAACTACTTGACAAATTAATTCGTTTGATATATAATATGAGCAAGTAGAAAAGAGAGAAAAAAAGGGGAAACAAAAAAATGGAATATATGATAACGGATGGCATCAATTACATAGCCGTTTCGTCTAGCGGTTCAGTTGCTACAGATGACTTTACACTCGCACAGCACTTTTCCTTTTTAAAGGCAAACAATTTTGTAAAAGCATTACCCATTGTGCTTAGAGATTATCAATGGAGAGTTGAACCCCTAAGTGTATCAGCAGACGGTAGCGCCTTTACTAATCCGTTTGGTGATGATTCTTATAGTATATCTGATAAGGTAGATGAACTTTCAGATTTCTCTAAGAAACTTATTGAATATGAAAAATACCTACTAGCGGAACTATCTAAAACAGATTTAGCAATTGTTGATATTGAACATGCCGCTGAATTTCAAAATCTCAATGTTGTAAAAGGATACAAACTTTATAAGTTGTTACAAGAAAAAAGAATTAGGCGCAGACATATCAAGAATGAGATAGAAGGAACAAGAATTGTTATGAGTAATAAAATGACAGCCTATGCTTCTGATGCAATTTCAAAATCAATTGCAAAATTGGATGAAAAAAAATATGCCCCTAGAGTTTTAAAAGAACTCTTTATATAAGGAGAAGTAAAATGAGTACTATTATTTATTTTATTATTATCGCATTGTTGTCCATAGGTTTTATAACATTTGTCATCATAAGCTATTTAAGAGCAGATTATGATATTCATAAAAGCATGGTAGTTTGGTTATGTAATCTTCGGAATTATGGAACTATTCATGCAGATTTTGACGAATTTAAACGTAAGTTTGATAGTACGGATTGGTATCAATATGAAGATGGTATGTTTCCAGAGAGTTTATTCGTACATGGAGATGGTTACTTTAGCAAAAGTGAAATTCACGCTTTTGTTATCCTATTTGACAATGTAGGTATGATAATGAAGAGCAACAAGGATTTTAAAAAGGCTATGAAATACACAAAACAATATATAATTAATTTAAGGAAAGGTAACAAATAAAATGAATTTATTTAAAACGTACACAGGATTCGATACAGAGGTTCTAAAAACTGGAACAATCGTAAAAATGTTTTATGCGGGAGTAGGTACACAAACCCTTTGGTTGGTGCATGAAGTAAGACCAGATTCTATCAAGCTTATTGATTACACGGGCAACATCAAAGAGTTACTTCCTGCTCAATTCCTAAGTATTGAGGGCAGAAAACCATCTTACTCATTCGAAATTTTAGATATAAAATAAGGAGAAAACACAATGGGTTTAATTATATTTCTTATAATGGTTTTTGTAGTTACCATGATTATAACGTTACTTATTTGGCATTCGCATATTGACATAACTAAGTATGAAAATAAAAAATGCGGATGGGCATCATTCAAATCTTTTAAAAAGAATTTTGATGCCGCTAAATGGGAAGATGTAGAGGATGAAGACGATTGTTTATGTGAATATAACGGCAAACTTTTAGTCAGTTGTATTGCTGACCTTAGTTTTAAGTTTAATAATATTGGAATGCTTATGAGAACCCCAATATCATTTATTAGGGCTAAATTATATGCTAACAAATATATAAAACTTCAACTTAAAAAAAATATATTATATAAATGGGATTAAGGAGAAAACACAATGGGTTTAATTATATTTATGCTAATACTTTTTACGATTTTCATAACGATATATGAATATATCGAATGGATTTGTCATGCTCAAACGGTAAAAGAAATCCACAAACCTTATGGGTATGCATCATTTAATACCTTTAAAAAGCATTTCGATGCTACCGAATGGGATGCTGATAGAAATAATATGAAATATTGTCTTTACAAATATTACCATGGTGATTGTATTAGTAAAACTGATACTTATTCTATTAGGTTTAATGATGTAGGAATGATTTTAAAATCACCATTATCACTTTTCAGAGCCAGAAGATATATAAGAAAATATCAAAAATCTCGAATTAAAAAAGAAGAATTATATAAATGGGATTAAGGAGAAAAAATGGTAGGAATAGAAATAATTATAACTTTAATCATTATGTCTATATTTGTATTTATAGGAACGCAATGTCTTGAATGGAGTTCTCATATTGATATAGTAAAATCCTATACCGAAAAATACGGATGGTCATCGTTCAAAACGTTTAAGAAAAATTTCGATGCTACTGAATGGACTGATATGGATAATGATAAATACTACGTCAGTAGATATCTTAATAAGAATTTAATTAGCAAAACTTCTCAATATATTTTTAAGTTTAATAATATCGGAATGATTATGAAAACACCACTTGCATTTTTTAGAGCAAGAAGATATATAATAAAATATAAAAAAGCTATGAACAAAAAAGAATTATATAAATGGGAATAATGAGGTAACACAAATGATAGATTTAACAAAAGAGAATACTCACACGCTATTAAAATGGATGCTATACACAAGACAATTTAGCGGTAAGTTTAACCCACATAATGGTGATGTATATGTCACATATGATGAGTTAAAAGCTGAACTAGCTAAACGTGAACACGTCCCTAGCCACGCTGAATCAAAAAGAAAAAGAATTGAAAAAATTAAAAGGGGTATCTAAGATGTTTAAAAAAATATGGACTGCCATCAAGAAGTTTTTCGCAGAGCCGCAAACAACATGGAGTGTTACATTGACTGATAGGTTAGACCTTCACCCTTGTGTACAATGCCAATATGGGGTACAAGGTGAGCCTTGCAATCGTTGTACACACCCACAAAGCGGCTTATTACTAGTTCCTCATGATTATTGGGTCTATGATAGACCAAGTTTTTGCCCACTCATCAAAAATGAGGTAAAAGATTGAAGTATGGAATATAAAATAAATTTCTAACGCATATCTTTATATTATACCCACAATTCAATTTGGAGATTATTATTTAAATTAGAAATTAATTTTTCAATTTACTTGACAATCTCCTTTTTTTATTGTATAATAGAAACACCAGAAAAAGACGGAAGTAAAGATGTTTAACAAGGAGTAATATAATGATTTTAAAACCAGTATACAATATTATTGACGAGTATTCAGTTGAAGTATTTCTTAGGGCACATATTTGGGATAATAAAAAAGAGCCTTATTTTTGGTGTCTACAAGGTCACAGAAGGTCTACCGATGGTTGGACTAATGAAGGTAGCGGATGGGCTGTATCGCCAGAACAAGCATTCAAAGATGCTACGGCATACCATGAAAGGATAATTAAGCTATGACAACAGAAGTAATGACAGTAGAAACACCGATTATGCAACAAATACAAGTCGGTACTAAATCATCCAAACAATTAAGATACGTTGCAGAGGATGGTAAAGATTTTAAATATGCATCAGATTGTGAAAAATATGAGCATAAGTTAGCAATTGATAAAATCCTTGCCGACGTTAAACATGTAAGAGCATATTGTGATGATTTTAACGATTGGTATCTATTCAAGGATGAGGATACTCTAAGAAGATATATTCTACTAATCAGCAAAGAAAATATTGGATTTTTAGAGGATATTTTCTTCCCACAATGGATTGGCATTAGACTAAATGAAAGCCAAAATTCAAGAGATTGGTATAGCTTTACAACGTTAGATATGGCTAAATCGGAGTTTAAATTATTTGAAGACACATTAAATAGTTAAGGAGAATATTATGGATAATTGTAGTTTGGTCAATGCAGACCTTAGATATCTAGGCAACCTACCCTCATTCATTTCAGAAGATAAGAAAGTCTACGCAACAAAATTCGGAACAGGCATTGTAAAAAACGGCACGATATTTAACGGCGAATGCAGAATTGAAAACATTACTTTTTATCTGTATAGTGACGGTTTCCTTGCTACTTATAGACACCCCGTTTCAAGAGTTGAAACGAATATGGTACTAGGCGAAGAGGTTAAACTATACAAAAAGAGTACAACGTATAAATTAACCGTCAGCCAAATTTTAACAACCATGTACAGAAACAGATGTAACAGCTATTATGTCAATATGTTTAAAAATGCGGTGTGCAATACCTTAAAATCGTATTTTATTCTTACATCATTTCAAGAGAAATTAATCACGATGATTAAGGTTTCAACTTTTAATTAATTAATTGTATATTTAATTGGAAATTGGGCATAATATTATTAATATTATATTTTAAATAAATTATCAATTTACTTGACAAATTCTATTTAGTATAGTATAATAAATTATAGAAAGAGATTCAAAAAAATGACAATTGATATCATCGAAACCGAAGACAAGCCATTAACGGAAGAAGAGATATTGGAAATTCTCGAACTACTATGCAAGTAATATTTAAGGAATGATTTATTTGGGGTTTTTTATATTTTTAGGATTAGCTATTGTTTGCGTGTTAATCTATACTGTGTACACTAAATACTCAACGTACACAGTAACACGCAACATACATAATAAAGTAAAAGAAATACTGGAAACGAATAGAAAAGAAGAGGAAAATATGAAAGATGTTTTAGTAAAATTAAAGAGCGAACTGGATTCTTATCAGAAAGTTAACGATACATTCTGTACTCCATGTGATAAAAAAGATTGTAAAGAGTGTTTGCATAATCAAGAAAAAGATGATATTGACGATAGATATATGGAAATTATCAAATTGATTAGGGGGAATAAACAGTGATTTTTATTTTAATTACTTTTATCCTGTTTTTAGCTTATGCATTTGAAACTCATAAAAAGGAAACGAAAAAAACGGCTACTGAACACGTTACTACTTTTTTTGCAATGTTATGTGACGGCATACTTGGATTCTTCGTTGGCATTTTAATCTATCTACTCTTAGGGAATACCATAGGTTCTTTACTTCCATATAATACAAAGTTATTAGAAACATATAAAATTGTTAATATTGATGAAACTCATATGGAGTACGTAGTAAAGACAAACGATGGATTTGATATTTTTAATACAAAAGATAAGAACGTACATATCAATTATATAACCACTGGGGTAGCCCACATTGACAGCTATTACGCTACATATGATAATGACTTTGATATAAGATATTTAATCGCATACCCATCTGATTACGGCAAAAGAAACTGTTACGAATTATACATACCGAAACATTAAAGGAGAAAAGAAAAATGATTTATTTATTTATAGGAACTATTGGTGGAATAGTAGTAGCTTTTCTTGCAGATGCTTTTACTCATGAGAAGTTTATAGATTGGGTTAAGACTATCTTCAACGCACTTTTTTGCGCTATTGTCGGTTTTGCAATGGGTGCAATGGCTACTATTGCATTTAGTATAGGTGCTGGGCTTGCTATTCCCGCAGAAGTCCATGCGGTAAGCACAACCAATATCGTTGCATATGATACACACTCATACCAAACCACAGAGGGTAACTACATACTGCTCCATGATATAACTGATAAAACGGTTCATATTGAGAAAACAGATGGTCAACAGCATGTTACACACTATGAATCATACTACAAAGATACATGGAAATATATCTTTTTTATACCCAACATCAATATTGATTACTACACTTTATATGTGAATAAAACATGACTTTTATGTTGAAAGGAAACTAAACGGAATGGATAAAAATATAGCAATTTACTTTGAATATGATGACGGATGGATGATTGTTTTATACTGTAATGGTAAAAATGTAAAATATTGGAACTGCGACGAACACTATTGGGATGATGCCTGTGAATATATTAACTTACTTAATAAGTATGAAAAAGTGTTAAAGCTACATCTAAAACTTAAAGCCCACGAAGATATAGATAAATATGATATCTTTGATTTAACTGAATCAGATATTGAAGAATTAAAATCTATTAGTCGAGAAAGATGATAAAAAATGAAATGCTATAAATATGAAGGAAATTCTACAGTTTGGGAAGGATATTCTTATATTATCTTTGCGGATAATTTAGACGAAGCTAAACAAATGTTTAAAGATTCTTGTGGAGAGAAATTTATAGAAGCAGACGAAAATTGGATAGAAATCCAAATGACTAAGCATATTGAATTATTCAGCGAATGGTGTGATTAAAAAAAATAGGGAGTAAATTCGATGATAAATGTATATAACGCAGAAGACATATTGGCTGTAAAAAAAGTTGGAGATTTATTTGCCAACGATGTAAACTCACTAAAAAAGGATTACAGACTGCTTGTAAAAATATGGCATCCAGATGTAAATTCAGATAAACAAGCAGGAAGTGTCATGAATTATATCAACACGTTATATGAACATGCCAACTTACTAATCAAAAATAACCAATGGGAAGTAAGTAATCAAGCCCAGTACATTTCTAATAAAGATGAAGTTATTTCAATTAACTTTCAACTTGAAAAGAATTTTGAATTAGGCAAGTATTACGTTTGTTCTAATAAAGTAGTATATGTTATTGATAAGAGCAAAGAAAATCTTGCCAATAATGCCGTGAAAATGATGGCATCATTTAGTTTTGCAGACGATGAAATGGAAAGAGAAATTAGAAAACTTCTTCCCAAAGTAATCCATTATTACTTGACGAAAGACGGAAAATACGTTATAATTGAAATAGAGAAAACGAATGACTTACTTCCGTTATCAGAGATATTAAAACATTACAATGGTATAATTCCGCACAAACATGTGGCATGGATAATGAGTAGGCTAAATAACCTTATTTGTTATCTGCAATGGTCGGGATTAGCACACAATGGTATTTCTTTAGATACTTGTTTCATATCCCCAATGTATCACAGCGTAGTTGTTTATGGTGGTTGGTGGTATGCTAGACCACTTGGCGAATCTCTAAAAGCAACGTCGAAAGATGTTTACGATATAATTCCTTTCTCTGTTAAGAACAAAAAGGTTTCAAGCATTCTTACTGACATCGAATCCGTTAAAGCTTTAGGTAGACAGCTATTGGGTGACAGAAGTGGTTATCGCATGGACAACACTACCCCTAAATCCTTTACTGATTTTCTAAGCAAAACTAACGCTAAAAACGGATTCGAGAATTACAATAATTGGTCTAAAGTACTACACGAATCATATGGTGTACGTAAATTTATACCAATGGAGATAAATGAAAACGAACTGTACACAGGATGACGTAAAATATTAAGGAGCAACAAAAATGCAGACGATATCGAACAGAGAGTACTACGAAGGAATAAAAGATAAAGCCGTTATTATTTATGATAAAGGACAAAACACAGAAGAATTAAGCAAAACAAAAACCGTTATCCTACGTTGCAGAGATGGGTATGCCCATTCGGACTATCTTGTTCTAAGTAATATGTGGGAACTGGAAGAGTTTGAATTGGCTTTAATCTGTGATGGCGGCAATCTATGTTTTGGTTATAGGGCTTCTGGAAATATGATATCAGTCTATAATGATTAAGGAGAAAAAAATGGCTAAATTAATTAAAACCTTTGAAAAAGGAATTGACAAAACCGAGTTAACTTTCATGGGCGGCACATTTACTGTTACTATGATTCCAACGGACTATGGCTCTAAAAGTATCGAAAAATCGTTAGATATACAAATTAAGGCATATCTTAATAGTTCTTACACAGACATTGATACAGAATCAAAGTTAATGGAAGAAGTTTTCGATGTTCTTGATATAATTGATTCTGACGAAGATGAAGATAGATTGGACGACCTAGAAGTCCTTGATAAATTTGAAGCAGAGGTTGGATATCATGCTGATTAGGTCACAAGATAAAACGATGCTGATTCCAATGGATAAGTTTATTATAGGATTATATAATTATCAAGGTAATTATTCCGTTGGACTATATTCTATAGAATCAGATGAATGTATCTCTACAATTGGGTCATATGATTCTGTAGAAAGAGCAATTAAGATTATTGATAAAATTCAACTTGCTTATATGAACTGTAACTTTTTTACTGCAAATCCATTGAACGGAGTAAGAACTGCCGTTAGCATCCAAAACTCGGTGTTTGAAATGCCAGAAAGGTAGTAACAAAATGAAATTTAAAGGCGATATTATTATCACAGACCCATGTTATGTCACGAAAAAAAGATATGATTTTTGGAGTGACCCAACGTATCCTAAATGGAAAGATTATATGATAGACGATAAGCTATGTCTAATTAAAAACACAGAAATTTTTATTAATGAATCAAAAGATGCAGAACAAAAAAAATTCAGAAAAATTTGGGTGAGTGCGTGTAGGGATGCATTAGATTTAGCAGAAGAAAAATGGAAAAAAGACCATAAAGAATTAATGAAAGATGATTGGGAAGACTGTGGATTCGGAGAAGATATGTCCGTTTTAGGATTTACCACTTTTATTTCAGAAGATACGTTATATGGTGATTGGTCATGCACTACATATGAAACTGATTCTAAAAAAGAATTAGGTAATTTTTGTGCTGATGCAGGAATGGTTTGTGTATTATTACTTGATGAAGTTTTAAAATACAATCCAGACTTTAATTATCATATTACAAAACCTTGGACTACTACTTTAATTAAAGATTTCGACGGAGATATTTATACGGAAGTTTCCCCTGTTGAAGATTATTCAGATGAAGAATTTGATTCAGAAGACGAAAGTTGTGAATTAGAATTACTTAAAGTAATTGGTGTGGGTAATGTGAATTTTTATACCTCACAGACAGGATACTAATATGGGTAATGACAACGGAGATTCTAAAATAAGTAAGGATAAATGCCCTTATCTTTCAAGCAAAGAGGACTATTGGGGAACTACTAGCTATCCAATATGTACTTGCGGCTTCAAGCATTGCAAAGAAGACGTTGGGTATTGTCCGATAAAAGATAATTAATTTAATTAATTAAAAATAAAATTCTTAATTACTTGACAAATAGTATTAATAGTACTATAATATATATAGATTAAAAAATAAATAAATTTAAAGGGGTAATGACAAATGTCTTCAAAAGGCAGTTGGACTAGTTCTGCATGGGATACCTATTCTAAATCAACTGGTGTAAAAAGTGTCACCGCGGCAACTGTAAGTTCTGTTTATAAATCTACGGGGTTAAAAGATTCATTAAATCCGCTAAAATTCAAGCTAAGAGAATCAAGGGATAGCGCAGAGTATCCAAATAGTACACCAATTTTTATTGGTCTCGATGTCACAGGCTCAATGGCAGGAGTAATTACAGAGGTAATTAAAGGATTAGATACTCTTGTTACAGAAGTATACAGTCGAAAACCTATCACAGATGCACAGATTGCTTTTGGTGGTATTGGTGATTTCGTATACGATAAAGCACCAATTCAGATTTCTCAATTTGAATCTGATATCAAAATTGCAGAAGCATTGCAGGAAATTTACTACGAAAGCTGTGGCGGTGGCAACGATTCCGAGGGTTACATTGGCGCATGGTATTATGCCGCTAATCATATCGTAAGCGATAACTACGAAAAACGTGGTAAAAAGGGTATCTTATTCACTATTGGTGATGAATGCCCAACACCTCGTTTGACTAAGGAACAGATTAAGAAATTCATTGGCGACGATGTTCAAGTGGACAGCTATACCGCAGAGGAACTTTTGGATGAAGTTTCTAAGAAATGGGAAGTTTATCATTTGATTATCGAACAGGGTAATTATATCAGAAACCACGGCAACAGAGATAAGGTTATTGAAAAGTGGTCATCCCTTATGGGACAGAATGCAATTCCTGTTGATGACTATACTAAGATTTCCGAAATTATCGTGTCTATTCTTCAAGCGTATGCAGGAGAAAGCATTGATAAGATTGTATCAAGTTGGGATGGCTCAACTAGTTTGACGGTCAAGAGAGCAATTTCTGGACTAAAAACTACCGATACATCTTCTGGTTTAGTCGAATTTTAATTAAATAATTAATTTAAAAATAGATTTGTCAATTACTTGACAAATCTATTTTTTTGTTGTATAATTAATACACAAGATAAAAGAATTAGAGAGGTAATTAAAATGAAAAAAATTAAAATCGTTATTGGAGCAAATTTCGGTGATGAGGGCAAAGGATTAATGACAGATTATTTCTCAACTAGCCCAAATACAATTGTAGTTTGTCACAATGGTGGCGCACAAAAAGGGCATACTGTTGTCACACCAGATGGTAAACGTCACGTTTTTAACCATTTTGGTTCTGGTACATTAGCAAATGCAGAAACCTATTTGAGCGAGGATTACATCGTTAACCCTATGTTATTTCATAGAGAATACAACGAATTGTCAGATATGGGATATTTAATAGACTGTGCCCCTATGGTATTCGTAAATGAAAAATGCTTAATCACTACACCTTATGATATGATGATTAATCAAATCGTTGAAGAACAACGTAGTGGAGATAAACACGGCTCATGCGGCACTGGTATTTTTGAAACAATTGTTCGTAACAGAAATGAAACTTTTAACCTAAATGCAAAGAAAGTTTTCAGCGATAATCTGTGGATGGATTCATATGTTTCTTCAATGATGAACCGTATTAAAACTATTTATACCTCTAAAAGACTTTCAGAACTTAACGTAAATATTAAAGATACAAAATGGGAACATTTAATTTATGATGACAACGAGATTATAAGCAACTATATGAAAGATATTCAATTCATGAAAGAGCATGTTATTATCGTTAATGACAGTCAAGAAAAATCATTGTTAAATGGTCATGACAACATTGTGTTTGAAGGCGCACAGGGACTACTACTTGACCAAAACAACACAGATTACTTCCCTAACCTTACACCATCCAACACTGGACTTACCAATCCCGTCAAGATTTTGAAAGCCAACGGACTTACCAGTGAGGATATCGAAGTGTGCTACGTAACGCGCAGTTACGCTACCAGACACGGCGCAGGACGCTTTGAAACGGAATGCGAGAGTAAACTTATAGCCGAAGATTTAGTCGATTCTACGAACATACAGAACCCCTTTCAAGATACAATCCGCTACGGCAAGTTGGACGTAGACTTAATGATGAAAAATATCAAGAATGATTTAAGTATTGTGGACTTTGAAATCAAAACTTCAATAGCAATTACGCATCTTGATGAAACTAGGGGATTTATTCGTTGCAAAGATTATGATAGACTTCCAGTTGATTCAAAGTTTTCTAAATTTAATCATACGTATGCATCATGGGGTGCATCAAGAGTTAAAATAACTAAAACTGTGAGGTAAAACAATGCTTATATTAGAGGGTAGCCCCTATAAATCAAAAGTGGTACAAGACCTAATTACCGCAAGTTCAAATTCTTTAGCATTTGTTCAAGACAATCCAAATATCTTATCGCCTTGTAGAAACGTTTGGAATATTGGAAGTGGTAAAATTTCGATATCTAATGTTATATCATATGTCAAGGCTTTATATATTCTAAAATATGAATATATCATCATCTATACTAATCAAGAGAGAGATAATATAGATTTTGAAGGTTTCAAAGAACTTGAACAGTACTGCAATTGTTTAATTATTACTTGCAAATCAAATAAAATTAAGGAGAACTAATCATGAATGAAGACGAACAAATGAGCAAAGAGGAACTTATTTTGGAACTGGTATTGTCTTTAAATAAAGGTGGGGCATATTGGGAAACTACCGTACCTCATGCGATAAAACAATATGAGCAATTAATTTCTTACGGAATTATCACAGAAGCAGAATAAAAGAAAGGATGATAGACAAATGGATTTTTTAATATTTTACATTATCAGCACAATTATAGTTTTATTAATTAAAGCTATAATTATCAAATCAGTATCCAATCAATTAAAGAGAGAACTTCCAGATTTTAAAGAAAAGCAAAAAAAAATTACAATTTCTGAAAAGATAGCTAATAATTTAATGCTTCTTTTGCCATTGATAAATATAGGTATTATTATTATACTTATATTTAGTCAAGATGACGTTAAAAATGATGTCAGAATAGACGTTTATGGGAAAGAAAAGAAGGAAGAGACAAATGAGAGATACTACCATTAATTATAGACCAGAAGTTTCTAAACAATTACAAGAGATTCAAAGTTTAGCTTTGAGGGCTTATAGACAAGATTCTCAAAAGTTTTATCTTAATGCAATTATGTTTCGCTTGGAAAAAATAGACAAAGAAAAAGCTAAAAGATTAAAGACTGTATTAAGCCAAATCGATAAAAATTGCACAAACTATATTCCATACAGATTTAAGAAGGAATTTGGGTTTGAAATTATTTCAGCTACGCATTCAGCCCCAATCATGTTTAAAGTAATTGAAGCTGTTATCGATGATGATATTGCTAAAATTGATACAAGTGATTTTAACGAATTTGAAAAATTCATGTTAACCCAATTTATTTACTCGCTTAAAATGCCTAATCGTAATATAAATTTAAAGCCAGATGAAAATGGATTATGCTATTATGATAAAAATCAATATCCAACATTTCAATCATCTTTAATATCGGACTTAAATTATCTTGAATATGCTACTAATATTTTAATTGACATAATGAATACACCAGATGAGGAAGGATAAACAATGTTTTTATTTATTGCTTTTATATTAATTGTCATTGGAGCGATATTACGAAATCATGTTTCAGAAAAATATCAATATTTGTTTGGCTATACAGTTGGTAGTATAGTAATTTTTTTAATTTGTACCCAAAATTATTTTTTTTCGTAAAAATAAAAGTTTAGTTTTGTTTGAAGAAGGTGATATATTTGTCAGAAATTTTGATTGATTTTAATGATAATTGGAATAAGGATATTTGCCCACATAGTCCATCGTATTTTATTAATGACAATTTTTCAAAATATAATATCGATGGAAGGAAAATTATTTTATCTCAAATTCCTTTGATATGGATTGATACTACTAAAAATAATAAGGTTTATTGTATCTTTTGGGGGAGTACAGAATGTGTTGGCAGAATTTCTGCTAGAAATAATAATAAACAAAACAAGTTTAAAAAATTAAGAGAAGAAATTATACAAGTAAACCAAAAAAGACAAGAGTTGTCTTTCGCTGTAAAAGCAATTCGATGAAACTTTGATTTTATTCTCAAAATTTTTCAAATTCGGTAGATTTTAGTGAAATCGTGTCCACAGGAGACACTTTTTTATAGGGGGTAGGGTAATCTTATACCCAAAATTATCGTGTCATACAGAGCCTTCTAGGGCATCTAAAAATCATGATAAAATAATACAATGAATTAAAGGGGTAAATGTCATGGCAATGGGTAATTTTTGTTACATTGAGGGTACGGAGTGCCCCTACGCGACAGTTATGGGTAGTTGCAAGTATGAGGACAGTGGACTGTGTACCATGCATGGTGACGATATGCCAGATGAAAAGAAAAATAAAGCAAGCGAAGAAAATAAAGTTTTTAAGTTAAGAGATTATGGAATGTCAATGTTATTTAATATAAATTTTGGTAAAATATAATAACAAAACCAAATGAAAGGAGAAACAAGATGAACGAAGAAAATCTAAAAAAATATATAAAACTACAGCAAATAGGAATTGATACATTTAAGTCATTGGAAGAACAAAATAGGATATACGATTTTACAAATGAAATCAATAATCATCAAGAAATCATTGATTGCATTTCAAAACAAATATCCGAAAAACCAGTTTCTGGATTAGGGTTAAGTAGTGTTTTTATTCATGATGATGGCGGTGCAGATGATTTATTGAAATTTACATTACACTGTAAGCGGTGTGGTCATGCACTAGAGATAGGCGAAGATTACTGCATGAAATGCGGTCAAAAAATAGATAAAAATTAAAGGAGAAATTCAAATGGAATTTTTAATGTTCTATATCATTAGCACAATTATTACTTTAATAATAGCGTTTATTGTCTTAAAAGGTACTTGCGTTAGTTTGCAACGTCAAAATGAAAAGTTCAAAAAGGCAACAAAAAGTGTATCTTTTTGGGAGAAGCTAATGTTTTCACTTCCTTGTTTCGTGCCGTGTATTAATTGCTTACTTGCATTGTTTTTAATTTGCGGTGGCTTTTTAACAATTAAATATGTTGTCAATTACATAGTATACGGTGATACCGACGGCGAACCATATTCCTATAGATAATAATCATAATTTATTTTAAATTGCATATAATATAAAATAAGGTGGTGATATTTTGAAAGTATGTACTGTATGTTGGGATAAGAGTTGTAATCATAGCTATCAATATAAAGCAGAGATTGATGATAATATTTCGGATATTATTTGTATTCTAAATAGAAAAGGATACAAAACGTTGTATTGTTGTGGTGGTCACATTTCGGAAGATAATATATTGCAAGGTTATCTTCCGAATATTTATATAGCTTTTAATAAATATAATAGCAAAGTAATTAATATGGATACTAGCCCATTGGGTGAAAATTGGACTTGGAATAAAACGAATGCTACACTAAGATATTTTTTAAAAGAAGCAAAACAATTTAAAAATAAATCAATGAATGATAAAGATATTTTATTAGTAACTGATATTTTAAATAACGAGATAAATAGACTAAAAGAATTTGTTATATTACTTGACAAATAAACAAATCTAAGGTATAATACATCTACAAGATAAGACACAATAAAAGGAGAAAGAGAAATGGGAAAATTAGCTTATATACCCGAACTTGAAAAAGCAACATTAGTTAGAAAATTTATACCTAGACTTATTAATATAGATGAAAGTATTGAAAGCGCTTATGGGTATTATTACAAAAATAATGGTAGTGATGGATTACACTATCAGCCAAAAGATGCAACCTTTTTAATAGAAGACGGTAATCCACGCACAGCTTTTAAAAAATGCGAAGAATACATTAATTCGTTGCCAGTACAAGCTACTATTCCACAAACAAGAAGAATGTATAATGCCTATGCTCCATATTATGACAGTTATGATATTGCATGGAAACCAATCCTTGTCGATGCTAAAGAAGATAAGGATGATATCTATACTTATTCATATCTTGCGAACACCTACAAAATTCCTAAAAAATTTGTATTCTTCTTTGATAATTTTGAATATGCAACTGGTCGCGAGGGCTGTGTAGCAATTATTAATAAATATCTTAACAAAAATATCTGTAATACATGTGATTACAGAGATATCGATATTAATTTAAAATGCAATAGTTGTATCAATGCTGGATATGTTGATGGGGTCGGCACAATTTGCAGACTGGTCAAAAAAGAAAAAAATGTAACGTTGTGCGTTAATCCTAATGTAAACTTAAATGAGAACGTTATTTGTAAAGACTATATCCCCGTTTCTGCTGTCAGATGGGATGGATTTGACCGTTACATGAAAGCTATGAAGGACTGCTACTATAATCCTAGCTGTGGCTATATAAGGTCACATATGCTAACTGGTAATACCTTTGAGGGTAATTTCCCACAAGCTGTAAAGGTCGAAGTGAAAAACCTATATCTTAAAGGCAGATTAATTGAATCAATTTGGATTCCTGTTGATAAATGGACAAGTAGAACGTTCATCGACGATGAAAAAATCTACACTAAATTCATTAAGTATAAAGAAATCAAGGGTTCAACCTTAAATCATTTAGGACTTGTCTATGTATCTGAAATTCCCTACGTTAAGGATATTACTTTTATAGAAACAAGATTAAAGTTTATTCAATCAATTACTTATAAAGATAGTGATAAACCGCCATTTGATGCTGATGAAAATTATGCCGAATATATAGACAGTTTAATAAGAGACTAATGTTTCATTGGATTTTATGAGGGCGGTAATTCTATGCTAGACCCTATTTCGCAAGTTACGCTAATGTTTATATGGTCTAAGTGCCAAAAAGGGGGTGGTAATTCTATGCTAACTTTTTATCAACGTTTAAGCCATATTTGATATGAGCAAAACAATGATTTTAAGAGAGTTCGCCCCTCTTATCTTATACGCATCTTTCGTCCCATTCCTAATAACAAATAAATATAATACATAAAAGGAGAAACACATGTTTTTTGATAAAAATAAAGTTAAAGAATCTATGAAAGAGTATGATAAAAATCCAATATTTAAAGGTGACACAACAGAAGAAAAAAGTATTTTAACTTCTTCTCCTACAACACAAGAAGATTGGCAATGGGTGGAAGGGTTTAAAGCTACGGATTTAGACCTACGTTGCTATGGTAAATTTCAGTATGAGGTAGGAAAGCAATCCGATATTACAAATGATAGACCTATTAAGTTATGTTCTAATGGTTTTCATTTCTGTAAAGAATTGCCTCATGTATTTTATTCTATTGGTAATTATTATAATTGTAGATACTTTAAATGTAAAGCTTTAGTAGACGTTAATAGCAATACATATAAAGATTACGGTAAAATTTCTGAATCACACGATTACTATTTTGGTAAAAAAATAAGCTGTGTACTTGTAGCTAAATCTATTATTCTAACAGAAGAAATAGCTATTAAAGATACATATAGTGATTTCTTTAAATCTTTAGAACTTTGTTTGTCTTTACAATGTGCAACACAGTATCGTGAAGTAAACTCTTTAGAAATGTATTTATTAGTGTATAAATATAAAAGTGTTTATAACGCACATCATCATTTATTTAAAGAATATATGGTTAGTTTAGGATTTAGTGAAACCTTTTCAACAATACTACATCCTAAAAACTTTGATATAATTAAAAAATTTGCTAAAGCTATGGTAGATGAAGGTGTCTCAAAAGATATGGCTGTTTACCTAATTTTAGAGAAATGTAGGGAATCTTAATGTTTGGAGTAACTAATGATTTTATGGATTTAGATAAGGACTTAGGTTTGTTTGAGCCTTTTGGTAATCCTAAAGGTTTTATTAAAAAGGATGCCGCAGAGACTACATATAGAACTAAATCTTCCGAAAGTTTTATGGGGTTGCAATTCCTCAATAAATATCTTAAAAGTTATAGGTGCTTTATTGCGGGTGGCTGTTTTAAGAACATCTTCACGTCGCAAAAATTTAAAGATATCGATATGTTTTTCTTTGATGAAGCGGCATTCAACGAAGTAGATTTATTAATAAAAGCTGATTCGGATTACACGTTACGTTATGAGAATGACAAAGTAATTGCCTATAACCATAAAGATAATGACGTTGTTTTAGAATTGATTAGGTCAACATTCGGTTTTTATGAAGAGGTTATGAATCGGTTTGATTGGACTATAACTAAATTCGCTTATTACAAAATAGCTAACGGTGAAACAGACCAGTATCAAACTGTTTATCATAAGGATTTCTTTGAACACTTGCTACAGCATAGATTAGTAGCGGATAATATACTGCCATACCCTGTTAGTTCATTTGAGAGAGCATTACGCTACAAAGGATATGGATATAGTATGTGTAGGGAAACAAAGGTAAAACTGATTCAAGCAATTAAGGATTCGCAATTAGACGAAGATTTATCTGCAAGTTTATACGATGGGGTAGATTGATTTTTATACTCATTTTTACATAAGACCACTTTTTTATACTTGCCCCCGTCCCCCACCCACACTTCAAAACGATATGGTCAAATTTTAATTTTTATTTTTTTTAAAAAATTGAATTTGCAATTAATCAATTAAATTAAGAATTAAATTACCATATATCCTATTTATATGCAAAATCAATACCGCATATGCCAAATAAATGAATAAACCTCTACAAAATTACATCTCACTCATACTGTGAACAGTTTATGAACGAATTTATAAACTACGTTTATGAACTAATTGATAAACTATGTTTATGAACTACACAGTAAATCATATTAAATATAAAGAATATAGAGGATAATATAATGAATGAATTTAACGTTCCGTTGGATAATAATGCAAGAGTAAATCTAGTTACTGCAAGCGCACCAGAAGTCGTCTTTAGCAATAATAATATCAATGGAATTAATGCAATTAAAGAACTTAATGATACATTGAAAACTGCAAACGATGGCATCTCTAAAATGTACGCACAATATAAGGATATGATAAATTCCATAATATGGGAAAAATATGGTCGCACATAGCAAAAGATATGCACTTTTATCACTTTAAATTAATAAAATAATAAAATATACATATCTTTTTGTTCAAATTTATTAAGTTTTACTTGAATTAATGCTATTATTCTTCAATAATGTTAAAAATCTTGCCATTTAATTGTTTTTCAAAGCCATATTGCTTAAATTTAACTTCTTTTTTGATTTTTTCTTGATTTTTTACGTCATAATCAATATAAAACGTATCATTATCTTCATTCAAAATTAAATATTTTTTATCCATTTTTAATTCAATTCCAGTAACACCATCTGTAATATCTTCTGTGAACACCATATACTTATTCATGTAATCCCCTTATTGTTTTAATATATTACTATTTTAATTTTATTAGAATTATCAACTATAGTTTCCTTTATGTCATTTACAGTTGATTTAGAGAATACACCAATATCTCCATAATTATCAATGTTAGGTATTCCACCATATCTATCTGTAAAAATCGCAGGTAATAATACAGCATTTAGATTTTCAAACTTATGTCTTACAGTGCTTTTAATATTACGATATTTGTTTGCATTGATAGAATCTTGATATACAAATACACCATATAATTTATTATTATATTTTATAGATATATCTATACCATCAAATATATCTGTTCTCAAATCGTAACATACCTCGAACTCATCATATTTAAATAAGTTATATAAAAGTTCTACTTCTCTATTAAATGAATTATATGCTCTGCATATTCTTCCAAATATATCGTTTCTACTAAATAATACTTTACAATTATCTATGTTAAGATAACAATCTTTTAGTTTGTATTTACCATCAACACAATCAAAATATTTACATAAATATATTTCACATAAATATTCAACAGATGGTATCTTCATATTTTTAGTAAATAAAAAATAATATACATATGCTATTTCTGGTGCATGTATATTTTCAAATATAGAATTTTTTGCATCTCTGCCGCCAATGCTTCGATAAAATTTATTATAATTAATTGACTTCATTTCGTTATGTATATTTTCTATATTAACAGAATTTGCTTTACTTAAAATCTCTACTTTATCATTAGCTATATTTGGATAATAAATAATATCTTTTGTTATTTTAATCTCTAAACCATTGGGTATATATGTAATGGTTTATTCAACTCCTTCAATGGTTATCGAAGTCCTACCAGTATCATATGCAGTAAATTGTGATATACTTGAAATCTGATAGATATGTCCATCCACTTCAATCTTAGAATTAAATCCAAGTTGATGTGTTTCATATTTATCTATAATTTTATTAGCCGCACTAATCATTAACTTTTTCATATAATCCTCTTAACCAATTTTATTTTTTATAATTACCTATAATTACTCCATCAATACATTTGTAATCTATAGCATCATTAATCTCTTTATTTAATCCGTATCTATCCTTATAGATATAATAATAGTTAGAATTAGGATTTTTATATAGCACAATTCCATTCTCGTCTAAAACACGCTTTGACTTTACCGCATGAATTACTATATTATATAAAATATCACAAGATGGATTTGGGTACTGTATGTCACTAAAATTAATTTTCATTTATTAGTCCCTTTCAATAATCATATTATAATTTAACTCATTAAAAATCCTTTTGTTATTTTCATTTTCTCAAACTTATATCCTAAACATAAGCAACTACTTTTTATAAAAGAAATCCTATCGTTATAACAACTACTAGCAGTTACATTCCATAGACCCGTAATTACATCTTCTGGTGCATCACTAACATATGTACTTGTGCTATCCCAACCAAGAAAATCATCTACCATAGTAAATGAATAAATATTCATATTTATTTCCCCTTATATTTAATTAAATAGTTTGACATCCAATCATATCCCTCACTATCAGAAATTGAATCCCAATCTTTTTCACAAAGTTGATTGCAATTACTACATTCTAAAATTTGAGTATCATCAATTTTATGTATAATTAATTTACTAAGTTCTAAATCAAAACCACAATATGGGCAGTCAATATTATTTTACCACAACCCATTCAGTCACAGTTTTTTGTTTTGGAGTTACTTCATATGCTTCGTGAGATTGGTCTTCTAAATAATAACTATAGTCCTCATATCCACATCTTGAATAAGTTATATCAACTTGAAAATACTTTCCAGAGGATGGTTGTATGTAAATTACTCCAACGAAAGCCCTATCTTCATTTAATTCTTTATCAAGTTCTTTTACAAATTCCCAAGTTTCTCCATTAACAACTAACTTACTCTCATTATGGACTTGTTCGCAATTTTTATTTGTTAAATTAATTATCATCCTTATTCTTCCTCTTCTAATTTAAACCCATATTTAAAATCACCCACGACTACGTTACATCCAAAAAGCTCTATACAATATCCCAACTTATCCATTTCTTTAGTTGTTGAAATATGTACACATAAATCTTTGTTTAATATTTTAGCAGTTTCAGAACCAACAATAACAATTGGAGATTTATTATTATCATCTGAATATTTTGTTATATTGCTTAACATAAATTTATCAAAAGAATCCATTTATTCACACTCACTATTATTTATTTCTTCTACAATAACATAATTACCCTTTAAAAGATATGGAGCAAATAATATTTTTTTTCTTCCATCCAGAGACATCATATCTTTTATTTCTGTTCCATCCTCACGACACCATACAAAGATATGGTCAGAATACTTCATACATAAACTAAAATTATTAATTCTACATATTTTATTATTATATTCCATTTCTATTGCGGCTTCAAATACCGTCATTATATTATCCCTTTCAACAGGTAATTTCAGTATCTTTATTAAGAGGTGCATCACTTACCTTATAAGGTGGCTCAATGCCACGAAAGTTATAAGGTGGGTTATATTTATTAGGAATTGGATATGTACACCCATGAATACTTCCATCTTGAACTCCTGCTTCATATGCTTTATTTATAATCTCTCTAAATTCTTCTTTAGAAATAGATACCTTACCATTATCTGAAACTGATTCTAAAATTATAATTGGCTTCATATTATATATCCTTTCTAAAAGTGAATTTATCCCCAAATTGTTCGCGTAATTTTTCTAAAAATGCTTGATAATCTTTATCGCTTAACTTAATATTTGGAATTTCTTTTTTTAAACAACCTTGATTTTCACATAACATCTTAATATCATTTTCTAATTGTCTAATCTTTTCATTTAAGACTTTAATTGCTTCTTCATTTGTTTCTCTTTTACTTTTATCAATAGAAAGCAAATCCTCTATAAAGCCCTCGAGCGCGTTTTCATGTTTTTTCATACTTACTACTCTACCTTGTAAATCATCAATTATCTCTACTAATTCATTATTGTTGCTTATTACTTGTTGCAATAAATAACTATCTCCATCATACCGCCCACTACTTATTTTACTAATATTGTGCATTAATATTCTCCTTATCATTCTAAAAATTATTTACTTCATCTTTTGACCGCAAGACCTACAAAACTTATCATCTTTACTTACTCTACTATCACATCTTGGACACCAATAATAATTTCTTCCTTCGATTGGTTCTAATCTAACATGTTTTACATCGTTTATTGAATTACCTTTATATACTAGACCACTTGCTGTGCTTATTCTGAACTGACCGCTTTCAAAATCCATACCTATATCAACACCTATAACTCCAATCGATGCCCTAGCGCCTACGGATGGCTCTGCAAGGTTAACTAAAACGGGAATATCCTCTGGACTTTGATAAGTTCTTAAATGCTGTATTTCAAAATCTACTGAATGTTTTAACTCTAAAAGATTCACTTTAACATTCTCCTTTATTTATTATATATTAAAATACTTTACTTCCTATATATATTATAGTATAATCCATGATGTTTGTCAAGTAATTAAATAAAATAATTAAAATATATTTTCCCCTATTTCATTTTTAATCAAATATTTAAATAAACTATATTTTATATGAATTAAATAAATACTTAAAATTTCTATTATATAAACATTGGATTAAAATACAAGTCATTTCATTTTAACCTATATATTGCAACTTATGCTATATTATATATGATGATATCAACGTTTTTATACCCTAAAAATACAAGTCATTTCATTTATTTTTTTAATGCTATTTAGTCCATATCTATACTGGACTAAATAGCATTTTCAATATGTCTATCCCTCTCTTCTCTATACCTCGTAATTTTCGTATTTTAAAATTCACCGAGTATCTCTACTTTATTCCACTTAGAACCCGCATAAAATACATTTGGATTAATAAACATTTTGTATTCTCTTTTATCTTTATTATTAGAGACAAAACTTATTATATGTTTATTTGTGCCAGTATTTATATTACATAAAATTTCATATAATCTATTTGAATTTTCTTTATTATAATGTAATAACTCGCACAAGTCTCCTAGATTTATTTTTTTAATTTTTTTCAATTCCGTTTCCATTGGGTTAATGCAAAGGATATTATAATCAATATTTATATATGGAACTAGCTTAAATAAATATCCTAATTGTTTATGAGATTTCACTTCGAATTGTTTATACAATAATCTGATTGTATTTACATACATACGGGTTACGTCGTTATTGTTTATGATAAGTTGGTCTAAATCCCCTTTGATAAAATAACTACTATTTAAATAAATCCTTTTCTCTTCTTTTTCAGTCATAATTTCACACTCTATCATTCTCTTGTAGAAAAGTTTATACGTATTCTCTTTCAATTCTAATATAGAGTTTAAGTTATCCTTATTAATATACTTACCATTATCAAATTTTAGATACCCGTCGTATGAAATGTAAGTAGATATAATAAATAATTTAGTTATATCAGACAATTGTAACTCTGGAAATAGTTCTTCTGTATAGTTAAATAAAACCCATATAAAACTCCCCATTCCTTTATTAGAATTTTTAATAGCTATTGACCTAATATCTTTCTCTTCTTGCTTTAGGCGATAATTTTTATTCCTTTCCAGTTGCTTGTTAGTAATGAATACCCCATCTTCCGCAACTTCGCCAGTATTCTTGTAAATCATAATTGCTTCTCTGTTACTCATTTTCCATCTCCTTCAAAATATTATAGATAGTATTTATCTATCTATATAGTATTATAGTATAATTATAATCAAAAGTCAAGGGATATAAAATCATTATATATTAATTGTATTTTTATTTATTAATATGTAAAGGAAAATCACTTGACTTTCACCGTGAATTATACTATAATATAGTTGTAGGGATGGCTTACAAAATAAATTAGAAAGGAGATGAATTTTGTGTTTTACTTTAAGTAACGCTCAAAAAAATATATGAACAACAAATTAAAAATTTTTATTCAATTTCAAGACAGTAATGATTTAACTAATATTCTAAAACTCAATGAAAATATAAGTGACTTTACTTCTTCTAAATTATTATCTAGTAAAATATTAAACAAGTTTGATATTTATTCTTACATAATAGGAGAATCAGAAGCCTATAAGTATTTTATTAAGAAACAATATAGTTGGTTAAAGAATACTATATTTACAAGCAAAATAGATGAAGATAACAATATTAATACAGATTTACTAAATTACGAACAACTCAATGTACTAATTACTATAGATAGTAAAAATGATTCTAATAAATATACGTTATACGATGATATTATTATAATCGATGGTCAAATTTTAAACGCAACTAATCCGAGAGAAGAAGTAAACAAATATTATTATAATAGTTTTAATGAAATCTATCAACATTTAGACTATATGTATTGTTTAGAAAAATAAGGAGCAACACTAATGCCGTGTGATAAGTTAAATGGATATCCAATGTTTCCAGATGGCAGAAAATTTTGTACAGATACTATACCCCAAGGTTTAGAAGCGGGTAATCTATACAACATTGTTTGTAAATGTGATAATAAACCAGATGGATGTGTACAACAACTATTTGTATTTACAGATGCCGTAGAAGCTGTTAGAGATAATTTTTGGGGTAAGAGTTGTAAGGCTAATAATATTACAATAACAGTAAGTAAAATTTAACAAGGAGTAAATAAAATAATGAAGCATAGCTGTAAAAAATGTTCATCCCGTTGTAATTATTATCCTTATGCTTATGAGGATGTCACAAACGAATATATTGATGTAGATGGATTAAAACACCGTGACGGTACGTTACGTTGTAGATATGATAACCATAAGATTACTAAGTTTGTAGTTTGTAAAAATTATTTAGATTTTACAAAGGAGTAAAATAATGAAATATATCCATAATCCACAAGTTGATTATGTGCTTAGATTCAAAAATAAAGATTGTTCATATTGGTCTGAACTAGCATTAATAGATATCAGTAAAATGTTTGAATGTTACAATGGATATAAAGAAAGATATGATTATGTTTATGTAATAAAAAGAACTACTACAGAGGAATTAATTAAGATGTAACGGTTAATAAGGTAATATAATATAGCAAGGGGCGATGTCATCTGTCAGTAAATAGACAATTCTATGTGATGAAGTTCTTTTCTTCTAAATTGAAAAGCGATGGATATAATTTAAATATTTCTTTTTCAGAAGCTAAAGAAACAAAAGAAATTGTTGCATTAGCAGATAACCAAATATTAAGAAGTATCAGAGATATTTGTAAATATCCTGTTGACTTAGAAGATGTTGAAACTTTATATCAGAGAAGAGATATGTTAAAGAAATTATCTGGTAATAATTCTAAGGAAATACAAGAGTTACAAGACCAAATTAACCACTTAATGTTTATTCCAGAATACATAACCGTTATTATGGAACACCCAAAACATTACGAGCATATATATAGAAACGGCATTATAATTAATGGTATAAAATATAAAAGATTAAGCTGTTCAGCAGGACAAGCTAGAATTTCAACAGTAGCATTATGTAGCGAAGAAATTATAGATGAACTAAGAGAGAGATTAGATAACGGCAGAGATAAAGCCATTCCTTTAGCGCCAAGTAAGTATAACGCTTATTTTGGACTATCTGGCTCTGCTACATTTAAAGTAAGTGAACCTAATTTTATAGTTGTTAAAGATTATAATAATCTCGCTAAATTCATGACAAACTTTGTTACAGAAACAGCATGGGATAAAGATGATACGATTGAGCAAAAGGAAATAGAATTAGAGATGAATAGAACTGACGGGTTAGGTCTAATCAGTCCTAGACAGGCTCAAATTTGGGCTAACGATATGGAACTAGATTATATACCATCACAGTTTATCATTCGTCAAAGCTTTCTTAAAGGCTTACTATGTACATTTGATATCCATGAATTTTGCAAAGAGAAAAACAATAATAACTACATCGTAGATACAGTATATAAAGATAGTAGTGGCAATTACATAAAAGCAGACCTTAGAGAATACGATGTTATCATTAGCGAATCTCAATTCAAACTATGGAATGCATACCCTAATATAGAGACTTATATCGATAACTACCATAAGAATAAATTATTTTGGGGTGTGGCTCAATATTCTCCAAACCAAGCAAAGGATATATTAAAATTAAATTATCAATTTATACAAACTCTTAATTTAAATGATGAGGATGTAGAAGTATTATCTAAACAATTTGTAGAATGGATAAATGGTATTACATACAAGAATATACCATACGCACTCTTATTTCTTTTAGGAACTAATAATACTGAATTGAACATTCAAACGTATTTACAAAAAAGTGATACATATTGGATTAAAGCTTTAATTCTAAATCCAGAGTTAATACACGATAGATATATTACTTCTAAAATATATAATCTAATTAAGGTTAAAATACAAAATGGATGTTTAGGAAATGTTATCGTAGATGGTAATTTTCAATATTTAGTTTCAGACCCATATGGATTTATGCAAGCAGTATGTGGTCAAGAAGTCACAGGCTTATTAAAGGAAGGTGAATTTTACTCTAACTACTGGAATGATAAAGATATTAAACAAGTAGATTCTATGAGAAGCCCACTTACATATAGAAGCGAACATATTATACTTAATCTTAGAAACGATAAAGAGTTAAAGAAATGGTATAAATATTGTGATTTAGGAATAATCGTAAACTATCATGGTCATGAAGTTTGCAATTGGGGCGGCGCTGATTTTGATGGAGATATTTGTGCAACAACAAGCAATAAAGTAATGATTAAAGGTGTATTCAAAAATGAACTCACTGTTTCATATGACCCACCAAAACCTAATAAGATAGTATTTACAGAAGATGATTTATACTACGCAGACTTGTTCTCATTTGGCTCTATCATCGGTTCTATCACTAATAAAGGCAGTATTGCATATACTATGTTGCCAGTAATAGAAGAGGAATATGGTAGGGACAGCGAAGAAGTTAAATTGATTATATCAAGATTACAACAATGTTGTAAAGCACAATCTGCTCAAATAGATAAGGCAAAGATAGGTAGAGAGGTAAAAGGTATCCCCGATGATTGGATTAAATATAAAGTTCCGTCTATTGATTCAAATGGGGAAGTGTTAAATACTGATGAAGAGTTAGATTTAATTCAAATCCATAATCATACTCTACTAACTAAAAAACCTTATTTCTTTAAATATTTGTATGACGATACAAAAAGAACATATAGCAATTATATAAATACTGTAAATATGAACTGTAAAAATAAATTCTTTATGACAACAAATGAATTAGAAAATCTTAAAAGACAAACAATTGAGCAAAAAGAATTTATAGAAAACTATTATCGTTATATGCCAGTTACTATTAGTGATAGTCCAATGAATGTATTATGTAGATATATTGAATCAATTAACTTTGATATAAAAGCTAAGTTAAAAACAGATGGTAACAATAATATATATAAGCTATATTTAAATAATAAATTTGAATTTAATCAAGATTTATACAATAAAGTAATACAAGTAATTGATGATTCATTAAAATCTGCAAGATACATATGGGCTAGTGCAAAAAATAATAAGAAAGATTATAATAACGAAGAGAAGGAGACTACCCCATATCCATTATATGCTGAAATATTAGGTAGTAAACTGAACGAATTAAATAGTAATATATATGAATTAACAAATTATGTTGTAAAATATTTTTATGAGTATAAACCGTCATCTAATAAGGATATATTATGGTCTGTATATGGTAAATATATCTATCATAATTTAAAGCAAAAAAATAATAATATTTGTTACTTCCCATTTCCAGATGATAATGGAGACATTATTTATTTAGGTAAGAAATATAGTCTAAGAGAGGTGACGTTATGATTGATATAAACCATCAAACAGAATATACTAAATATGTATTAGAAAATGGATTTCAAAGTGATAATATTCTTATGGAATTAAAATTACTTGCTGTTTATATGAGGGATGTATTATTATACAAGCCGAAGAAACGCAAAGAAGAATTAATCAGATTTTGTAGAGAGAATTATAACGATTTTAAAGAACGCAGAGATTATTGGTTAATTAAAAAGTCACTAGGATATTCTACTAACAAAAAAAACAAATTGATTGACTTCTATGATATTAATTTATATAACAATGAAATGAAATTTATTTCTGGTCAAAATATATCAGATGATGCAAAAAGATTGTTGACGACTTTATTAATTGAACATAAGAAAAGTGAATATCGATATAGTATCTTTCATGATGATAAATATATGTCTAACTTGTGCGGTGGTAATTCTACTAAGTATAGTTATTATAAAAAGATTAGCCATATATCAAATTCACAAGATATAAATTATCTAATTGGAGATATTGGTAATGATATTACTTTGATTGATAAAGATGCTACACACGGATTATTCAAGATAACATTTATAAATCAAATTGTAGAACATGATACTCTATGGATGAATGTCACTGACTTTGAAAATTTAGGTTGGTATTATGATTTATACATAGATAATAAAAAAGTTGGTATTTGTAAGCAATGTGAAAAGTTATTTAAACAAACTGGTAAATATCAATTGTATTGTAAAGAATGTGCTGTTAATATAGATAGGATTAAAGCAAGAGAAAGAATGCAAAATCTTAGAAATAAATAATATGTTCGATTCTTAAACTTACATAAAACCTATATTATGATTGAAAAATTAGGTGTTGAAATTCTACCAATTACATGATAGAGAAGGGTAAATAAAATCGAGTGACTTAATCGTTACTCGATTTTTCTTTGTCAAAAATAAATTATAAAAGGATTGAATACTAATTGAAGTATGTCACTAAAAGCGAGTTTGAGTTGCTACAAAAGGCAGGATTATTAATAGCGGATAAAAACAATAAAAATTTTAATATTACTAGCCAGAAAAAGAAAGCCCCTAGAGGGAAACACTATGTCGAGGAAACTAAAAAGATAATGGAGTTCCTAAAAAATCTTAATAAGTAAAAGAAAATAAATTATAAAAGGATGATAATATTTTGGGAAATGACCTAAGAAATATCGTTGTTGACACAAGTTCCTTAATGGAGAATGACGGTATCCTTGATGAGTTAATCAATGTTTACAATGTTATTATTAACATCGTAGTCGTAGAAGAACTTGACAATTTAAAAACAAACAAAGATTTTGACAGAGCATTTAAAGCCAAACGCGCTATTAGAAGTTTAGAGAAGTACAAAGATTCAGTACAATTTGATTTAGTCCGTAAAGCAGATGAAGCCTTTACTCAAAATCAATATAACCTTAACGATGATGTTATCGTTACTTGCGCAAAACTTAATAATGCATATCTAATGACAGAAGATTTAAATCTTAGAATTAAAGCAAACGTTATCGGTGTTACATGTTCTACAAAAATAGAAACATCTAATACATATAAGGGTTTTAAAAGAGTTAAATTATCTGATGTAGAAACTGCATATTTTTATGAGCATATGAACGAGAATCAATTTGATTCGCTTATTAATGAATACATTGTTATCACTAATAATGTCGAAGCTTTCGAAGATACATATCGTTGGGACGGAAATAAATATATACCTATTAAAACAAAGAACTTAACTACTGTTGCTTTCGGTTCAGAAATTAAACCTAAAGATGTTTACCAACGTATGGTAATTGACAGTATTCTAAATAATACAATGACTGTTATCGCAGGAGAAGCAGGAAGTGGTAAAAGTCTATTAGCATTGGTAACTGCTATGTACTTAGTTGAAAATAGAAGCAGTAAATACGAGAGAATCGTTGTACTTGCTAACCCAACTAAAACCCGTGGTGCTACAGATATGGGATTCTATACTGGTAGTGCTATGGAAAAACTTATGCAATGTTCAATCGGTAATGTCTTAAACACTAAGTTTGGTGAACGTAATGGCATTGACCAGTTGATTGCAGGAGATAAACTTAGACTTGTTAGCATGGCTGATTGCCGTGGTATGGAAGTTAGAGATGACGAAATCCTATATATCACAGAAGCCCAAAATACAACAGTAGATTTAATGAAATTATGTCTATCAAGAGCAAGTTCAGATTGTAAGATTATTATCGAAGGTGATTACAATTCACAAGTAGATAGTAATATGTATGAGAATAAGAACAATGGTATGAAACGTGCTATAGAGGTATTAAAAGGCGAAGATATCTTCGGATATGTCGAACTTCAAAATGTATGGAGAAGCAAAATTGCTAATCTTGTATACAAATTCTAAAATAAATTTAAGGTGGTTAGCTTAGTTGGGATTAACTAAAAATGAATCTGAATATATAGAGTTCAAACCACAAAATGGTTTGGTCGCACAAATGAAGTTATCATTGGTACTAAATCAAAGAAAGATTTTCTTATATGATGATGTAAGTGAAAATTCTATTTTTGAATGTATTTACTATCTATATAAGTTAATGGATATGGATAAACGAACAGGAGAAAAATCACCGATTGATATTTTTATTAATAGCAACGGTGGATATGTTGACGATGGTTTAACATTAATTTCTTTAATTGAGTATATGAAAGATAACGGTTATGATATAACCACAATTAATATGGGTAGAGCATATTCTATGGGCTTTATGATATCCATCTGTGGCACTCATAGGAAGTCTTATAGATATGGCAGATACATGGTTCATGATATCTCTTCATGCGCATACGGCAAGGCACAGCAAATGCAAGAGGATATTGAGGATATGAAGATATCTAGGGCTGTGTTGTATGATATTATCCAAAAATATACTTCTATTACTTTAGAACAACTAACAGAATGGCAAGAGAAGAAGATAGATAAATTCTTATCGGCACAAGAACTATTAGAATTAAAAGGAGTAGATGAAATATTATGAGTGAAATTAAAGAACAACCTATTCAGTTCTCACCAGAGGAAATGGATATGGTTCAATCCCCTAGTGATTATATCGAAGAAAACATTATCCATTTAGATACAAAGAAATTGGATAAAGCTAGATTAGATGATATTTTGTTTGCTAAAGGCATCAATTCGGTTTCAGAGTTATGTGGTGCTATCAGTGCTTTAGTTAGCGTTGGTATCTCACCACCTATGGCTATGATGTATCTATCGGAGCGTGAGGGCACTATTTTAGCAATGGAACATACTCTTAACCTTAGTAAGATAAACGCTAATGCGACCGTAGAAGCTTCTAAATTTGAAAGTATTAATCTTCAAAAAAATATGTTATAATTAATTTCTAAATCACTTGACAAATTAATTGGATTATACTATAATATATATAGAAACAAAAATACATATTAAAAAAAAGAATTTTTAATTAATTTAGAAAACTACTTGACAAACAATATAAATTATACTATAATATATATAGAGACCAAGTAAATAACAAAACTTAATAAAAAAAAGAATTTTTAAAAAGTTTTAAAAATTACTTGACAAACACTACAAATTATACTATAATATATATAGAGAACAGAAACACTAAAAGATACTTACAGCTATTAACTACATAAAAATTATATTTTTTATTTAGTATCTTGTTTTTTAAGGCACTTACAGCTAACTAATAATAGAAAGAATACATACTAAATATATATTTACTTTAATTATTAGTGCCTTGGTAATATCGCATTTAAAAGTGAAAGCTTTTAAAAATATAAAATATTTATGAATTAAAGGGAGAAAATCAACATGACTAGTAAAACATTTATTAAAGCAGTAGCAGATGCTACAGGTAAGACACAGAAAGACACTAAAGCATTCCTTGACGGTGTAGAGACAGTACTTAAATCAACAGTCGCATCAGCAGTTGTTGGAGAAAAAGTTAAAGTTCTTGATACTACATATACAGTTAAAGATGTATCCGCAAGAGAAGGCAGAAATCCTGCAACTGGTGAATCTATTTCAATTCCTGCAACAAAGAAAGTTGCACTTAAAGTATCTAAGGATTTCAAGGATGTAGTTAAAGCCTAATTTTAACTAAAACGGATATAATGCTTAAAATATTATAAACGCTTAGATGAAGCCGTGAGTGATGGCTTAAAATCACTCAAATATATCACTGTAATTTAACTGGTAAAATACGAAACTGATAATTTCGATTTCTAAGTCCAAGTCTTAGCGGTGATACCATTTGGGTTTGTCATATAATGGTTATTATGTGACGTGATTTAAATAGGTTTTATATTATAATTGCAATTATAATATAAGTAATTAATTTTATTACCACAATTAATAAAATTCCCTATAATATCTTTTATTGTGGAAAGGATAATAATTATGGATATTAGTAAAAAGCAAATTGAAGAAACTGCAATACATTCTACTTCTTTAAGTGATTTGTTAGGAAATTTAGGTTTTACTAAAAGTGGTGCTAATACAAAAAATTTAAATAAGTTAATTAAAGAATATAGCATTGAAACTAAATTTAATACTATAGTACATCGTATAGTAAATAATGATGACATATTTATTCAAGATAGTACTGCAAATCAATCAACTTTAAGACGTCATTATTATGAATTAACTAAAGAAAATTATCATTGTTATATTTGTGGACAAGAATCAGCATGGTTTGGAAAAGAACTTTCTTTAACATTAGACCATATTAATGGAGATAATCATGACGATAGATTTGAAAATTTAAGATGGATTTGTCCAAATTGTGATAGGCAACTTGATACTTTTAGTGGAAAAAATATTAAAAATAGAAAGTCTAAATTGTTAGATTCAAAAACGTGCAAAAGTTGTGGAAAAGAATTTATTCCTAAAAATACAATTCAAGAATATTGTTGTATAGAATGTGTCCATATATCTCAAAGAAAAACAATTAGACCATCTAAAGATGAGTTGTCAATATTAATTCGTAATTATACTTTTGTAGATTTAGGAAAGATGTTTGATGTTTCAGATAACACTATTAGAAAATGGTGTAAAATATATGGTTTACCATATTTAAAATCTGAAATTTTAAATACATAATTATTTTGGTTGTATAGTATAGCGATTATTACATCGGACTGTCACTCCGAAAATCAGAGTTTAACTCTCTGTATAACCGCCAAATAACAGTAAATCCGAGTTCGATTCTCGGCATTCCCGCCAAAACCGTAAGTGATGGTTATATAATCACTTAATAATACAGGGTAGAGAAGTTTGGTCATCTCATTAGGCTCATAACCTAAAAATCGCTAGTTCGAATCTAGCCCCTGCAACCAAGGAAACCTATATCCTTTAAAGTAGGTGATATATCTGTTGGACGGTAAGGTATCGTTGTCTATCTCATAAGTAGATACAATTCGCTTCGATTGCGAAAGCAGATACCAGAATTTTATTTAGAATGGTGGTGTGTTATTAAACAATAATGAAAAATGGTGAATACATATTAGTTGTTGCCCCAAAAAATTACGATGGTAAAAAATATAGAAATAAATATTGTTATGAACATATTTTAGTTTATTGGGAATATTATAAAATATTACCAAAGGACAATGAAATTATACATCATATTGATGGTAATAAACATAATAATGACATATCTAATTTAAAATTAATGTCAAAATTAGAACATGATATATTACATAAAAATAAAAGAGGAATTAAATTTGTAATGCTAAAATGTACTGGATGTGGTAAAATTTTCGAAAAAGAAAAGAGAAAAACATTTTTAATTAGTGGTGGAAAATTTACTTGTTGTTGTCGTAAATGTATAGGTATAACCACTGGATTAAATCAAGAAGAAAAAAATAAAAGGATATCTCAAAATTTAATATATGAATTTACTAAATATAAATAAATCAATTATATTCTGGTGTAACACAACGGTAGTGTAATTCCCTGTTAAGGAAAAGGCTGTTGGTTCAAGTCCAACCACCAGAGCGTTCCACAATTTACAGTAACCTTTACGTGGTGTGGAATATCAACTATCTAAATTGATAGGCTAATAACTGTAATTATTAATAATAGGTATATAATCATAATAGAGAAAACATAGCACCATCGAATAAAAGTAATTCGCAAGGTTCTCAACCTTGTAATCTGGTGGCAGAATCCAGTGGTGTTACCAACATGGCACATTAGGCAAGTGGACTAAGCCGTCACCCTTTCACGGTGAAGACACCGTTTCAATTACGGTATGTGTCTCCATAGTTCTCTTTTAGTGCTTTTCTATCTTTGCAAATAGTAAAAGCGCATTTATGTCGAAGTGATGGAATGCATACATGCTAGTTTTAGAAGCTAGTGCCGAAAGGATTAGGAGTTCAAATCTCCTCTTCGACACCATTGACAATCTGGAAAGACAGATAAAATATGGAAGATTAGCTTATGTGGTAAAGCAGTAGTCCGAAGAACTACGGAATCCTATTCGAACGAGGAATGTTCCACCAGTTGAACAACGCAGGATACATATACGTTATAGGAGTAGGCACTAGTGCCCGCACCAAATTCTAAAAAATTAAGTAAATAGAGTGATATCCCTATCTGAAAGATTTTTAAGTGTATCCAATATATGGGGTCTGTAGTGTAATGGTAGCACGGAAAATTGTGATTTTTTAAGTAACAGTTCAATTCTGTTCATTCCCACCAAGCAATAAGCACGGCTTTGTAGATGCTTTTAAAGACACACACAGCGATACAATAATAATAAAATATTTGCTTTTTATTAACTGTGTCTTGTTATCTAATTGGGTTCGTAACCTCAATTTCTTTGCGGCGAAGAGTTTAAATATGAGCCGAAAATAAGTTACGATTATACGGAGAATAAACCAGACAGGCGAACTGGAACTGCCTTGAAAACAGATTGATGTTTAACAGCATTGGGTTTCGAGTACTCTGTTCTCCGCCAAATTAGTGTGAAAATGGAACAACCACGCTATCTTACCTATAGAGAGTTTAAATAAATATAGGTGTTGACCTAATTAGGGTAGTAAAACTAATTTGTTGTTCCAAAATATGTACTATTAGTGTAAATGGCAAGCACTTCTGCCTTCCAAGCAGAGAATTTCGGTTCAAGTCCGAAATGGTACACCAAACCTACTTTTCTGTTGCTTGGCTGTAGATAATGTGGAACAGAATTTTTATCGAGGATGAGTTGTAATGGTATGCATGTGTACCTTGGACGTATGCGGAGAGGTTCGATTCCTACATCTTCGAGTTAGACAAGATAATATACCTCTATGTGGTGTCAAACATCAACTGTTATTTATAACAGGCTAAATTATTATCAAAATAGGTTTTTATATAGTGTTGCAACATTATATAAAGTAATTAAACTAATTGCTACTATCAATTAGTTTCCCTATTAAATCTTTTATAGTAGAAAGGATAGAAATGTTAAGTCAAGAAGAATTTGAAAAAAGAATATCTATTACATTTAATGATACGATTGAGATTTTATCTGATTATAAGGGTAAGAGAAAAGACATAGAACTTAAATGTAAGAAATGCGGTTATCAATGGAATGTAGTTGCACAAAATGCAATGTATGGAAAACAAAGAAACTGTCCAGAATGTGAAATTGATAAAAAGAAAACAGGAGATTCTATAGTATGCGCTAATTGTGGCAAGAAAATATATAGAGTAAAGTCAAAGATGAGTAAATCAAAAAGTGGCTTGTACTTCTGTAATAGGAATTGTTCAAGTACATATTTTAATCATTCTAGTAATATAGTATCTATAAATAATTATAGAGATAAAGCTATAGATTATTATGGTGCAAAGTGTGAACTATGTGGAGACAATGAAGATATAAGATTATTAGATGTACATCATATTGATGAAAACAGATGTAATAATGAAATTAATAATCTAATTGTTTTATGTGTTAAATGCCATGCTAAAATTACAAGAGGTATAGATAAACTTATTGATAGAACTCTGATAATAAATGAAGATAATATTGATAAAAATAACTCTGTGCATTGTAAGCCAGAAACAGTACATAAAAAATATTGTAAAATAAATTGTTATGATAAAACAGATAATCTAATAAAATCATTTAATAAAATGTCTGATGCATTAGATTGGTTAAAACAATTTTACCAAAATCCATCATCTACTCATATAATAGAATGTATCTTACATAAGAGAAAAAGTGCATATAATTATATTTGGGTTGGAGTGACTATAAATAAAAAGATACTTACAGCTATATAAATTAATGATTTAGAATATGAAATTGTATAGGAATATTAAGCGTGTAAGCAGTATCTTGTAAATGGAAAGGCACATACAGCTAATTTTAAAATCAAGAAGAATATTATAATTCTACTAATTTTTATTTAGTGCCTTGTCAATAGTTTTAAGTAAAGAGGTCATATGGGAGAAAAAGAAAATAACAATTGTTCAGTGTATGTACATATTTTCCCTAATAGCAAACTATATTTTGGGATTACTTCATTAGTACCACAAATACGATGGGGAAATAACGGAATAGGATATCAAGGTCAATGTGTATATAGTGCAATAAATAAATATGGTTGGGATAATATTGAGCATATTATTTTATATGATAATTTGACGTTGGAACAGGCTAATAATTATGAAAAATTATTTATTAAATATTATGATACCAAAATTGATAATGGTAATGGTTATAATGTTACAAATGGTGGTAATGGAACTTGTGGATACATATGGTCAGAAGAACAAAAATTAATTTTAAGTAAATCTCATATGGGATTAAATAATTTTATTAATAAGACTGAAAACGAAATGGAAGAAATAAATAAAAAGCGTAGTAAGTCAATAACAGAAACAATTAATTCGGAAGATTGGAAAGCAAAAAATAAAGGAATACATATAGGACATATAGTTTCTAAAGAGACAAAAGATAAAATAAGTAACTCTTTAATTGGATATAAACGTTCTGATTCTTTTAAAAAAAAATTAAGTGATATCCATAATATTCCTGTAATATGTGTATCAACAGGAGAAATATTTAAATCTACAAAAGAAGCAAGTAAGTTTTATAACTGTGATAGTTCAAATATTACTGCATGTTGTAAAGGTAGGTTAAAAACAGCAGGTAAATTTAATGGAGTTAAGTTAGTATGGGAATATTGTACCAACATGTGAATCATAACACATAAAAATAAAATGTGGCTAGTCGATTACTGCTTGGCTGATTGGTAGTATAGGTTATGTAGCCTTAGTTTTACTTTGACTATATAAATATGGGGATATAATTCATTTGGTAGAATATCTGCCTTGCAAGCAGAACGTGAACGGTTCAAATCCGTTTATCTCCACCAACATATCAAGTCGGAATGGAGACATTAAACCCATATCCATTCCAGAATAAAACTGTGAAAAATTGATGGTTATACTTCCATACAAAAAGTAATTTATGGTCAATTATTTTAACGGTAGAATCTCTGTTTTGTAATCAGAAGATGCGGGTTCGATTCCTGCATTGACCTCCACTTTCATTGACCTATATCTGCTTTGTTGCAAGAGTGGTGTAGAGAGAAAGCTTTAACTGTTTGTATGTATAACATGACTGCAACTATGTACTTTAGTACACAAAAACATTCGTTCATACGCTAATGGCTTAACTGGATAAAGCATCAGATTTCTAATCTGTGTATTGGGGGTTCAAGTCCCTCTTAGCGTACCAAATTAAAGATACTTACAGCTATTAAATAAAATCAAGCTTTATTGATAAAAATAGTATCTTGTTATATGGGGCAATAGTCCAACGGTAGAACGTCAGCTTCCAAAACTGATTACGTGGGTTCAACTCCTACTTGCTTCGCCAAATATCTCATTGAACGTGAGTATAAAGAATGTTCATTAAACACCTATTTTTTATAGGTGTTTTTTTGTTATGTAAAAATACAAAATCTATATTTTATTTATATATAAAATTAATTTATATATAGAAGAAAGAGAGGAATTAATATGGCTGAAATCCATGTAGCGCCACAAATACAGAATGATGATGGCACTTTTACTGATGTAAAAATTCAAACAGATTCAAGTCAAGTATTTAATACTGATGGCACTACAGTACAATCACATGTTGATAATTCTAGTAAACATATTACCAAATGTTCGCACGTTAAGATTGGTACTGTTCATAATTTATCAGATGATAATATAGGGACTGTAACAGGCTCTAATGTCACAATTAATGGGACTGTAAATACTAGCATTAAAAGCTTAATTATTAATGGTAGCACTACTTTAACTGGGACTGGAATAGCTTCTCCAAATAATCTTTATACTATAACAGGAGTAGTTGCTCCAAGTATTACTATCAACGATGTGGTACGCTCTACTACTATTATTAATGCACTTTATAGTATGAGTGATGGAGTAAAAGATACCGTAAATATTACAACAGGAATAAGAACTAATTACACTGGATTAGTTAAATTTGTTGGCAATGAAACTTGGTCAATATATTCTACTTCTGATAATTCTACTTCTGTATGTTTTTATGTTAGTTCTTTTACAAATAGATTAGCATCAAGTACAGACGTATGTAATGAGTTTACATATAAAACAAATCTTTTAAGTAGTACTACAACAGATGAAGGGTACTGGTTAAGTGACGTACAAGCAAATGCAACCCTTGGATATTTCCGTGTAAATAAAAGCAGATTAATTGGATGGTCTGATTCACTTTCTGATGTAAACAAAATTGCATTATTTAAAACTTGGCTTTCTTCATATAATCTTATTGTATTATATGAATTATTAACACCAACAACTTCTACAGAAACAATTCAAGAGTTTAGAACAGCGGATACAACTACAAATGTATCTATAGATAAAGGTTCATTTACATTAGTTTATTTTAAAGATATGTTAGGTAGTAATACGATAAGTTTTCAAACTACTGCTGATTTTACCGTTGGAGATACATGGAAAATTAATGGTTCTCAATTAATTGCAAAAATGATTAATGGTAATGCATTATATACCAATGTATTTAAATCTGGTGGATTTATTGTAGGTAAAATTGATGGCTCTAATTTATTAATAAGTATTACTGATGGCGGTAATTCAGATACTGTAGATGGAAAACATTCAAGCGATTTTGTACCAAAGGTTATTGGTTGTACTGGTAGTTGTGATGGTTATTTTCAGACAGGAGTTTATCAAGGTATATTTACAAATTATCCACCTTCATTACCAGATGGTCAAGGAAACTTAATTGTGCATTCATATAGTACAACTTCTACAAGTGCTGGGTGGACACAACAAGAGTTTGTATCTGCTCAAACAAGTGTTAAAAACATAAGGAAAGCAGTTAATGGTGTTTGGGAATCATGGGGAACTCAATATTCTTCTTTAAATATTGGTACTGCAAGTGTTTTAAATGCAGATACTGTAGATGGGATACATGCCGCTGATTTAGGTGGTATGTATGTAGGAATTGTCGCCCCAACTGCTGTAACAAAAGGTTGGATAGATACTGCTAATGGCGGTATATTGAAATATTTTAATGGTACTGCTTGGGTAGCGGCTAAAGGAGTTTGGGGATGAGTATAAATGAGTGAAATGATTTCTAGTGAACTAATTGCTTTAAAAGCAAAAGTAAAAGCAGAAATGCAAAGAAGAGCATATACGGGAAGTCTTGTTGCTTATGCTGATACTTCTTGGGATTTTTCTACAACACCTGCTACGGGTGGAATAATATTAGCTGAACATGGTAAAAAAGTTATAGAACCATTACTAGCAGTTAAAACATATGGAGATTTAGTTCCTGTTGTTTCAGGCGCTATTATCCCTACATCTTTTGATAATACTGGATTAACAACTATAGTTAATAATTTAGCCGCAGAAGCTACTACAACGTCAGCATCTTCATGTTCTGCATCATGTACAGGATTATGTGTTGCTTGTACTGGTAGTTGCACTGGTGGTTGTAGCGGTAGTTGTAGCGGTAGTTGTAAAACTGGATGTAGCGGATGTGAGGGTTGCGGAGTATGTGATGTTACTTGTTTAGGATTTTGTAAAGCAACTTGTAATACCACATGTACTCCATGTACTGGATGTTCTAGTATGTGTGCTGGTACTTGTGGGGCATGTACATCGTGTGATGGTTGCTCTGGATGTAGTGGTTCTAAATCTTCTGGTGCTAACTGTAGCGGATACTGTTCCAGTACATGTACAAGCAGTTGCGGAGCATGTACTGGATGTTCTGGTCAAAGAGCGAGTTAAAATAAAAGGAGAAATATTTTATTATGAAGGTAGAAATTAAAGGGGAACTTGTCGATTATATAGAATCATTGCAATATGAAACATATGCACGTAAAGATATTATAGCGTTTATGTTAGAAAAAAATATGAATATGAGTACTGATTCTGCAAAAGAATATCAAAAAGAATATAAAAGGTATTTTTCTGAATATGAAATTGCACTACAACAATTGAAAGAATTATACATATATGCTAATCCTAGTATTGCTGATAAAGAAGTCAAATGGAGTTTAGATTTTGAGAGCAAAATGTTAACAATCGAGGTAGATAATGTATAAAAAAATAGAACAATATGCTGATTATATCAATAGACTATTTCCACAACCATATGACGGTGATGTGCATCATAAAAAACTTGCACGTACAATAACATTTCAAGTTACTGATGATTGTAACCTAAGATGTACATATTGTTATGAAATTAACAAAGGTCATCATTTTATGAATTTTGATATAGCAAAACGTTTTATAGATGATATATTAAATACAGATATAGATACCAATGAATATATTAATATTGATAATTCTCCTGCTATTATAATGGAATTTATAGGTGGAGAACCATTCCTAGCAATAGATTTGATTGATAAAATAACTGATTATTTTATTACACAAATGATTATAAAAAAACATCCGTGGGCTACAAGATTTATGATAACTATCTGTTCTAACGGTGTATTATATTTTGATGAAAGAGTACAAACTTATATAAAGAAACACTTACATCATTTATCATTTTCCGTATCTGTAGATGGTAATAAGAGATTACATGATACTTGCAGAGTATTCCCTAATGGTATGGGTTCTTATGATATGGCTATAAAAGCAGTTAAGCACTTTACAGAAGTGCTTGGTGGTAAAATGGGAAGTAAGATGACACTTGCTCCTGCTAATATAGGGTATACATTTGAAGCTGTTGAAAATCTTATTAAATTAGGATATGAACAAATATTTCTTAATACTGTATATGAAAAAGGATGGACTAAAGAAAACGCAACTACACTATATGAACAACTTAAAATGGTAGCTGATTATTTATTAGAAAATGGGTTACAAAATAAGATATACCTATCTATTTTTGAGGAAGATTTTGCAAGACCAAAGGGCACTGATGATATTGATAATTGGTGTGGTGGTACTGGCAACATGATTGCTGTAGATTATAAGGGAGATATTTTTCCATGCTTACGTTATATGGAAAGTAGTCTAGGTGATGACCAAGAACCTATGATAATTGGTAATGTATTTGACGGTATGATGAAAACAGAAAAACAATGTGATTGTGTTAATTGTTTAGGATGTATTGATAGAAGAACACAATCTACTGATGAATGTTTTAATTGTCCTATTGCGCAAGGTTGTGGATGGTGTTCTGCTCATAATTATCAAGAGTTTGGTACGGCTAATAAAAGAACTACATATGCTTGCGATATGCATAAAGCAAGAGCATTGGCTAATGTATACTTTTGGAATAAAACATATGCTAAAAACGGTATAGCTAAAAGATTTAAAAATTACGTACCAGACGAATGGGCTTTAGAAATTATAAATAAAGATGAACTTGAAATGCTTAAAAGTTTAGAAAAGAGATGATATAATGTTTAAAATTAAATTAATTGATGGCACGATTTTTAACGCAACTTCTGTAGAAGAAAATTTTAGAACAGAAGTTACTGGTGATGCTCATATTTCACTTACTATACAAAATGATAAAGCTGAACCTAGTGATAACCTTGAAGTATATAAAAATAAATTGATTACCGAAAATCTTAAATCAATTTCAGTATACGATGAAACTGGTAAAAATCTAATTACTGTATATCAAGGATATGTATTTGTTAGATATTTAGCGGCTAGGATTCAAGCGAATGGAAGTATACTATACGATTTTAATCTTACTAAAGAAGACTTAGTAACAGTATAATAATCTAAAAACAAATCATAATTGAGTAGGATAATTTCCCCCTTATATATGAATGGTTTAAACTTATTTTTAAGGGAGATGCTAATATGCAAGCACAGATTGATATGAATAGCGTATCAATTATTGTTGGGCTTATCTTATCTTTAAGTGCAATAATTGGATTATTATTCAAGGTATTTAAGAAATTTGATAAGATTGATAAAATTGATATAATTTTAGTCAAAGTAGAGGAATTAGAGAAGAAATTTATTTTTGTAGATGTTATGAAGCAAGATTTTGAAGCAAATGCAAAAGAATCAGAAACTAAAATTACTTTACTCTCTGGATTAAAAGATGATGTAAAAGAGATATCTACGCAATTAGAGGAAGTAAAAGAAGAAACACGATTTAATACTAGCATGAATAAAGTTGATACAGAAGTATTAGAAGCGTTAGCAGACCATGCCATTAAAACACAGAATGCTAATGGTAAGGTACATAGAAGTTTAGAAATGCTAGAAAAACTAAAATTTAATAATCCAAAATTTTCATAATTATCGTACTACTACATTTTACTAATTGTTTACCCCTTTGATATTATTATTTAAAAATAATTAAAAAAGGAGTTTTATATTATGGCTTTGACAACTAAACAAATTAAAGATTTAAATAATATGAATATATCGGCTCAAAAAGCAAAGTTAGGAACGGAGATACAATCTATATTATCACAAATTGGTGATATAGAGATAATACTAGATATAATTAATGGTGAGATTGTATGAGTATAATTAACAAATTACAATATTTAAATGAAACTAAAAATGAAATTAAAAATGCTATTAGAGATAAAGGTGTCGAGATATTAGACACTGATATTTTTAGAAATTATCCTAATAAGATTAGTCAAATTAGTGGTGGTAGCGTTGAACCGCCATCCCCTTTAGAGGTATACAATACAACTAGACCTAAAGATTGGCTGACGATGCCAATCCCTAATGATAATGAAGCTTATATGTTATTTTTAATACCACATACTGATATGGCTTTGTTTGCTATAAATGTAATATGTGACGGTATCTATAGCGTTTATTTTGGTGCTAATGAAAGCATAATCAATATATTGAGCGGGACTACAGCCGAAAAAACACTTGATTTTAATGATTATGATGATTTAACTTCTGATGGGTTTAAACAGGTAATGATAAGAATAACTGGTGAAAATATTACGGATATAAGTCTTGTATCTCATAGTTTGAAAAATGGTTATACAGATTTTACGGTTGTAGATTTTATTGGGAAATTACCTGTTGTAGAAGATATTAAGATAACATCTAATAATTTAAGATACTTTAATCTAATTGGGAATAACAATATAAGTCAGGTATCTGATATATCTAATCCTATGGTATTTAATAAATGTATATCATTAATCGCATTATTATCATTAAACACTAGCAAAGTTACTAGCATGAATAGTATGTTTAGCAATTGCACCTCTTTAAAAAGTATACCATTATTAGATACAAGTAATGTTACTGATATGAATAATATGTTTAGCGGTTGCAATTGTTTAAAAAGTATACCATTATTAGATACAAGTAAAGTTACTAATATGAATAATATGTTTGATAGTTGTTTTTCTTTAACAAATATACCACTATTAGATACAAGTAATGTTACTGATATGAGTAGCATGTTATCTTTTTGTCAGCTTTTAAAAAATATACCATTATTAGATACAAGAAATGTTACCGATATGAATAATATGTTTTCCACTTGTGTTTCTTTAATAAGTATACCATTATTAAACACTAGCAAAGTTACTAGCATGAATAGTATGTTTAGCAATTGCACCTCTTTAACAAATATACCATTATTAGACACAAGTAATGTTACTGATATGAGTTATATGTTTATTGGGTGCAATTGCTTAATAAATATACCATTACTAAACACTAGCAAAGTTACTAATATGAATAATATGTTTAGTAGTTGTATGTGTTTAAAAAGTATACCATTATTAGATACAATCAACGTTACTGATATGAGTAATATGTTTAATAGTTGTTTTTTTTTAAAAAGTATACCATTATTAGATACAAGTAATGTTATTGATATGAGTTATATATTTTATAATTGTACGTCTTTAATGGACATACCGTTGTTAAACATAAAAAGTCTTGTATCTAATGATGGTATGTTTAATTACTGTTCCTCAATATATAATATATTATTTGGTGGTCTAAATGTATCTAGTATTATAATTTCCATACGTTCATGTCCTTTATCACATAAAGCAATAGTTAATTTAATTAATTCATTACCAATATCTGCGGAAAGTTCTACTTTAAATATTATTAACATTTTGAATAATGAACCGCTAACAGATGCAGAAAAGTTAGTTGCTAATAATAAAAATTGGGATATAGCTACAGGAGAATTGGAATAATCATAATTTTTAGAATCGAAAGGAATGTTTTTTTATTGAGTAAAATCGAACAAGAGAACTTTATCTTATCCCTGTATAGAGATAAGGGTTTATGCTATAGAGAGATAGCTATTAAATCAAATGAAAAATTTTCGACTGATTATTGGGATAACGAAAGAATTAGAAGCGTTATTAGAAAGTCAAGAAAAACATCTAAAATTATCCCAAATAAACCACTTAATGTTCAAGAACATTCTATGGGTTATAAAGATAGCACACAGTTAAATCAAGATGGTTCAATGGTTTCTGACCGTATTATTGAAATATGTGAAGAAGATTTAAAAAGTCCAGAGAGATTATTAGAAGCGCATAAATTTGATGCTTCTAAATGGGAATTAATTAATTGTAAAAACAATTTGTGGAATGCACCAGCAGGAAACGGATTAAAGATTGTTATGTATCAAAGTAAAATCACAGTAAAACCAAAAAAAGATTTTGCTTGGTCAGCGGATTATATTGAACAGTTATTCGATAACATAAAAATAAAGGACATTTCAAATATCAAAAAAGAACAATATGAGAAGAATGGGAAGGCTTTAATACTTCCAATTACTGATTTACATTATGCTCTTAGAAGTTATGTTGAAAGTTCTGGTAATGAATACGACGAAAATATAGCTGAAAAAATATTCTATCAAGTTGTTAACGATGTATTAGAAAGAACTAAACATCTTAAATTTGAAAAAATATACTTCACTATTGGTTCAGATATAATCAATGTAGATAACAAAATGGGCACTACAACTAAAGGCACTCCACAAGTAGAATCTATGGAAGTTGAAAAAGCAGTTATTAACGTTACTAATATGTTAATTTCTACTATTGAAAGATTAAGAAAAATCTCTAATGTTGAAGTTATACATATACCGTCTAATCATGATTACCATGTTGCTTTCGGAATTGCAAATGCTTTGCGTGTGAAATATGATGGCTGTGAAGACGTTAATGTAGACTATGAGTGGATTGAAAGAAAATATAAGGTTTTTGGTAAAACTTTAATTGGGTTTGCGCATGATTTAAGACAAAACAATATTAATGATATTGTTAATTCCGATGCAAGACAATTATTAGGTCAAACTGAAAATACGGTATATCTATTGGCTCACTATCACCATGAGAGCGTTGTTGATAAAGGTGGTACTGATGTAAGAAGATTGCCAACTGTATCCGCATTAAGTAGATGGGGATACGAACAAGGATATGGCGCTGTGAGAAAGAATCAGTCATTTGTACTTGATTCTGAACACGGTATAAGCGATATCATATATACATTTATAGAAGAATAAAAAGGGGTTGGTTAGATGGGAAGAACCGCAGTAAGAAGTAATCCAACTGCAACAGAAGCTGATAAGATTAAATGTGTAAAGTGTGGTACATCTAATCAAGCTAATTTTTATCAGTCTAAAGATAGATTTAGACAATATTTTGGGAAAATACCATACTGTAAAGAATGTACTAAAGAAATATATTCATATTATCTACAAAAATATAAGAATATGAACTTAGCAATATATTATATGTGTAGAAAGATTGACGTACCATACATAAACGTTTGTTATCAAGGTGCTGTTGTTAATATTAACAATCCAGAATCTAAGATTAAAGGCGAAGATGCAATTGTACAATCATATATGAAAGGCTTAGGATTTTCAGAACAAAATGGTTGGGGGTACTCCTTTGATGATTCAATGGGGGAAAATGAAATTGATGGATTGGCATCATTTGATGAAATTACTAAAATTAAGAGAAAAGCAAAGAACGAAGATATAGATACAGAAAAATATGATATTATTGAATATGACACAGATGATTTACAACAAAAATGGGGAATGTTCGATAATGAAGATTTGGCTTATTTAGAAAATGAGTATCTTGATTGGCAAGATAAACTTAACGGTATTAATGAAAAATCAATTGATATCATGGTGCAACAAGTTTGTTTACAATGTAATGAAATCAGAAAAGATAGAGAAATTGGTAACAGCGTAGAGAAGAAAGTAAAATCTTTATTAGAATTATTAAATACCAGTGGACTTGTTGAAAAACAAAATAGTGTTGGTTCAATTAAAGCTACAACTGGACAGAGAATAGAAGATTTAGAAAAAATTAGACCAGTTAAACAAGTTGACCCATCTTTTGAAGATGTGGATGATATTAACAAGTTATTGATTGGATTTATTGCTTCTACATGTAAGGCATTAGGTAAAACAAATGCTTATACAGAGAAATTTGATGAATTATATAAGGATTATACAATTGATTTAATCGAAGATATTCAAGATGTGAATGAAGAGGAATCGCCTATTTCGGATGTTCCAGAAGCTGTGGATGAAAAAGGTGAATCATAATGCCAACGATTACAATAAAGAGATTAAAAAAGGAAAATAAAACTCAACAACAAATTTATGCAGAGAACTTTGAAGAATGGGTAGGTTATTGGAGAAGTAATCCACATAGATTTATTACTGATTATTTAGGATTAGAATTACATGATTTTCAAAAGGTATTGATATACCAAATGAATAAATATCCTAACTTTATTTTTATTGCAAGTCGTGGATTAGCTAAATCAACTATAACGCTTCTATTTGCAGTTCAACGTGCAATTCTTTATCCTAACCAAAAAATATTGGTTGTATGTCCTGTTAAAAGTCAGTCTACTAGATTTATAAAAAAGATACTAGACTTTTCAAGAGATAGTAAAAATCTAAGTAATGAGATAGAAAAAGACGGTGTAAAAACTGGACAAAATGAAAGCAGTATTACTTTTAAGAACGGTTCTGTTATTGCTACCGCACCTTATAGTGAAAACTCATTAGGTATTCGTTGCCATATATTAATTGTTGATGAATTTGTAAGAACAGAAAAAGAAGTTTTAACTAGAGTATTCGTACCAATGTTAACATCTCCTAGATGCCCACCATACAGAAGTTTAACTGCAAAAGAGAAAAATGCATTGCCATCAGAAGAACAAAGACAATTGTATTTAAGTTCTATACGTGGAGCAGAAGAATGGTCTTATAAATATTTTGAACAATTTGTGCAATATATGTTAGATGGTAACATGGATTATTCTACTGTTGCTTTACCTTATCACTTTGGTGTAAAGAATAAGTTTATTACTCGTAAAATTGTAGAACAAAGTTTTAGAGAAAATCAAGAATCATTAGAAATACTAAAAGCTGAATATTTAGGTATTCCAGAACGAGGTAATGGTGATTCATACTTTAAATATACTGTAATGGATAAAGTAAGAACAAATACTAAAGCGCTATATGCTATGAGTAATGAAGAGTTCGTAGATTTCAAAGAAGATAAGACTAAATGGCAGTTCTATCAAGAAAAGTTACCAAATGAAATTCGTCTTTTATGTATGGATGTCGCGCTGATAGAATCAGCAAAAAACGATAATACCGCTTACTGGATTATAAGACTAATTCCAAGTGATGGTAAGTATAAGAAAATTGTAGCGTATGGTGAAAGCCTACATGGTATTAACTCACTTATTCAAGCTAGACGTTCTAAACAATTGTTCTATGAATTAGATTGTGACTATTTTGTTATCGATACACAGGGAAATGGTGTTGGTGTATTCGATGCTTGTACTACAGAAACTTATGATGAAGAACGTGGTGAAAATTATCCTGCATGGACAGTTGTTAACTATGACGATGTAAAAATGGTCAATAGAACTATTAGCCAAAATGCAGTACCATTGATTTATAGTGTTAAAACACCACCACAATTAAAACATGAAATGTTTATTAATATGAAAAATTTGTTTACATCAGAAGAAGTTTCACTATTAGTGGAATCACAAGAAGCTGTAGAATATCTTAATAAATATTTTAAATATTATAAAATAGAAGATTCTAATTTAAGAATTAGACTTTTAGATTCTTATGTTCAAACTAATATGTTAATTAATGAAGCAATAAATTTAGACCAAGTAGCAGGTGGTTATATCAATTTAAAAGAGAAATCTGGTAGACGTAAAGATAGAGTTATGTCTTTAGCTTACGGATTATACTATGCAAAACTTTTAGAAGATAACCATTTTAGCAATAATAATAGCGATTATGGTTTGCTAGACTACATACAATACGGATAAAAGTAAGAAAGGAGAGATAATTTGGCTGACAACGATGGAAAACTAACAGAGGGCGAAGTAAACCAAGTTTTAAACGCTTGGGATTTTCTTAGCTTTTCAAACGAATATAATAATCAATTCCGTAATACATATTTCACACCAGACACGGTGAATAGACAATTACAAAATATTAATATGAACCCCGTCGAAGGAACTATGGAAGGGATTGAAAGAGCATTAAGAGCGCCTAAAGATAGCGAAACTATATTAAGAAATTATAGTACAAATTTTGAAGTTCAAAATATGTTTTATAAAAGATTAATTAGATACTTTGCTGATATAGCTTGTTTTAATTTAACATTTGATTGTACAAACATAACCAAAGATGAAGAATTTAACTCTCCTGCTTTTAAGAAAGATTTAAAAATCTTAGATGATTTTTGTAGTCACTTTAACTTTAAAGAAGAGTTTCAAAAAGCAATGAAACAAATGCTAAGACAAGGAATCTATTATACTATACTTAGGGACGAGGGAAGTAAATATACACTTCAAGAACTTCCACCAGATTTTTGTAAGATTACTGGAAGACACGATTCTGGATTGTTATTTGACTTCAACTTCAACTGGTTTATTGGTAATTACGGTGTAGACATAAATATGTACCCTAAAGTTTTTAAAAGAATGTATAGGGAAACATTTAAGAATGTTTCTACAGAGTATGAACCATCTGGTAACGTTGATTCAAGGAATAGCACGTTTATTTATTGGCATCAATGTTCCCCAAAAGATAAGTTTTGGGCTTTTAAAATATCACCAGAAATAGCTACCTTAACCCCATATTTCGCCGCATTATTTCCAGAAATATCTATCCAACCAACCGTAAGGAAACTTCAAGAGGATAAATATTTTATTGAAGCTTCTAAGTTATTAGTTGGTATTATAGGAATGAATAAAGATAAAAAATCTGGTGCTGTTGCGAATCAAATTAATATCACACCAGATATTTTAGGTAAATTCTTAGGTGTAGCTAGACAAGGTTTAGCTAAACAAATTGGATTAACCGCATTACCTATGGATGATATTAAACCAGTAGAATTTACTGTTTCTGAAAGAAATATGCTATCAGAGTATGTAGATAATATCTCTGCTCAAAGTGTTGCATCTTCTGAACCATTAATTAGTACTGATAGACTAAATGTACACCAATCTAAATTAGCTAGTGCAATAGATAATGCTTTTATTAAATCTATATATCCACTATTTGAAGATTTTGTTGATTATTTTGTTAACGCAAATACAAAGAAATACAAATTTAAAGTTAAATTTAGTGATATAGATATACCAGATGATGTTAAAGAAAGACAAGATAAATTTAAGAATTTAGCAACTATGGGTATTGTTGATTTTCAACAAGTCTCAAGAATTTGTGATATGAATCCATTCGAACTTAATAGACATTTATCTTTATCTAAATCTATGGGATTTGATAAGAAGCTAATTCCTTTGATGAGTTTAAATAATCAAACTGCCGAATCACAGAAAGTTGACCCTACAAAAAAAACACAGGGTAGACAGTCTAAAGAAGATACTGACAATGAAGATACTTTAAATAGTCAAGCGCGTGGAACTAGCGAGTTAAAAGAGTAATGTACATTGACAAAGGAACTGGGGTGTAATACCATGTTTATTCTTAATCCTAAAATAGTAAATGAAGATAAACTATACCGTTGTAAAAAAGAAGAATCTACAATGTTATTAAAAAATGGTTTTTCATTATTTAGTATTGAAAAAGGAGATTATATATATTATAAGACACAAGAATTAATACAATTTTTAAATTTAGGGGGTGAGTAAAATGAACAAGTATTCTATTAATTTTTCAGTTGATAAAATTGAATTATTAGGAGATGCAAAAAGTAGTAGATTTCAGAAAGCTAAAATATATGCTTTTGCTGATGGTAAAAATGCTCATACTTTAGATATTGAGAATGATGTGTTAAATAAGTGTGCTGATACAATTTATGACATTCCGATTCTATATAAATATAATAAATACATAGGTGATTTTGAAGGTCATGAATCAGATGAAGTCCCATGTGGGTTTATTAAAGAAGAAGAATCTAATCCAGTTGTGTTTAGTAAAGTACCAGACGGCAGAACTTTTATTACAATAATGGGAACTATTTGGAAGAAATATAGTGCTGATGTACTAAGAGTATTCAATGAAGATGGTAATAAAAAGGCTGTAAGTGTAGAAATGAGTGTTACTGATTCAGAAGAAATTGAAGACAAATTAAGGGTTAAAGAGTTTGTATTAGAGGGTGTTACTCTCTTAGGAGATTATATAAATCCCGCGGTTAAAGGCGCTAATATCCAATTGGAGTTTTCAGAGGATAAAAAAGCCTACCTTAATGAAGTAGGCACTTCTGATGATTTAATAAATAATAATGAAGGTGCAGGTGAGTTGAAATTGACTAAAGAAGAGTTAGAATTTGCTGAAAAAGAAAAGGCAAACGAAGCTGAAAAAGCTAAAATAGCTAAAGAAGAAGAAGACAAAAAGGCAAAAATGAGCGCAGACGAAGCTGAAAGTAAGGCAGAAAAAGCTAAGGAGTTAGCAGATAAAGATGCAGAAGCTAAAGAAGCAGAAGCTAAAAAAGCAAAGATGAGCGAAGATGCTGAAATGAGTGCTAAAGCTGATAAAGCTAAAGCCGATAAAGAAGCCGCTGATAAAGCTAAAGCTGATAAAGAAAAAGAAGACAAAGAAGCTAAAATGAGCGCAGATGAAAAGTTCGAAGCTATGTCAGCAGAGAACGCTAAACTAAAAGAAGAAAATAAAGCTTATATGTGTCAAATTGAAACTATGTCTGATTATGCAGACTTAAAGAAATTTCAAGTAGATGCAGAAGAGAAATTAAAACAAGAGAAAGAGATGTCTGCAATCACTAAAGTAATGTCAGATATTGAAAATCGTGGAATCACTATGAGTGAATCCGAAAAGACTGAAATGCAGTCTAAAATTAAGGAATTTTCCTCTATTGAATCTTGGAGCAATTATGTAAAAGCACAGGTATTTGATAGGGCTGAAAATATAGATGGTATCGTAAAGATAGGTCTCCCATTCGAATCTCAAAGAAAAACAAATAGTATTTGGGATACAATATAATTTTTTATTTTAGAAAGGATGAATTGAATTATGGCTACAAATGTTGTTATAAAAACTCGCGTACAAGCAATGAACATCGATACATACAACAGAACTGCTGTTGCTACTTCTGATGTTGAAAACGGTTCTGTATTTAATCTTAACTCTTACTCTACAAATCTTGGAGAAGGCACAGTTTGGAATGCTACAGAAGCAGGTTCAGTATCTGCTAAAGGACTATGGATGGCTACAAGCCCAGAAGTTGTTATCACTAGAGACCTAATGGGTAGTGAATATAAAGGCTTAACACCAGACCCAAGAGCATTTATTAATTTCACTGGTCGCATGATTGATGCTACATTCCTTGCTCCACATGACATTATCGAAATGACTTGTGCTGGAATTGCTGATGTCGCAACTCTTGGTTTCCTTACACCAGCCGCAACTGGATTTAAACTTGTTGCATCTGCAACAGCAGGGACTGGTTTCACATTAAAGAAAGTTGGAACAAGTATTCTACATATTGGTTCAAGCAATCTAGTTAAAACTCCCGTAACTACTTACAAATTTGAAGTAGTTAACAACTAATTTAAGAAAGGTGTTGAATAAAAATTATGACTAAACAATTATGTTTCTCTGCCAACCGTAATACAGTCGAGGTTGCATTTAGAGATTATATGAACACATATTTTTCTGAAACAGAAAAAAGAACTGGCTTCGCATACGACAACTCAATTTCATTTGCTGATAAAGAAAAGAAAATGAATAAGTTAATGAACGCTGAAATCTATAGACTTGCTAACATTGAGTTCGCAGAAAATTCAATGGTATCAAACGAAATGTGGGGTCAACATCCTCTAATTAAGTGGGCTTCTTTTGCAGTTGCAAACTCACTAATTGATATGATTATCCCAGACGTTCTTGATAAAAGCATCGGCGCTTACACAGAACAAAGAAATGGTATGATTGGCGATAGCTTTGCTTTCGACGTTGAACCTAATGATTTGTTCTATGTATCTAAAGCTGGTAGAGACCAAAGAACAGTAGAGTTCCAAAGACAATACAACGGTCAAGTAACTGTTATGCCAGAAAATCGTGCTATTGCCGTTTCTGTTAACTTTTACAAAGTCCTTTGTGGTCTTGATTCTCTAGCTAAGTTTGTAATGAAAGCTATCCTTAGTGTAGAAGCTCAAATTACAAAAGAAGTTTACAAAGCATTTGATACTGCAATGGGCGACCTTCCTTCAACTCCTGTAGATGGTAATCTTAAAGTTGCAGGATTTACTAAGAAAGAAGCAGTAAGACTTGCCGCTACTGTTACAGCATATAATGGCGGTGCTAAAGCTGTATTCTTAGGTACTCCAACAGCATTAGCAAATATTCTTCCAGATGATGCAAACTACAGATACGATATCGATAGTGAATTTGTAAAAGTTGGTTATGTCAGAACTCTAGCAGGATATGACACAATGGTATTACCACAAATCGCTGATTGGTCTAATCCTTATAAATTAGCAATTGACGACGATAGAATCTATGTAATTTCTCCTTCAAGCCAAAAACTTGTAAAGCTTTGCTATGAAGGTTCAAGCACAAATAGTACTATCGCGGCTCAACAAACTGCTAACTTAACAGAATCTACAACTATCAACAAATCATATGGTATCGCAGTTGCTACAAATGCTATTGCAGGAATTATCACACTAGCTTAATCGTACACGTTCGTACATAATATATTTATACATAAATATTAGGATAGAAGGGATACCGACTTAATAGGTATCCCTCTACCAATATTTGAATTGAAAGGGGATTTATTAATATGCCTAAGATTGCAAATGCCGCTTCTACAATTGTAGAAGAAAAGGTTACTAACGTTGCTGAACCAACGATTGGCAACGCAGAATATCAACAAATATTACAAGACAATGCTGAACTAAAAGCTAAACTAGAGGTTTTAATTTCTAGTATGCAGAAATCAGATAATATAGCTAGTAAAATCGAAAGTCCTAAATTAGCAGAGGTAGAAGTCGAAAATGAAGGATTTGTAGAACCATCCGCTAATAAACAAATTAAAGTAATGTCTTTATACTACGGTTCTTTAAATTTACCAACAGAAGAAGGTGGCTCGGCAAAATTGTCCTTTAATCAATATGGACAAGTTAAGTCAGTCTCTTATTCTAAGCTAAATGATATTGTTAATACTAATAAGAAATTTGTCGATAATGGATTGTTTTATGTTCTTGATAAAAATGCCGTATACTTCTTAGAACTTACGGAATTATATAAGACTATTTTAAACAAAGATGCTATTGATAAAATTTGTGATTTTAGCGCTAATACTATTGAATCTATGTTAGATAATATTACTGATTCACAAAAAGAAATAATTATTCATAATATTAGTATGAGTATATATGGTGGACAGGCTGTTGACTATAATAAAGTTGATATTATTAGTAGAAAATTCGGAGTTGATATTAAAGCAAAAGCAGAAGGAATGAAAAGTTTTGATGTAAAAGCATAATATTAACTTTATAATATAAAAAAGAGGGGGTGGGAGTATGGAAACGGTAACTTCATTTGAGACTTTGTATAAATTATTTTTAGGGTCTATTCAAGATTATAAAATCAAAAAGATATTTCAAGAAGATGTTGCAATTGCAGAAGATATGATGGATACATTTTTAATTAAAAGTATCCCTCGGTTCTCTTCTGATTGTATCAAGGATATTTCAAATGTAGACCTAGTTAGTAGAACATTTTTGGTGTCTTTAGATATTGATGAACTCAATATCATGGCTGATTCTATGGTTTTGACTTGGATGAATTGGTCGATAAATAATATTACACAAATGGAGATAACTCTAAATGATAACGATTATAAACATTACAGCGAAGAGCGTAATTTAAGTGGTAAGAATAATCATAGAAATATGCTAAGAGAAATATTAGACCAAGATATTATAGTATATGGATTAAAACATACCCCTTTCAAAGAATGGGCGGCTGGAAATTATGGAGTATAATATTAACAATATTAATATATCTGGCTCTGATGTAAATGAATACATAATTAAATTGATAAATGAAGTGTTTGCTATACTTCCTATATATGAGGAATGTGAAATAGCTGATGATTTTAAAAGATTTCACGTATATTTAGAAAGATTAATTATGGAAACAGCAGGTGGATATTTTAATTTAGGAACTAAAGGCTACTTAACATTAACAAACGTTTTAACAGGAGTTAATATTAGTACACAGTTAAACCATGCAAATGTCAAATCATTAACGTTTTATTGCATATCAATTCTAAATGCATTAAAGGTGATAGAATGAGTTATTATGATACCTTTTTATCAGTTAATAAATCTCCAAAAGAGTTTTATTTAAACCAAATACAAGAATTAGTAAATGGACAATTTGATAATGCTTCAACAGTTCAAAGTGATGTTGAGGAAGAAATTGAGTTTGGTACTTTAAGTTTTGTTCCATGTGAAAGTAGAATTACCAGTCTAATTGATGTAAAAACTGGTAAAAAGAACAATGATGATTTTAAAAAAATTCTATTTAGAGATGTTACACACCAACCACCATTAGGTACAAGATACAGATTTGAAGATAATATTTGGATTGCTTATGCAACTGATAATATAAAAAGTGCTACATCAAGCGCTTATTTACAAAGATGTAATTGTACAATGAACTCACAGGATAAGTACGGTAATATTCACGAAGAGCCATGCTATGTAGATTATAATCTGATGGAAACACAATTATTAACTAATATACAATTGGATGTTCCAGCAGGAAGAATCGAAGTAAAATGTCAATTGAACAAATATACAAAAGATGTTGATGTTAATGCAAGGTTTATTTTTGGGGATGACGTTTATAAACTAAGAAGCAGAAGTAAGCCAAATAGACTAAATACTTTTGATAAAGATTCAGTCACATTTTTATCATTTTATGCTAATTATGACAATAAAGCAGAAGATGATAATTTTGATTTAACAGTTGCAAATTACAAGACATATAATTATGTGATATCTTGCCAATCTAATATTAAGAATACGATTGGGGCTAAAGATACATTAAAATCAACTGTTTATTTAGATGGTATAGAAATTGAAGAAGATGTATTATGGTATTCATCTGATGCTAGTATCATTGAAATTAATGAAGTTACTGGCGAATATACGTTAGTTGGTTTAGGTATTTGTAATGTTACATGTAAGCTTAAAAATAATATCATTTTTAACACTTCTATAAAAGTAGAGGTTGTTGATGTTATCATTGATAGTTACCATGATGCCATATTACCTAATATTACATATGTTAAGTTGAATCAGAAACAAACTTATGAAGTTTTTGAATATAACAATGGTATCCCAACGGACACTACGTTTACAATTAATTCATACGATGTTCCAGATAAAAATTATCATATTGATACCACATTAAACGGGTTCTCAATAACTAATTTAAAATCTACAAAAGATGTATTACTAAGAATAGTATGTAAAAATAATAGGACTTCTGAACTTAATACACTTTTAATCGAGTTAGGGGGATTGTTTTAATGGCTTATTATGCAGAACTTGGTGATATTATTAATAATGTCATTGCAGAAAAATTGCTAAGAAATCAAACAATATGTAAAGCTTTAAAATATTATCCTACTGAAAACTCTATTGATTATAACCCTTTAACTCAACCAGACATTTCTGACACAAGGTCTCTTCTTATGGATAAAATTTTTCCATTACCAAAGATGCCAAATTCAGATACAGAAAAACATGGATATGTTACCGTCACTTTAACTGGTGGAGATTCCGCTTATGATAATCAAGGATATCGTTATGTTAATTTAGTATTTGATATTATTTTTCATCTTGATACTTGGTGTACACAAGCAGGATATAGACCATATCTAATTGCAGAAGAATTAGACAAAATGTTTAATAACCAACAAACCGATTTACCAATAGCAAATAGACCGCTTGATTTAGGATTTAAACAAAGAGACTATTCTAACTATTTTTATGGTTTACAATTAGTGTATCAACTTAGTTTAGATAGTAATGTGGGTTGTGGGACTACCCCTGTGGCATCACAAGTAGATATTACAATGAATCAAAGACCTAGTTTTTTACCAAAGAATCTAAATCTTAGATAGGGGTGATGTTATGGAAATGAGTACGTTACGTTTATTATATGGAGATGGGTTAAAATTAATTAATGGTATTGAGGTTAAACACCCTAAATTATCTGATATCGTAGAGTTAGAAAGAAAATGTATAAGTGATAATGATTATAATTATAATGATTACATAAAAGCATTAACTTCAACACGAATAGATGTTGCAGATATTTTATGGTGTGAAATGCAAATCTGGTACGAGGATATAAAAACTGAATGGGAATTTTTTATACAGAAATGTATATTAAACAAAAAGGTTATGAATATATTTTTTGAAGCTGAACTCGATGGGAAGATTATAAAAGTTGAAAAACAGGCTGTTGCAATAGATAAAATATACAGAGATGCTTTAAATTTCTTCCTTGGATTAAGCGGAGAATATGTACTATTAGATATTAATGAAACCGATATACCACAAATTGTACTTTGTAATGTACAAGAAAACAAACTTAAACAATATATTGTTAGCAAAGATAATGTAAAATTTACAGAAAACCTATACGACACTACCCTTAAATATTTGAAAAAAATAAATTGGATAACTAGTGAATATATGTTCTTAAAAGGTGGAAGTAAAGGTGCTAAACAATATATTTTAAAGAATCAATATAAATCAAGAACAAAAATTAAAGTAGATAAATATTATGTTTCATTAGATAGTATTATCTCGTCTGAAATTGCAAAGGGTACAAGGTATCAAGACATAAAAGAGTATCCAATATATTTAATCTATGATTTATATTACAGAAATGTAAAGATAAATGAATGGCAAAATACAATGGATGCATTACATAATGGATGTATAGATACCGAAAAGAACCCAATTGAATGGGAAAAAGTCAATTGGGGGAGCGTTATAAACTTAGATTAGTAAGCGAAAGCTTTACTATATATAAATTATTTATGAGGAGGAATTTGATTATGGCTATTCTAGCTACACCTAAAAAGTTTGCTATGCAACAAGTTTTTGAAATTTTACTAAGAAAACCTGTCGATAAAAGCATTATCGCTTATTTAACAGATACTAAGACTTCTGGACTTGAGAATACTATCACAATGGTTTATCCTACTGGTGGTAGAGGTAATACATACATCGGAACTGGTTTTGGACATTCAAGAAAGGCTACTTTAAAAGTAACCCTTGCAACTTGGAATACCGATGTTCTTGCTGTACAGAACGGTACAGAAGTATTTACTGGTAGTACCAATATTACTTGGTATGACACAATTCAAGGCGGTACAGGCAAAACTTTTGCCACTAAATTTACTGCTATTGGAGCAACTGGTTCAGAAATTGGTAGTTTGTATAAACTAGAACAAGATGGTACATACGGTACTAAGTTCACACAAGCTACTACTGCAACTACTGGCACATTCACATATGCATCTGCTACTAAGGCTATTTCATTTGCAACTGCTGATGCTACTGCTCCTGCTGTTGGGGATTATATCGCTTGCGCATATACCTATAAAACATCTGCAACTGCTCAAAAGATTACAGTTAATGCGGATGGTATTCCACCAACAGTTCTTGTTTCAGCTTATGGTGTTGCAAGAGATACATGTACTGGTGAATTGTTCCCTGCTGTTGTAGAAGGACAAGCACAAGTAGATGGTAACTGGAACTTCGATTTATCAGCAAGTGGAGAACCAGTTGTTCAGAACTTAACAATGGACTTTGTAAGAGGATGTACAACAAAAGAATTATATTCATTTACAATTTTCGAAGATTCTAGCGAAGCAACTGTTTAATTAATTTTAAACTACTAGATAAAAATTTATCCCACACAGACATTTGTCTGTGTGGGTATTTTTTTTATGAATTAAAAGGGGATATGATATGAAAATTTCTGCAATTACGATTACTAAAAATGAAGCTTCTAATATCGAAAATTCCATCAATAGTTATAAAGACGTTGTAGATGAAATTATCATAGTAGATACTGGCTCAACTGATAATACTAAAGAGATTTGCACCAATTTAGGGTGTAAGGTGATAGATTACGAATGGGAGAATGACTTCTCCAAAGCAAGAAATTTCGCAATCGAACAAACAACATGTGACACTATTTTATTCTTAGATTCTGATGAATTCTTTGAATATAAATTAGACAATAATTTCAGAACAACTGTTGAAGATGTTCTGAATAGAGGATATAACGGTATCAAATTCTTGACTAAAAATATAGATGAAAGTTCACGAACTATTATCAATAACAGTTATGGATTAAAACTATTTAAAAATTTAGGATTTAGATATGATAGAAAAATACACGAAGTACTAAAAGACTGTGATGAGAAATTAAATACAGTCACCGTATTAGGATATGACCTTATCCATACTGGATACAAAAAAGACGTAGATTTAGATAAATGTAAAAGAAATTTAGATATTCTCAATAAAAGTTATGAGAATAAAGAGTATGACACAATTGACTTATTCTATTTGTCAAGAGAAAATCTGGCAATGTCAAATTATGAATTGGCAGATGAGTTTTGTGATAAATTCTTAGAATCTGATGATTTACAAGATATATTAGCTACATCTGATATTGCATATTTATCATACTTTTATAAGTATTATATAATGCAAAAGTTAAACTACTATAGCGATTCTGATTTAAAAAATCAATTACTTAAAATTGAATCACTTTATCCAAATATTCCACAAACATACTATGAACTTGCTATATTTGAAAAAAGTTCCGATTTAAATAAAGCTATTGAATATTTTAGAAAATGTATAAAACTTAATTTAGAATTTGAGAATGAACATAAGTTAACAAACAATTTTGGAAATTATGAACCAAATATTTACCACACAATGGCAGAAATTGAATTTATATTAGACAAAAGAGATGAAGCTTTATCACATTGTATTGTATCATGTATGTTAGATAGACATAATTCTGATTTTCTAGGGTTACTTTTAAAATTAGTAAAAAATAAAGATACAATGAAAATAATTGACACATTAAATAAAGTGTATCAACCAAAAACTACAAGTGATTATGAATTTTTAATTGATTCACTTGTAAACACTCAACTTTATGGTGTATTCATAGAATATACAATGAAGTATAATATTGAACATAATGGTGGAAGTAATCTTGTATTTTTTGCTATGATTTTAAACACACAGACAGATTTATGTATAGAAACTGTACTAGACATATACGAGAAAAAAGGTAACGAATATAATCTATTTATAGCATCATTGGCTATTATGTATAATAACGATATCGATTTATATTATGCTTATAGAAATAGATTATCTATAATCTATAAGAATGCTTTAGATTATTACTTTGGTAAAACAACAGATATAAGTGAAGATGATTATAGCGTTTTTATTAATTTATATGATAGATTGATTTATTTAACAAAAAAAATAAACTACATACAAGATATCGATATGGAAAAGATATCTCAAAAACAGTTAATGAAAATATTAAATACATTAGAATCTATCGGAAAATTTAGAGAAGTATATTTATTATCAAATAAATTAATTTATAATGATAGATTTATAGATGTTAGAGATGAATTAATTAGCATGATGTTATTCTCTTTATTTATGACTAGAAAATATACATTATTTATTAAATGGCACAATAAGCTAGTATTAGCTGAACATATCACTATTGACAAATATTCAAATTTATTAAAAATAGCAACTAAAGATGTATGATATATGAATAATAGAAAATGTCAAAATTGTGGTAATGAATATTATGTTTGTAGGTCTTGTATATCTATAAATTCTTGGAAAAACGTTTGTTGTACGCAACAATGTTTTAGAAATTTAATGGCTAACTCTGATACAGAGATAAAGCCAATCATTATAGAAAGTGGAGTGAATAATATGAATGTAGTTTTAAGGGCAGGATTAGTTGGTGGTAAAACAATTGACATTGTTGGATATGACGTAGTGTTAGGAAAGTTTGATTGTACCGATGATAAGACAAGGGGATACGATGATTTCGAGTATTTCATTATCCCTAAAGACGAATTACTGGCTATCAAAGAACAAATTTCGGTTTTATCTACAAGTGAGGTTTCTGCTAAACCGATATCAAAACCTAAAGTTTCAAAAATTTAATAACAAAAACATAAATAAACATTAAGATAATTAAGTATAAAAAAGACAAAATCTTTGAGTATTACTTAATTATCTTTTTTTTAAGATTTTTATATAAATAAAAGGTAAATTTTATTTCTAATAGAGAGTAGGTAAGAATATTTTGAAATATAAAAAATACATATGGGGTCTTGATTTATCGTTAAAGAATACGGGAGTTACTATTTTTCAAGATAATAAGCCTATATTTATTGGTAGCACCATGACTAAAGATAAACAAACTCACGGTGTTAGGTTGAAACAGATTTATGATTATCTTAGTGAGTTAAAGGATAAATACCCACCTAGCGTTGTCTGTATTGAACGTGCATTCAGTAGGTTTAATACATCGACCGCAGTTATATATCGCGTACACGGCATTGTTAACCTATTATTTTATGATGTTGAGCAGGTATATTATCCACCAAAGACAATCAAGGAATCAATTTTAAAAGGCAATGCTACAAAAAAAGAAGTCATGGAAGAAGTTTTGAAATTATATCCAAATGTGACATTTGAAAATGATGACCAAAGTGACAGCTTCGCAATTGTAGTAACCTATCTTAATAAAAGTAAGGTGAAGTAATTATGGGCAGAACTGATAAATTATCTTATGAATATATTAAAGAACAATTTAATAATGTTGGATATACGTTATTAGGGGATGAGTATATAAATTCTAAGATAAAACTTAGATATAAATGTGAAAAACATCCAGATAAAGAATTAAGCATCACATGGAGTAATTTTCAACAAGGGTATAGATGCCAATATTGTAATAAAGAAATAAATAAAAATGAAATAAATTGTTATTCAATTTATGTACATATCTTTCCTAATGGTAAATTATACTTCGGTATTACTTCACAAGATGTAGAACGTAGATGGATGAATGGGGCGGGATATCAATCTCAAATATTAATGACTAGAGCGATTAATAAATATGGATGGGATGATATTGAACACGTTATCTTATATGATAATTTATCAAAGTCACAAGTTTGTAAGTTAGAACAAGATTATATTAAATATTATAATACGACTAATCATGAGTTTGGATATAACTTTTCAACTGGTGGTGAGGTTGGTAATAGCGGATGTATTAGAAATAAAGAGTGGAGAAAAAAAATAAGTGATTCTCAAAAAGGAAATAAAAATGTAATGTATGGGAAACACCCCTCAGAAGAAACACGATTAAAACTTAGTATTGCTCGTAAAGGAAAACACAAAGGGGCAGAAAGTTGGAACTCAAAAACCATTATTTGTGTTGATACTGGTGAGATATTTTACTCTATAATTGATGCAAGTAATTATTATAAAACAAATTATTCTCATATAGGTGAATGTTGCCAACACAAACGTAAAACAGCAGGAAAACATCAATGGGAATATTATGATAAATATATAGAAAAAGAAGGTGGAAATCATCGGAAGACAAACCCAGTACAACAAGCAAACGAATAGTGATTTATTAGATAAAATTAGTATAGAGAATAAACAAATAATGACTGAATTTTTACAGTATTTAAAATCAGTTGATAGAAGCGCCACTACAATTCATGGATATGAGAATGATTTACAAATATTCTTTACATGGAATCTGTTGTTTAATAATAACAAGTTCTTTATTGATTTAAATAAAAGAGAAGTAATGAGATATCAAAGTTATTTGTTATCAATTAATAATAGTCCTAATAGAATACGTAGACTAAAATCTGCATTGAGCAGTATGTCAATCTTTATTGAAAATATATTAGATGATGATTATCCTAATTTTAGGAACATCATAAACAAGATTGAAAGCCCCGTTAAGACACAAACAAGGACTAAGACTATTGTTACAGCACAAGAGGTTGAAACCGTTCTAAAGTATCTGACAGATAGAGAGCAGTATCTAAAGGCTTGTGTTTTTGCTTTAGCTGTTTGTAGTGGTTCGCGTAAATCAGAATTAACACGATTTAAAGTAAATTATTTTGATGATAGTAATATAGTCTACGGTTCACTTTATAAAACACCAGAACTAATGAAAACAAAAGGGAAAGGTTCTCGTGGAAAAATGTTAGATAGATATACATTGGTTAAAGATTTTAAACCATACTTTGATTTATGGATGGCTCAAAGAGAAAAACTTGGAGTTGATAGTGAGTATTTGTTTGTTTCAAAAGATGAAGCAACTGGTAAATGGAAACCAATTACAATCTATACTTTAAACAGTATGGCTATTACATTTAGTAGAGTACTAGGTATTGACTTCTACTGGCATTCACTTAGACATTTATTTGTAAGTAGATTAATGGCTTCTAATATTCCAGCCGAAATTGTTAAGAAAATAGTTGGTTGGGAATCAGTAGATATGGTTGGTATCTATAACGATGCTGATATATCTGCCGAACTAGGTAAATATTTTGATGAAAATGGAATAAAGGATAATATACAAGAAGGTAGTTTATCCAATTTATAATAATAGAAAATAGGGGAGATATATATTATGGCTAATAAAAAAAGCGAGTATGCACACTTTTCAGATGTTCATGATAAAATGGTTCAAGTTACAACTGGTTTAATTACTAGAGAACAATTCACTAACTGGTTTAATGAAAATATTACAGTAAAATCATATTTACCACTTGCAAGTAAATACGCAATTGTTAATGTGTTTGCAGAAACATTTAAAAATAAAGCATTTAATCAAGGCGATAATAAGAAAATTGATTTAGACTATATTTATTTAGAATATGATTTATCTATGATGTTTGATTTACAGTTTTATTATACAAATATTGGTGTAATGCCAACTGATAAAACGACTAAGAATTATGACTTAGTTAAACAAAGTGGATTATATGATTTGATTAACGGTGCTTGTGAAGGTGATTATGTAGAATTACTTGAAAAATGTGATAGACTTTCTGGCATTCGTAACGTAAGTATTATGAATGAACTGATAAATATTTTTGATAATTATCCTAAAGTAGAAGAAATCGAAAGAATGAGAGATATTCTTAATAACGAAGTTGATATTGATAAGCTAAACGTTTTAAAAACTATTGAAACATTTAATAACCCAACTCTTACAAAGATTGTAGAGGGAATTAAATCTGAATCAACAGACGAGATACTTACCAAAAAGGAGTAATAATAATGGCTGATGAAATAACACAGTTTCTAAATGCTAGATTAAAAACTATCGAAGCTAATATGCAATCTGAAATAAAAATTATATTAATGGAAACTGGTAATGAAGCCGTAAAGAAAATAAATTCATTTATTTCAGATTGGTATGACAAATATACATATGATGAAAGTGACCCTAACCATTATAAAAGAACTAATCAGTTAAGGAACTGTGCAAGATATAGCATAACTGGTAATACTGTTAGAGTTTACATGGATATGAGTAGATTAAGGGCTTCTGCTCAAAATGAAGGTAAAGGATGGCAAGCACACAGAAGTTTTGATGGTGAAGATTTTACATATGGGTTGATTGATTTTCTTGAAAACGGTGGAGAAGGTAAAGGTTCAAGACGTAATCCACGTAGGAATGATTTTGGTATCCATTTTTTAGAACAAACACAGGATTGGGTTAATGATTATGTTGCGAAAGAAATAGATAGAAAATTAAGAGTTTTAGTTAGAATGGACTATAAAAATTAAATTATATTTTAGAGAGGGGGGATAATTATGGCTTTAGGTAAAGGCTCTAAATACTTACAAGAGTTTGGTGTTGAGATTGGTGTTGAGGTTAAAGATAAGGATAGTGTAAAGCAAGTTAATCTTATCGTAGACCAACTTAAAGAAGTATTTAAAAATAAATTAGGCGATAACGAACTATTCAATTATAAACAAGAATGGAAAAATGTACAAAAATTAACAAGTCTAATCGATGAATTAGGGTCTGGAATGCGTGCAACATTTTTAGGTTCTGGTTCTAATTTACTTTCTACATTTTCATTAAATTTTGAAAATTTACATAAAGGTATAACAACAGTTCTAATCGATTTCAAGGAAATGATTAGATTAAAAGATGCGGCTAATGCTGGTGGAGAATTTATTAAAAGTGGAACACCAGAAGTAAATACTACCGTAGTTGATAAGACTAATCCTAAGTACCAGATGAGCGAAGTTATAAAGTTATATACAGAATTAAGAAATAAAGCTGAACAATTTGCAAAGCAAAGCGTTGGTTCAGAAAAATGGCAAGAAGCAGAAGTTCAACTAAGTAATGCTCAAACAAGATTAGATGAGTACATACAAAAACATGAAAAATTAATTGATGATGAAAAACTCCGTTCTACCATATTAAAGAATCAGATTATGTTAAGTGAAAAACTTAATATGTTAGAAGCAAACAAATTAGATAAAGAAGAATCCACAGAAGCAAAAGATAATTTATCTTTATATAACCAAACATTAGGTATATTAAATACTATACATACTACAAAAATAAAACTTGTTACAGCGGATGAAAAATCTAGTTTATTATTAAAAGAGCAATTAAAAACATTACAACAAGAACTATCTAGTAATGTTGGTAGTGGTAGATTGACCACTAGTCAAGTTTCAAACGTAAACAGCGGAACAGAAAATAATGACAAAATAGAAGCTAGTTATGCAGGAATTGTTCAAAAACAAGAGCAATCATTAAAACTAGCTAAAGAACAATCAGCCGCAGAAGATGGCTTAAAGTCCTCTCTCAATTATCAAGTAACTTTAAAAGAAAAAATTAATTCAGAAAATGCAAAAAATAATACAGAAGTTGCAAGTGCGTATAATAATCTTTTAGCTAAAGAAGAGATTGTATCTCAAACATATAAATCTCAAATATTAGATAAACAAAAAATAGTATCACTTGAAAACGATTATTCAGATAAGATGTCTATTGTAGATGCAAAAGAAAAAAGTTTACAAAGAAAAAATACAGAAGAAATAGATACTGATAATATTAAAACCGCAATAAAAGCTTACGATGATTTAATCGAAGCTAAAATAAGATTGACAAAATTACAACAACAAAAAGCAAACGATGTTGTAATCGAGTCAAATGTTCAATCAGTTAAGAAATTGCAGTCTGCTTATACAACAGCATCTTCTGCTGTACTTAAAGACAATTCTGTTGTAGCTTCTAATGAAAAAGTTAAGGAATCAGTCATCGAAGCAGACAAAAAATTGCTTGAAGCACAGAATAATATTTCTGACGGATTAAAAAATTCTACTGTTCATGTTTCAAGTTTTAATAGCAAAATGACAGATATGATTCGGAACGTATTCCAATATAGAATAGCTTCTTCTGCATTCCAAGAAGTAGACCAAGCTATTATGGCAAGTATAAAAAAAGTAAAAGCACTTGACGATTCAATGACACAGATTAGATTAGTCACTGGTGGAACAAGTCAAGAAGCACAACAAATGATTGGTACTTATGCTAACCTAGCCCTTCAACTACATACTACAACACAAGCTGTTGCAGATGGTTCGGTAGAGTGGCTTTTTAATCGAGGTCACTATAAATTCCTTTAACTGACGGGGAACTCCTTAGAGATTATTCTACTAACTTATTATGGTGACATAAATAAGGGCAAGCAGTAATGTGCTTGGTATAGTAAAAAAGAATAATATTGGACAATCCGCAACCAAGTCTCTATTTATTTAGAGGAAGGCTCAACGACTATTCCGAGAGGAAGTACATGCAAGTGCATGGAAATGGGGAATATTTCATATTACAATATGAAATAAAGATATAGCCTATGCTTATAGGAAACTATGAGAAAATTCCATTTTAGTATTCGTTAATATATTATAGAAAGAAGGTTTTGTGGATACAGATAATCAAGAAATTAAAGTAAGAATTAACAATTTTAATTTAGAACATTTTAAAGGTTTAGGATATGATGTAAAAATTAATGATAATATTATCATTAAAACGTGTGAACTTCCTAATGGCTCTGGAATTAAAGTTGATGTAAAATGTAAATATTGTAAAAAGATATTTAAAAAACCATATAGAAAATACTTAGAAACTAAAGATGATATTTGTTGTGATAAATGTAAGACTAAAAAATGTGAAAAAACTAATATTAAAAGGTATGGTAATAAATGTTCTTTAAGAAATAAAGATATTTTAGATAAGGCTAAACAAACTAATATTAAAAAATTAGGTGTTGAGTATCCTTTTCAAAATAAGGAAATATTAAAGAAGTGCATAAAAACATCATCTAAAAAATATGGTATAAACTACAGGAAACATAGTACGAGTAAACAACAATTATATATTTATAATTTATATGGTGGGATTTTAAATTATAATATTGGTAATTATTTTTTAGATATATATTTTAAAGATTCTAATATTTATTTTGAGTACGATGGTTCTGGTCATAATCTTGGGGTTAGACTAGGTACATTTACAATAGATGAATTTAATAAAAATGAATTAAATAGAGAAAAATTTCTATATGATTTAGGAATAAAAGAATTTAGAATAATATCTGGAACTGATAAACTACCATCTGATGCTGAACTAATAAGTATTAAGAACAAGGCATTCGAAATATTAATTAATCAAGATTTTTATAAATATACATATAATATAGATACTAAAATGGAATCTTTTGAGAAGTAACGATTCTTAAAAGTAATATTACAGGAGACAGGGCAAAACAGTAGAAGATACAACGACTTTATTAAAGGCTTCTACAACCTTATCTAAAGTTGGTATGATGGATTCTGCCCAATCTACAGAATTAATGACAGCCGCTTTAAATGGTTTTAAACTTAGTGCAAGTGATGCTATGGGTGTCGTTGATAAGTTCTCTGCATTGGATTTAAAATATGCTACATCAGCAGAAGAAATTGCAACAGCGTTACAATACGTTGCATCTAGTGCTGGATTAGCAGGAGTTGGCATTGACAAAATGAGTGCCTTGATTACCGTAGCTTCTTCTGTTACAAGATTATCAGCAGAAACTATTGGTAATGCTTGGAAGAGTGTTACTGCTAGAATGCAAAATATCAAAATTGGCAAGTTTGTTGATGATGATACTAGCGAAGCATTAAATGACGTTGAAAAAGTTCTTAATAAATTAGGAATTAAACTAAGAGATACTAACGATTCATGGCGCAATATGGAAGATGTACTTGATGATGTTGGCAAAAAATGGAATACATATACAGATATAGAAAAATCTGCATTAGCAACTTCTATAGCTGGTACTCGTCAACGTAACGTTTTTATTGCCACAATGGAAAACTATGATAAGGTATTAGAAGCAACAAGTGTTTCAGCTACATCAGCAGGAACAGCCCAAGAAAAATATGCCGCAATTTCGGATTCAGTTGATGGTAAACTTAACAACCTTATTGCAACATGGGATAAGCTAGTTAATAATCTTAACCAAAGTGGTAATTTTAAAGGAATACTTGATTTAGGTACTTCATTAGTTGGTATGTTAGACTATGGAATAAATAAATTAAATTTATTATCTGCCGCACTTGTATTAGTTGGTGGTAAATTATTAGGTTTAGGTATCGAAGGTTTAATGACTAAGTTTTCAACTATGTCAACAGCTACAGATGGGTATGTCATTACTTTAGGTAAATTAGCACAAGCAACAATGTTAGGCAACGTAGAAACACAAAAGACACAAATTCTATACGATGGTCAAGTATTAAATTTAGGTAAATTAAATCAAGCGCAGTTAATTTCAGTTATTAGTAGTAATAAAGAATTAGCTGGTTTAAAATTATTAGATGCAGAAAAAATAGAAGCGGTTCTTGTCACGCAAGGGGTAAGTGCCGTAATAGCAAAAGATACCGCAATAAAGCTTACTGATGTAACTGCCACTGGTGCGGCTACTGTAGCAACTGGTGGATTTACTGTAGTTATGAAGGGTTTAACTGCGGCAATAGCGGCTAATCCAATTGGTTTTTGGTTAACATTAATTACTACATTATTATCAGTTGCTATTCCCTTAATTCAACACTTTGCAGGAGCAGAACAAGATTTAGCTAATAAGTCAAAAGAATTATTAGATACATTTGCTACACAAAAAGCAACATTAGATAGTAACGCTAAAAGTATTAGTGATGTAAGCACCGAATATGCCAAATTAAGACAAGGTGTAGATGCTTTAAATAATAATGTAAGTTTATCATCTACCGAATATACTAGATTTTTAGAATTAAATAAACAAATTGCAGGAGTTTCACCAGAACTAGTTAAGGGGTATGATTCACAAGGTAATGCTCTATTAGACTTAAACGGTGGTGTAAATGCAGTTGTTACATCATTAACAGAAATGATTGCAAAACAAAAGGAATCATATAATCAAAGTATAGTTAAAGATGCCGATAATATATGGAATGGGATTAAAGGTAAAGTAGACGAATATAATACTTCTTTAACTAATTTAGATGAAATACAAAAGACTATAAATACTAATACTGGTTTATCACAAGACAAAATGCTAACTTTATCTGAACAATTAGATAAACTTGGTATATCATATACAAAAGTTTATAAAGAAGCAAAAAATGCTAATGAATATGGTACGTGGAGTTTTGATTTTGGTGGTATAGATACTAAAGATGTAACAAAAAAAATATCAGATTCAAAAAATGATATAAAAAAATCTTTAGAAACTGAACTAGCTAAAATACAACCAGTGATACAAGCAAAAGTTGAACTTGATGATAATTATAAAAAAATGGGAAGTCAATTACAATCAGTTGTTACCAAAGCTGTTTCTGGTTTAAACTTTAGTAAAATTGGAAGTAACACAACAGAAATTAGTGACTATATCTCAAAGAATATAATCAAACCAATCTCCGACAATTCCCCAAAAATACAAGAAGCTTGGAATAAGGCATTAAAATTACAAACTGATTTTAGTAAAGGCACAATAGATAAAACTAAATTTACAGCAGAAGTAAATGATTTATTTAAAGAAGCATTTTCTGGTGTGGATACAAAAACTTTAGATGTATTAAAAAATTCATTAACAAATGCAGGAGTTGAAGGTAACGGATTAATTCAAATGTTCACTAATCTACTTACACCTACAAAAGATGAAACTGATGCAATTGCCGCACAAGCTGATGCTTTAGATTCTTTGAGCACTACAATTACCACTATAGTTGATAAATATAATTCTCTTGGTGATGTTATAGAAAATATTAATACACATCATGCCGTATCATCTGATGATATGAAAGCAATTATAAAAAACTATAGCGATTTAACTCCTGCTCTATTAGAGTATTCAGCAGGAATTAGAAGCGCCGCTAATATAGAAGATTTATTAAAAGCTAAACAAAAAGAACAAGCTGATGCATATAAGAAAAATATACAAGACCAAATAAGCAATAGCACTGATTTTTACACTCAAAAAATGGCAAAAGAAAATACATTGGCAACTCAATTAGAAGCTAACTATCAAATAGATTATGCAAAATATACAACATTCCAACAACTTAAAAATGCTGTTGATGTAGCTGTACTTAATAAGCAAATAGGATTAGTAACTCTTTCTGGAAAAATTTTAGCTGATGAATATTTAGCTGATGCAACTAATTATGGTAGTTTCGAGAATGGTAAAACTAAAATTTCTGATGCAGTTAGGTTAAATATTGAAGGTCTTAATGAAGACAAAATTAGAGCATTAGCTAAACAATACGGAATTGATGTTGGAAAATATGGCGATGGAGAAGCGGCAAAAGCAAAAATTACCGCAGAAGTCACTGGAAAAATAGTCCAAATGTATGCCGCAACTAACGATGGGTTTAAGAGTACATTACAAACTCAATTAGAATTGGCTAAAGCAAGCGTAGCTTCTATGGAAGGTAACGGACAAGACGGTGGTAGGGCATACATAAATGCACAAAATAGTATTGTAGCTTTACAAAAAGCTTTAAATGGTGGTACAACAACAGATACAAGTGGAATACAAAAAACAATTGACGGTATTCTAGGAAGTATTAATACTAGCATACCAAAAACTACAAAAGAATTAGATGCAGTTGATGCCGCTACTAAGAAAGCCGCTAGTACCGCAAAGTCAGAAGCAAGTGCCGCCGAGACAGCCGCTAATAAAGCCGCCGCCGCATTAAAAGCAAAGTATGAGTTAGAACGTAAGGTAATAGAAACAGCAAAAGATACTGGAAAATATGATGTTAATAAGATAGGATATTATACCGCATTAAATAGCCTACAAGCTAAATGGGCTAAATCTGCTTTAGACACAGAAGACAAATTAACATTACAAAAAGATACTTATGGTGCGCTTAAAGACTATCAAGACGATATTTTAAAATCTTCTTATGATGAACTTGCAAGAAGAGAAGACCTTAACATAATAGGAAAAGATTCAGAAGCTTCACTTCAAAATCTGTTAGAAATTCAAAAGAACTTAAATTCAAGTGGAATGACACTAGCAAATACAGCAGAAAAACAACTTGAACTACAAAAGAAAATCCTTGCAGTTAAAAAAGCTATTGCTGATTCTGAACAAGATACTCTTGACCATGATGTATCAATGGGAACAGTTCAAGAAAATAGTATTCAGTACGTACAAAGATTACAAGCTATATATGCAAAATTAAATTCAAGTAATATAGCAGACAAAAAAGATTTATGGGATTTACAAGAAAAAATTTATGATGCTGAAAAAGCTTATGCTAAAGAACAATTAGATAATGCTTCAAAAGCTATCGATAAGAAAATAGCGGCATACCAAAAACAACAAGATGCGATTGAGAAAACATATCAGAAACAAATAGATGCAGATGAAGCAGAAATCAAATCATTAGACAAAAAAGAAACTGTTCTTGAAGATTTATATCAACCACAACTTGATGCTATTGATGCCCAAACTAAGGCTTTAGAAAAACAAGAGAAACTAATGGAAAATATGTATCAACCACAAATTGATGCATTACAAAAAGTACTAGATGAAAAAGAAGCTGAAAATAATTTAACTGATAAATCTATTGCGCTTGAGAAAGCAAAACAAGATTTAGCTAAAGCTGAAAGTCAAAAAGTAAACCGTATATATAAACAGGGTGAAGGGTTTGTATTTGAAGCAGATAAAACTGCGGTTTCTGATGCTAAGAAGACTTTAGATGATTTAAATTATCAAGCAGAAATCGATGCAATAACTGCTCAAAAAGATAAATTACAATCTTCACTAGATTCAGAGAAAAAAGCGTTAGAAGACCAAATTACGACACTGAATGATTATAAGACTACATTACAAGATAATTGGGATGCTGAAAAGAAAGTCTTAGATGACCAAATTAAAACATTGAATACTCATAAAGATAACTTACAAGATATTGTTGATGCTGAAAAGAAATCTATACAAGACCAAATAGATTCTTTAAATGATTATAAAGATGAGTGGGATGAACTCGTAGATTATTACGATGAAAATAGTGATGAGTTTATTAAGAAAATGACTAATAATAATGTTAATGAGACAGGGTTATTAAAATCAAGATTAGCAAGTTATATTAGTCAAAATACTGACTTCTTAGATTTATTTACAACAAGTAATGATAATGAAAATTCTTTATTAACAGATAGAGAAGATTCTTACACAGAAAGTAATCAAGCATCATTAGTATTATATAATCAAAAGACAGCAGATTATTTAGCTAGTCAGACAAAATTCTTAGCACAGTTATCTGATGGTAATTCTAAAGAGAATGCTTTATTAACTACAAGACTTGCTAATTTAGATTCATTTAGGGCTAAATATGCAGTTTCACAAAATCAAATTGTTGCAACAAATAGTACAATAATTAATTCTAATGATAAGTTAGCAAGCAGTTATAGTAATGCGGCATCTGCGGCATCAAACTATATCGATTCACTAGCAAGCGTAGCCGCCGCTAAATCAAAGAGTAGTAGTAGCGCTCCTAATAGTAACTACGTTGCTCACGGGGCTTATGCTGATGGTGGTGTTGATACTAAGGGTGGATTAAATATGCTACATGGTACTCCAACAAGTCCAGAAACAATATTTAATGCAACTGATAGTAAGAAACTATACGATGTTGTACATAACAATAGTAATCTAGCAGAATACTTCACAAGCAAGATGGAAACACATAACTCTAAAATTACATCAAGCAATGATAAGAACGTTAATATTACAATTGGGGATGTCAACTTACACGAAGTTGAAAATCCAGATACAGCGGCTAAAGCTATCGTTGAGAAACTTCCAGCTAGTGTATTGCAAGCATTGTTTAGTAGAAGCGGTTCTTAATATACGTTAACATTTAGGAATATAGTTGAAAGAGAGTGATTGTCATGTGACATTTTTTAATAAATAATCAAAATTTATAGAGGGAGAAAATAATGGATATTAATGATAAAATGGTAAGTGTATTGTCGGAAACAATTGTTGATTCAGTTAATAAAGCGGTAGAAAATATCGATTATGATAAAAGTTTTAAAGCAATTGTTACGGCAGTACTAGGAAATAATCAATATAAAGTTGCATTTAATGGAGCAGAATATAATATTCCTGCTGGAATTAAAAATACAACATTTAAAATAAATGATTCAGTATGGGTTATGATACCACAAAATAGATGGGCTGATATGTATATATCTTCTAGTGTAATACCTAGCGCTACTGTGTTGCCAACACCTAATACTTGGATTGCTACAGCTACTACAATGGGAGATAGCAATTGGGGATACTATTTAACTATACCCAATTTTGTATTTACAGAGGGTTGTCAAGTAACATTTAAAGCCCCTATTGCTCCAATAGAAGGAATTTGGATATATGTAAGTATACCAAATGTTACTACATTTGGTATCCGTAAATTAAATGGGGAGTACCCAACAAGTGATAGTTGGGTAGCTAATGCAATGGTTACAGTGACTTTATCATCATCAGTAGTTTTAGATTATGGTAGTGGCTCTGCCCGTGGTGGTACAGCTTTTTTTAAAGGTGGCGCAGGAAGTATAAAAGATATGTATGACTTCCCATTAAGTATACAGACAGCCACACCTACGCCTGTGAATACTAATCATATATGGATAGCAAATGACACTAAGAGGATTTTAGTTATTGATGAAGCCGTCAGAGCAGGATATGATAATTATTATTGCGCTAAAACTAGTAACACAAATAATAAATACTTAAATCTTGTAACTACAAAAAAAACTACAGACGGTACAAAAATAACTATGTTCGATAACTATATTAATAGAGATGCTACCCCTTGGACTACTGCAAATAATGTAGCTTTTACAAATGGAAGTACCATAACTTCTTTATCTCAATTTCCTTTAATATATAGTAAAGTTAATGGTGCTGTTGATATGGAAACAGCTTATAGATGGGATGGTTCTGCTTGGCAATATTTAAGTCAAAAAGGTAAATATGTATTTTCTGGATTTACTGGTGCATCACCATATAATCATATGTATAATAGAAGTGGAAACGTTTTAATTCAACATTCAGATATTATAGTGCCATATAGTTATCCTATCTATTCAAAATTTTCACCAGATGGAGTATATTTATTTGTTTCGATATACAGTTCCCCATATTTATATGCATTTAAAAGAATTGGAGATACTTTTACACAAATTACCTTTAATTTACATTTACAAAATTATATATTTGATATACAGTTTAGCCATGATGGTAATTACGTAGCACTTTGTACCTATTCTTTAGCTACATGTGATATTTATAAAAAACAACCAGACGGTTCTTGGGTATTTTTAACTTCACTTTCTGGTCAATATACATATTGTTGTGCGTGGTCACAAGACGATAGTTATCTTTCATTTAGTGGAAGATACAATTATATATATCTGTATAAAAAATCTGGTGATACATTTACATATTTAACAATTAATGTTATTGGGACGGCATCATCTTCATATTATAAATACAAAATGGAATATGATAGTACTGGAAATTTTATTGTATGTACATCTAACACCACACCATATATAAATTTATTGTATAAAACTTCTGAAACTACTTTTAATGTAATGGCAACAACTAACTATGGAGTACCATCCCAATATACAAATGTTAAGTTCCTACCAAATAACTATATAGTATTAGGGGCTGGTGGTTATTTATATATATATTCATATACATATAATACTTTCACATATATTAATACAATTGTAGTTGGTACTAATGTTAGTTCTTTAGATGTGAATAATACTGGGACTTATTTAATAGTTGGTGGTACTAATTATATGTATATGTATTCTATAAGTGGGGCAACACTTACATTAGTTAATACTATAGCTATATCTGGTACTGGGTATGGATGTACCTTATTAAATTAATGAAAGGAGATATTAATGTTTTATTATACATACGATATTAATGGTTACGTATTATCTAAATCAAATATACAACCAATTGATACTAAATATGGAATACATGCAATAGATTTTGATTTAGATAACTATGATATAATTATTGGTTCAATAGACGAAAACTATAATATTACATTTTATACTCAAAATCCAAAACCAACAGCAATACTAATACAAAACTTAACAATTTTAAAATCTAATTTATTAGATAGCGATAATATTATGCTAGATTTAGATTATAGATTAACATTACAAGAAAATGGATTGAAAGAAAGTGATATTACATGACATATAAATTGATTAAAAAGGTTATCGAAAATGGAGTTTACGATAAAGTTGATATCCAAAATAAGTTAGATGTTTTTATGACATTTAATCGTATCACGCAAGAAGAATATACTGAATTACAAAATTTAATAAACACGAAATAAGAGTTTCATTTAATTTAGAAAGGGGGTTTAATTATGGCATCACCATTATTATACCAAATAGTTCCATTTGATGCTAAATCAGCATTTGACTTTGTATTTTCATATAGTGCTAGTCAGATTTTTAAGAATAGATTAATCGTAAAAAACAATGTTACAAACGTAACTGTATATGATGTGACTACTGAAAGTAGACAATTACTATGTGAATTACCAGCAAATACATTAGTAAATGGGACTGCTTATAATGCACAATTATCCGTATTTGATTCAAGTAACAATGAAAGTACATTAAGTAATATTATATCATTTACTTGCTACGCTATGCCAGTTCTAATATTTAGTAATTTAGTTGCTAATCAAGTATTGGATAATTCTTATTATACCTTTACATTAAGTTATACACAAGCACAAGATAGAATACTAAATAATTATAAGATGACTTTATATAACAGTAACAGTTCTGAAATATTCAACACTGGTACTATTTATAACACGACTTCTTTATCACAAATAATTAAAAATTTTGATAATAATACAAATTATTTTGTTAAGGGTGACGGAGAAACAGTAGATGGTATGACATTTACTACTGGATTAGTTAGGTTTAATGTCCAATATATTACACCAGTAGTATTCTCAATGATAGAACCAGAAAATATGCCATTACTAGGAGAAGTTAAGATTACTTCAAATTTGTTATCAATTGATGGTTGGTCTAATCCAGACCCACCTACATATATTGGTAATAACCTTGTGGATTTATCCACTCCTAATACTTGGGTTATATTTGATAAAGGGTTTGACTTAACTAATAATTTTTTATTACAAATTAATCTTAGAAGTTTAACTCCTAATCAAATGTTTGCTGAATTTTCTAATAGTTTATGTTCTTTCCAATTATATTATATGGAATCTACATTTTCTGATTCAGATGGTTTGGTTGGATATATTAATTTAAAAACAAAAGGGAACGCATTAACATATACTATAAATAGTCAATATATTAAACCAATGAGTATATATGGGTATATTTACAATATTTGGATAAGAAAAGTAAATAATATATATGATTTAAAAGTAGCAAGTTTATCTATTACAATAGATGATATTAATGCTATGCATTCTACAATTAATGATATTATAGAAAAGGATGTTCATATTGCTACATTTGATAGTGATATGCAAAATATTATATAAAGGAGAAATATATGTCAAGTACAAATAAGACATCTGGCTTAGACTTAACACAATATATTGGTGTTGACATTTTTAATCCTTTAGAAGATTACAATGTTGATATGGGTAAATTGGATACTAAAATAACAGCCCTATCAAATACAGTACCTATGAAAACTATAGCAGACATAACATATTATGTTTCTACAACAGGATTATACACAAATGATGGATTAACAAGTGGCACATCATTTCCCACAATTAAGTATGCTATTGATAAAATACCACAAGTTGTTAATCATGTTATTACAATTAATGTAGCGGCAGGAACTTACCCAGAAGATATAGTAATAAGCGGATTTTCTGGTAAAGGGTCTATATACCTTATCGGGTCATCCACACTAGAAACTGCCTCAAATTACAATGTATTAAGTTGTGAAATTGATAATTGTAGTTGTGTTGTTGAGGTTAAGGGGCTTAATTTTACAAGTATTCTAAAACCAAGTTTTTGTGGAAACTATTGTATGAATGTTAGACTATTCTATACTAAAGCTATTTCTATATCTGATACTGGCGTACTTATTGTTGGTTCAAAATCAGTCATTGCTTTTTGTATTATATCAAATAAGAAACAAGCGATAGGCGCTGATAGTAACTCGGAAGTATATACAACAGAGGTATCTGGTATAAATAATATAGTTTCCTATTCATCACTCGCAAACTGTAAGATAACCGCTATGAGTATAATGGGACAGTTATCTGGACGTATTAACATGCAATATGGTGGAGAAATTATTGGTTCTGATGGTAAGTCTACAAGTGGTTATAGCCCTAACCTGTTAATTAATGGGGATTTTAAAGTCTGGCAACGTGGAACAACATTCAATTTAGCAACTGGGGGATATACAGCAGACAGGTGGAAGATATATACTGACAGTTCAATGACAAATGTTGCCTATTCTGCAAAACTGTATTGTTTAAACAGACTTGGTGGAAACGGAACATTTAGTGCTATATGTCAGTTCATAGAAGATTTAAGTATTATTGGTAAAACTGTTACTATGTCTGCAATGATTGACGGAGTTGTTTATTCAGTTACAACTGTCTTAGGCTCACAACAAAGCTTCATTGTTAAGTCTGGAATTTTGGAATTTGATATTGGAACAGCGATTTATAGTAATGTAAATCCTGCCGTAAATATAGCGTTTCTTGATAAACTTGACCACCAAGTATCATGGGTGAAGCTTGAAGTAGGTTCTGTCCCTACACCATATGTTCCCCGTCCAATAGCAGAGGAACTTGCAATGTGTCAGAGATATTTTATTTCATGCAAGAAGGGCTGGGAATCAACTAATGTCTACCAAATAAGTTTGAATGACATATATGCTAATTTTAATATCCCAGAAATGCGTGTTGTTCCGACTGTTAATGTTGATGGTTCTAAGATTTATGTTAGCGGTCAGAATACTAATGGAATAACAGGGTTTACTATAGATTCACATGGAGCAAGCATGGCTCTTATTTCTTTGCATGTAGTAAGCACTAATAATTCTGTTAACGTGTATGGTTTACAAATAGCTGTAGATGGTGCTATAACTCTTGATTCAGAAATATACTAAAATAAAACAACTTAAAAAGAAAGGGGTGAATATATGTCAAGTACACATAAAACAGACAATGTGCCTTTAACACAGTATGTAGGTATAGATATCTTTAATCCACTAGAGGATTATAATGTTGATATGTTTAATATATCAAGTGCAATAGGTTGGATATATGATGATTTTGATGCATTAGACAATAAGTATCCATTAAAAACTGTTGAAGATATTACATATTATGTTTCTAAAGGGACTGGATTAGATGATGAAAATGACGGATTAACTTCTGACACAGCATTTTATAGTATAGCTAAAGCAATAAGTATGATTCCTCAAATTGTGAATCATAATGTAACTATTAATGTTGCCGCAGGAACTTACATAGAAGATGTCACACTCGAAGGATTTGTAGGTAAAGGGACGATTACATTAAAAGGTTGCGAAGCTTTAGGTTCACCAACGGAGTATAAAGTTAATAGCGTATTAGTACAAAGATGTACAGTATTAGTTTCAGTAATTGGTTTAAATGCTGTGTCTTTTAAAACAGGGTTTGGTTCATTTACTTCAACCCTATGTTCAGAAGTGTATATTAATACATGTATATCTACATATATAGATGCAACAAAACCTCATTTTGGTATTTTATCATGGGGTTCAATCACATATGTAATTAATAGTACATTTTCAAATTCTAATGGGATATACACAGGACTTGGTGGGACTTTATATTTAGAATCAGTATCTGGGACTAATAATCTTGTTGGTATTACTGTAGCTAATGGAAGTACAGCTATTAAGTCATTTGGTGTTATTATTACTGGCAACATAGACACCAGTATTCAAGCTGGAAGTCAAATTATAGGTTCTGATGGTAAGTCTACAAGTGGTTATAGTCCTAATTTACTTATTAATGGAGACTTTAAGATTAATCAAAGAGCATTATCTAGTTATACAACTGCCAATGCTTATTCTGTTGATAGATGGTTAAATTATGGTGTTAGCACAACTATAACACCTATAACAAATGGATTGACAATTTCATGTTTGTCAACTAGTGATAGCAATCTAATCATGCAATCAGTAGAAGATTATGCTAAGTTCTCTGGTAAGACTGTTACATTGTCAGTAAAATATAGTGCTTTGTCTTTAGGGACAAATACTAAAATGACATTAGCTATTAGTGATGGCATTAGTATGTATTCTGTTGATACAACTCAATCAAGTGGTATCATTAGCGTTACGCATATACTTCCAAGTAATATTACAAAATTATGTGCGACACTGGTTAAATATGGAAACGGAACATCATTTTCAGTAAATGTAGAATGGGCTAAACTTGAATTAGGTTCTGTACCTACACCTTTTGTTCCACGTCCAATAGCAGAAGAACTTGCAATGTGTAAGAGGTATTATGAATCATTTCTTTGTACTTCTATTGTTACGGATAACTCATATGGAACGTATCGCTACTGCTCTAGTATACCCTTGGTAGAGAAAAGAATATTTCCAACTCTAAAATTTGATTCAGCAAATATTCTTAATATTGTTATACTTAATGCATCGCAAATTAGTTATGATAGTTCTGCTTCTAATAAATCATCAATACTTCCAACGGTTTTACAATCAGCTTTTACTACTACTGGAGCTAATGGGGTTATTTTTATAGGTTCAGCAGATGCAGAAATTTATTAAAAAAGGAGAACTACAAATAATGGAAATTAATATACAAACACACAAAGCTTATGCTAGTGTAGATTCTAATAATATTGTAACTAAATTATTCTCTGATGTTTTTATACAACCAACTGATACGGACGTATTAATCATTGAAGGACAAGGAGATTCTGTAGTTTATATACAAAATAGTTATACATTGATGGATGAAAATCAATGTTATAATTATAAAATAGTTGATGGAAAAATAGTCACTAGAGATTTAGAAGAAAAACAATCTGATGTTGATTATATAAATCGTGTGAAAATACAAAAATTACAAGAGATATCAAATGCTTGTGAGAAAACAGTATATGCAGGAACTGATGTGACTACATCTTTAGGTGTAGAACATTTTTCTTGTACTGCAAATGACCAAACTAACATTTCGGCTTCTGCTTCTGCCGTATTACAAGGGGCAACGCAAATCCCATATCATGCTGATGGTAAATTATGTAGAGTATTTAGTGGTGAAGAAATCACTAATTTATATACAAGCGTTAAGTTATTTGTTACATATCAAGTTACATTCTGTAATCACTTAAATATTTGGATTAAACGTTGTACGACAATTGATGAATTGAACTCTATAACATATACTTCTAAACTCCCAAGTGATTTATTAGAAAATTTTAATACTATTATGGGTATAGTAGAATAGAAAGAATATGAAAAAGTTATTCGAAAATTTAATTTTGTTTTTAATTGGTGGTAGCATTTATTTCTTTTCTGAATGTATATTCAGAGGTTATTCGTTTATGCCTATGTTTATCGTAGGCGGTATATCGTTTCTATGTATAGGAGCATTAAATAATACAGTGTTTAATTGGAACACACCTTTATTAATACAACAATTTATATCAATGCTTATTATTACTTCTTTAGAATTTGCAAGTGGTATGATATTGAACGTTTATATGGGATTAAATATGTGGGATTATTCTAACCAATGGGGGAACATTTATGGACAGATTTGTCCAAAATTTATGATAATCTGGTTCTTTGTTTCTCTTATTGGTATTATTTTAGATGATATTATTAGATGGAAACTGTTTAAAGAAGAAAGACCGCATTATCAATTATTATGAAAGAATAGGGGGTGTAATATGGTATTTTTAGGTAATTCATTTTTCTTAGGGCAAAAGTGTATGAGAACTACCCCATCAAGTATTTCTCATATTGTAAAAATTAAATTACAAAATGGTATGTTCGATGAAGTATATATTGGTAAGGATACAAATACAACATATACAACAGATATAAATCCTACATGGGATTATAATACACTTTTACACGCATTTTTCAATGGTAATTTATATGCTGGTAATGTAGATTTCCAATTATCACAAGTAAGTTCTATAAGAATAAAACGTAGAGTAACTGGTGAATATGAGTATACTACATTATTTGAGATACCTATTAAGGTAGAATCAGATTTACGTTTTACAAGATATGATAGATTAGCACAATCTGGAATACAGTATGATTACATAAGCGTTCCAGTACTAAATAACGTAGAAGGTAACTCTAGTGTTAAGAGCGTTTTAAGTCAATTTGAAGGTGTATTTATTGTTGGTAAAGACCAAACATTCAATACAATATTAAATGTTGCAATCACTTCACAAAAGAATAGACCATCTTCCATTATCAATACAATAGATAGAAAATATCCATATGTTGTTTCTAATGGATTAAATAATTATTATAGCGGTACAACAACTGGTATGTTCTTAGAAACAGAAACAGATAATTTCACATGGAAATATTATGATGGGTGGAAACATAGAGCCGATTTAATGGATTTTTTATGTGATGGTAAGCCTAAAATTCTAAAGCATTATGATGGAAGAATTTGGATGATATCTGTTGTTGAAAATCCAACCGAAACAGTACAAGAACAAAATGATATTGTAATTACTTCATTTAACTGGACTGAAAGTGATGATTATAATTCAACTAATGCGTTATATAATGGTGGGTTTATTGAAGTTAATGTTGAGGGGAGATGATAATCAATGCCATATCAAGTACAGCAAGAAGACATTAGATTATTAAAACAATCTCCAAAGACTAATTATGTTTCGTTAGAGTTACAAAATAACGTATTTAAAACAATAGATAAAATGGAAGGTCAACTTGTATCTGATTCATATACAATTGATGCAGATTCTGATATAAGAAGAACCTTTACACTTACATTAGTTGTAAGTGATTCAAGTTTTAACATAGGAGAAAATTCTAAAATATGGTTGAATAAATATATTAAAATTACTATTGGTACTTTTAATTTAAGGACAGAATCAATCGTATGGTATCCCGTAGGTACATACCTATTTACAGATACTAACTATAAATATGATTCAGTTTCTAATATATTAACATTAACTTGTGTAGATTTAATGAGTAAATTAACGGGATTAAGAAACGGGCAACTTACTGGTTTAACTACCTCAATACCACAAGGTTCTGTACTTCGTGATACGATAATTTCAGTAATCACACAGTTAGGTGGATTCCCAAATTATAGAATTGAGGATGCTGGAAAACCAATACCATATGACTTGAATTTTTCAACTGGGGCAACTGTTTATGAAATTCTTACGACACTAAGAGACTTATATGCAGGATATGAAATGTTCTTTGATATTGATAATGTGTTCGTATTTCAACCAATACCAACATGTAAAGATACAGATTATTTTTTAGTAGATACAGACTTAAAGGATTTAGTTATTTCAGAAGAAGTAAGTAACTCATTTTCTGATGTTAAGAATGTCACAGAAGTTTGGGGTCAAAACATTGAAGCTGATAGATATACTGACAGTGTAACTATGAGTGGAGATACATATACTTTAACATTTACTTCCGCAATAGTTTTAAGTAATTATTTAGATATATCTTTTAAAGCATCAGCAAATAATGTTGCAAATGCAAAGATTAAATTTAACACAAGTACTGTATATAATATATTAGATGAAGATGGAGTAAATATTATAGCTAATAGGATTGTGGCAGGAAAAACGTATGTAGTTAGATATAGTAATAGCACAGTTAAATTATTAGGTCAAAATCAAATATATGCTATTTGGAAAGATACCAACGCTGATAGTCCATATAACATTAATAAAATTGGTGAGATTTGTCAAATATTTAGCGGTGGTGACTATGAAAAAATATATTCTGACGACCTAGCTTTAGAACGTGCTAAATATGAAAACTGGTTAAAAACAAGATTACAAGATGCGACCGTGTTAGAAATGATTAATATACCTTGGATGGATGTAAATAAAAAGATTTTATACCAAAGTAAAGTAACAGGAGTAACACAAGGATATATAACTAAATCAATTAATGGCTCAACAACAACTGGGACGATGACAACTAATATTATAAAATATTACCCATTGTATCCAGACATTATATAAAAAGGAGATGAGTAAATGGCTTATACTGATTGCCCACTAAGTACGCTACCAACTACTATTGATAGTTTTCCTAGAAGACAGGATTTAACCCTTGCAGATTTGTCATTAGTACAAAGTTTTGAAACAAAATATGCAAGTGGAGATTTTGCTGGCGCTAACCAAATTATAGAAGATAACCCAACTTTAAAATTAAAAATTAACAATGCAGAAACATGGAATGAAATGAGAGATGCAATTATTGCATTAGAGCATATGTTCATGACTGACATTGAAGATTACATAACTAACGTAGCGCAATATCAAGGGACTTTTATACCATCAAAATCATATAAAAAATACGATATAGTTGATTATGTATTTAATGATGCTGTTAATTGTTATATGGTAAAATATAACAATACACCAGTTGGTACACTTCCAACTGATTTAAACTATTTTGCACCACAAACTCTTAGAGGTTTACAAGGTGTAAGTGGTATTGGTCTATCATTTAAGAAATTATGGATTGATATAACTGAATATAAGGTAGATGAAAGTGTGTCTTATTTAGGTGATATTTATCAATGTTTAATTCAAAATGTAGGACATAACCCATTAACTTCACCTACGTATTGGTTAAAAATTATGTACTTAACACCTCAAATTGTTACTAGCACAGATAAACCAACAAGTTTGAAATCTGGCGGCTATTGGTTTAAGATAGTTGCTTAATAGAAAGGGGATTAATATATTATGAATATTAAAGGAATTGATGTTTCAAAGCATCAAGGTAAAATTGATTGGTCAAAAGTAAAAGCAGATGGTGTAAAATTTGCTATGATTCGTGCTGGATATGGTAATTCTATATCACAAAAAGATACTTTATTTGACTATAATGTTACGAATGCTTTAGCTAACGGAATTGACGTAGGAGCATATTGGTTTAGTTATGCTGTTTCATCAACAGATGCACGAAAAGAAGCACAAGTGTTTTTACAAGTTATTGAAAAATATAGAGGTAAAATGAAATACCCAGTATGCTTCGATTATGAATATGATTCAGTCAAATATTCTATATCAAAGGGTGTGACACCTACTAAATCATCGATGACTAGCATAGCAAAAACATTTATGACAGAAGTTAAAAATACTGGATGGGCTACCATGAATTATACTAATATGGATTTTATTAGAAATAAATTCGATATGTCACAGCTAAGTGAGTTTGAGATATGGCTTGCAGACTACAGTGGCTCACCAGACGTTACTTGCGGTATTCAGCAAACAAGTAGTAATGGTAAAGTTAATGGGATTAGCGGCTCTGTAGATATGGATACAGCATTTAAGGATTATGCAAATCATCAAACTGCATCAGATGCAGTAAGTGATACAACTTCTGATTTTAGTATTTCAAAAGGTAATTCATATCAATTTAAAATTACATCAAGTAATACACCTAGCTTTATTTTAGGAACTGCTAATGTATTCACAGTCAGTTTAGTTAGTCAAATTGGTAAGGAATATTTATTTAGAATCACAGCGATTGGAAATTCTGGTCAAGCAAGCGGAGTATTCCTTGATGGCAAGAAGATTTGTATAGTTACCGTTAAAGAAGATATTGTAGTTTCTGATACACCAACTACATTAAATGTTTCTAAGGGTAAAACTTATCAGTTTAAATTAACGGCAGATAAAAAACCAGTTTTCACTTGTGGAAATGGTGGGATATTTATTGTTGATTTTGTAAAGTCAGAAGGTAATGACCATTTCTTTAAAGTAACAGCTATTGGGGATATTGGTCAATCAGCAGGATTTTATGCAAATGGTAAGAATATCTGTATAGGTACAATTAAATGAAAAAGATTAAGAAGAAACCAGAGTTTTCTAAGTTCGTAATTGGCGCTTTAGTTTCAACTTATTTTGTAGTTTTAATTCTAGGTATTTATGTAGTGATTAGTGCTTTAATACTATATCCAGAGTATGCCGTACAAGCATTAATGGCACTATTCACATATGTTGGTACTGTTAATGCAATTTCTATACCATTTTATTTGACTACTAAAAGAGATGAGAATCTACAGAAATATCCAGACATAAAGACAATAGATGATTTTAAATCTATGAACGATATCAGTTCAAATATGGGTGAAGACCTATCGAATATAAACAATACGGAAAAGTGAGGAATATTATATGAAAGAATTTATGAGTTTCGTTATTACAAATTGGGCATTAATTGTCGGTTTCATTTTTGTTATTATTATGGCAGTACAAAAAATCATGGAGTTTGTGGCATTACCTACAGATAAGAGAATGGCAGAAGTTAAAGAAAGACTTTTAGAATGGGTTAGAATTGCCGAAGCAGACCTTGGTAGCGGTACTGGTGTACTTAAACTTGCACAAGTATATAATACTTTCTGCGAAGCGTTCCCTTACCTAAAGAAATGGATTACAATTGATAAATTTGATGTTCTTGTAAAAGAAGCTTTAGCTAAAATTGAAGCCGCATTAACTACAGAACAAGCTAAAATTAATGCTTTCCATTTAAGCAAATAATAGAAACGATATATATGCCATTATGGGTAATTCTGTAATGGCATAATTATAAAAAGAAAAGTGAGTGATAATAAAATGGCAAATATGTCAATAAATAATTTTACATTTCATGACCATACCACAATAGCGAGTGTGGGGAATGAATTACATCTTACTAACAATATACAGACTGTCGATGTTGAAATTGTCGCCACTGGCACATTTACGGCAAATTTTGAAGGCAAAGGTTTATCTGGTGCATGGTATCCTATTGTTGGGGCTGATTTATCTACATTAAATTTAGCAAGTAATACTAATGTTACTACAGCTTTATGGCAAATAGATTTAACTGCGTTGGTATCTTTTAGAATTAATTTAGTACAAAATGCAGGAACTGTTTCTGTATATGGAAAGGTAGTGGGATAATGGCAGTAGATAATATTGCAAGAGGTTTAGCAAATTCTGCTGTAATTATTGCGCCTACTAATGTATTTACAAGTAATGCATTAAGAGATGATTATTTTACATCTAATCCATCTGAAATAAAAGATAAACTATATTGTTTCAGTAATGGTCAATTACAAAGATATACAAATGGCGCATGGGTAGATTCAAGTCCTGCTATTAAAGGTGAGCAAGGGAACATGGGTATACAAGGTGTAAAAGGTGATACTGGTGCACAAGGACTAACAGGAGCACAAGGTAATACTGGAATTACAGGAGATACTGGTGCGCAAGGTATACAAGGAATAAGCGGTTTACAAGGGGTTCAAGGTTCTGTTGGAGACCCATTCAAAATTACTAAAACATATACTTCTATTTTAGAAATGGATGCAGATTATACTAATTCAGATATAGCTATAGGTAATTTTGTATTAATTTCATCAACAGTTGATGACATAGACAATGCTAAAGTATATGTAAAAGACCTTACTGCATACTCTTTTGTAACTGATTTATCTGGTATTTCTGGAATCAAAGGCGAAGATGGGTTACAAGGTATTCAAGGAATTGCTGGTATACAAGGCTCTATTGGAAACACTGGGTTAACTGGTTCACAAGGTATCCAAGGAGTTAAGGGTGATACTGGTGATACTGGTTTAACAGGCTCACAAGGAGCACAAGGGGCACAAGGTATTCAAGGTATTAATGGGGCTACTGGTGAACCGTTTAAAATTACTAAAACATATACTTCTATAGCATTAATGAATGCAGACTATTCTAATGTGAGTGTAGTTATAGGCAATTTTGTATTAATATCTTCTACCGTTGATGATGTAGATAATTCAAAAATATATGTAAAAAATTCTAATGAATTTGCATTTGTAACGGATTTATCTGGTGCAACTGGTATACAAGGTGAAACAGGATTAACAGGCGCACAAGGTATACAAGGAGCACAAGGGATACAAGGTAATCAAGGATTAACAGGGGTTGAATCTAGTTCAGCTTATACATCTGCCGTATCTTATGGATACACAGGGACTGAAAGCAGTTTCTATACATTATTAGCTAAGACTTCTTATGTTTCAATTCCTGCAACAGCTACTTATGCTAGTGGAATTGTTACTATAACTACACCAGTAACAACTAATAGATTTACATTCATTGCTCCTAGTGATTTTTTAGTATCTGATACATATAAGCTAAATGGAACAGCTATTGTAGTAAAAGACTTAAAAGGAGTAGCCTTAACTGGTGGATGGGTAACTGGCTCTCCAATAGAGTTAACAGTATCTAATTCATCAGCTTTTTTTAAGAAAGGTAGTGGTAAGCCATTAGTAGTTACCACAGGAGAATGGACTGTTAGAACCGCCGTTGAAACAAATAAGTGGTATGGTGTATGTTATGGCAACGGGTTATTTGTTTCTGTATCCGTTATTGGAACACATAGGGTCATGACTTCACCAGACGGTATAACATGGACGGGCAGAACTGCCGCAGAAGCTAATAGTTGGACTGTTGTATGTTATGGGAATGGTTTATTTGTTGCAGTATCAAGAGATGGGACGCACCAAATTATGACTTCACCAAATGGTATAACATGGACATATAGGACTGCTCCAGAACTAAATTTGTGGTATTCTTTATGTTTTGGCAATGGGTTATTTGTTGCAGTTTCTCAAAATGGCACGAATCAAATTATGACTTCACCAGACGGTATAACATGGACAGCTAGGGCTTCTATCGAAGCTAGTTCTTGGCATGGGATATGTTATGGTAATGGGTTATTTGTTGTGGTTGCTCAAACTGGAACACATCAAGTTATGACATCACCAGATGGTATAACATGGACTGCAAGAAATGCCGCAGAAGCTAATTATTGGATAAGTATATGTTATGGGAATGGATTATTTGTCGCAGTTGCACAAACTGGTACGCATCAAATCATGACTTCACCAGATGGTATAAACTGGACAGCTATAACTGCTACTGAAAATAATACTTGGGGAAGTGTGTGTTATGGTAATGGATTATTCGTTGCAGTTGCACAAAGTGGAACACATAGAGTTATGACTTCACCAGATGGGATAAACTGGACAGCTAGAACTGCCGCAGAAAATAATGTATGGGTATCTTTGTGTTATGGTAATGAAATATTCGTTGCAGTTGGCGCTGACGGTACTAACAGAGTTATGACTACTAATATCGTTTTAAATTAAAATTTGATAATTTCATATTATAATATGAAACATCACAAAATTATTAATACTATAGGATTAAGACAAATTTTCTATAGTATTTTTTATTCGCAATATATACAAAAATAAAATATTTTTATGTACACATATAAACAATAAATTATAAGGGGAAAGGTGAAAAACATATATGTCTAGCAATGTTTTAGAAAATTTTATATTTCATGAAGATAATAGTGATATAGGAGATGGCAATATTCTCACAATAACAAACAATATGTCAACTGTTAATTTTGAGGTTATCTCTTCTGATGATAATGATTTTGAAGCAATGGTATACGCTCAACTTGTTGATTCAGACAGATGGTATAATTATCCATGTTTTAAGTTACCTACATATGAATTAATAGATAATTCATTTAGTGAAAGTGGCTATATTTATACCGTTGATGTTAGTGCAATTTCTAAAATTTTTATTAGATTACTTAGCAATACTGGACTAATTTCAATTTATGGAAAAGTGGTGAGTTAATGGACAGTGTAGCGAGAGGATTGGCTTCAAGAGTAAATAATACTGGTAGGCTAAAAGGCTCTTATAAAGGGTATCTTAGCACAGCAGAAGGTGTTGACACAACTGCAAGCGGTAACAATAGCCATTCAGAAGGATATTGTACTATTGCTTCTGGCGAAGGTAGTCATGCAGAAGGAGACCAAACAACTGCTTCTGGTACTTGTTCTCATTCAGAAGGTAGAGATATAACTGCTTCTGGTCATTTTAGCCATGCAGAAGGTAATGAAACAATTGCTTCTGGTACTTGTTCTCATGCAGAAGGATTATCCACGATTTCAAACGGGTATGATAGTCATACAGAGGGATATGGTTCATCCGCTTCTGGTAGTAGTTCCCACGCAGAAGGTGAGCATACATTAGCTTATGGTGATGATAGCCATGCAGAAGGATTAAATACAACTGCAAGCAGTAATTATTCTCATGCAGAAGGTCAATATACATTAAGTGCAAATGGAGTTATGTATAACATAACTGCTTATAACAATACCAATAAAACAATCACACTTAATAATGTAACAGGATTAAGTGTTGGTGATAAGTTACAAATTAAAATCGTACTTGATATGTCATTATCTAATATTAGTATTACAAAGATTACTGGTTTGGTTGTTACTTTAAATACAACATTAGTGATTAGTTCTAATTGGTTGTATGCTGTTAAATTATCTTCTACGATGGGGGCAGTCCATTCAGAAGGATACAGTTCATTAGCTTGTGGGCTATACTCACATGCAGAAGGTGGAACTACATTATCAACTGGCGAAGGTAGTCATGCAGAGGGTGAAACTACAATTGCAAGTGGACGTTGTTCTCATACAGAGGGTGGTGCGACTAAAGCAAGTAATACTTGCTCCCACGCAGAAGGAAGTTCTACAACATCAAGCGGTTTATATTCTCATTCAGAGGGACAAAATACAGTAGCAAGTGGGTCTTGTTCACATGCAGAAAACGGTGGTGCAACTGCAAGCGGTCTTTGTTCTCACGCAGAGGGTTCTCTTACAAAAGCAAATGGAGATTATTCACATGCAGAAGGTGGCGCAACAACATCTGATGCATTTTTTTCTCACACACAAGGAACGTATAATAAAGTATTAACTGGAACTCCAACGGCTTATTCCGCAACGGCAGATGCTTTTGTAATTGGAAATGGAACTAGTGCTAGTGCTTTATCTAATGCTTTTAGAGTAACTTTTAATGGTAAGACTTATGGTCTATCTGCTTTTAATACAACTGGCGCTGATTATGCTGAATTATTTGAGTGGGAAGATGGTAATCCAGATAATGAAGATAGAGTTGGATATTTTGTAACACTTAATGGTGAAAAAATAAAAAAAGCTACATCTTTAAGTGATTATATTATAGGGGTAATATCAACTAATCCATCTATAATTGGAGATAATTATGCAGATGATTGGAACGGTAAATATGTTACTGATAAATGGGGAAGAATACAATATCAAAATGTACTTGTTCCTGCAACTGATACACAACCAGAACGTTTAGATTATGTCCCAGTACTTAATTCGTCATGGGATTCTTCACAACCTTATACTTCAAGAGAAGACCGTAAAGAATGGGGAATTGTAGGTATGATGGGTAAGTTACTCGTCATAGATGATGGGACTTGTGAAGTAAATGGATATTGTAAACCAGTGAATGGAATAGCTACAAAATCTGATAGTGGATATAGAGTAATCAAAAGAATAGATGATACGTGCGTTAAAATTATAATAATTTAGCAAAATGGGATATAACATTTTATTGTTATATCCCATTTTTTATGCGTTTTTATTTCTGTTTTAATAATCTTTTAGCTATTCTATAAACCCATTCTTTATGATAGTCTAAATTAAACCCAGTTGAGTAATCCCAATCTTTAAATTCTTTATAGAACTCGGTATTTTCGCTTATGTCTGGATAAAGTTTTTGCAGATTAAAAAGTTCTTCACTCCATTGGGAATAAACTGCATCGTCTATAACATTTTTATCCAATTGATAATAGATGTATGAATGTACCAATATTTGTCTACGTCTTCTCTTAATTAATTCTGTAATTTTATTAATTTCAATTTCAGTCATTATTTTACCACCTAAAATTATTTTTAGTATTTTGTATATTCTATTTTTAAAAGCATATAATATTATCAGTAACCCATATAAATTAAATAAATAGGAGATTGACAACATGGCTAGAGGAAGAAAACCATTACCTAAAGATTACGAAAAACTCATTGCGGAAATCAATGATAAAATTGCCCGTTACACAAAGAGGATTGAAGAATTTGAAACAGAAAAAGAAGAGTTAATGCAAGGTAGGAAACAGAAAGAACTAGAGACTTTGTATAATACGATGTTATCCACTGGCAAAACAGTTGAAGAAATCGTAACTTTAGTACATGATAGTTCTAAGAAATCCAAATAATCTAACTTTAAAATACTATAAAGTCTTTTATTGGCTTTGTAGTATTTTTTTAGCCATTGACTATTATCCATGATTGTGATATGATATATACATAAATCTATATATAAAAAAGGAGAAATGATTAATGTCTACCATCGGCAATAGTACAAACATAAGTGAAGCCTTAGTAGAAGAAGAGTATGATAATAGAGAATTTAAAAGAGGGGAAATTTACTTCGTTAATTTAGAAGATATGGGTTATGGCTCACGATACATTCAAATGAAAACCCGTCCTGCTCTAATAATTCAGAATGATGTCGGCAATAGTCACAGTCAAACAATGATTATCGCATTACTTACAACTTCCGATAAGAAACCTTATCCATTTCAATATCACTTCCCTCTTAATGGGAGAATATCGGTTATTATGTTCGAACAAATTATGACTGTTGATAAGTTTCGTATGCTGAATAGATGTGGAGCATTAACTCATGAACAAATGATAGATGCCGAACAAAAACTTATGTATTCGTTACAACTTAATAGAATGTCACTTGAAAATATTATTGACTTTGATATTATGAGTGTAAATTCCAAAACAACTAATTTTGGAAATGTTACTTACTTCGAAATCGTGATACATTTTCTAAATAATCAAGATAGAATAATCAATATATCGTTAGATAAATTGCAAGAATACAACAAGGTAGTTACTAAAAGTATAAAATTTATTAAACTAAAGAAACTGCTAGATTGTTGCAAAGGGTTGAATTGGTTAGTTAACAACAACGAAATTTAATAATTTATTTTTTAGAAACATTAGTAGAAATATTACTAATGTTTTTTACTAGTTTCTGTTCATTATCAATTAGAATTGACATTGCTTGTGCTTTAGTGAAACCGACTTCAACTAGAGCATCATATTCATTTTTCTTTGCTAATGCGCCAATATGGAATAACTCTTTATTATTTGCATAATCAGAATATACAGTCATCAATTCTTTGAGGGCAGTATAAACAATTGGCTTATATGCTTCGACTAATCCGCTAATAGCTGTAGGGTCTTTTAATAGTTCTTTAAATAATTCATCCATAAGTAATCTCCTTTTGATGTAAGTCATCACCTTATTTATTGATATTAGATTTAAGAAATTCTTCTCTAAGTTCAGTCTCGTTTAGATTATATTTTTTAATAATATAATCTAAAAGTTCAGTTTCATCTATAGTTATTCCAGAACAAAATGGACAATATTCCTTCTTTAATCCAATCTCATCCATCATATATGATGGGAAGTATCCTTCATAATCATTATCTTTTTCATTATCATGTACAACACATTCATCACATATATCTCTTCCGCAAGAATTACAGTGAGCAACAGCTTCTTCATATCTTGATTCACCACAAGAATCACAGCTATAATAATCTACACTCATTTTACCGTTACCCATTCTTTTACGATGACTTTATGTTCTGGAATAATTTTTTCGTATTCATTCTTTTTAACTTCATAAGGCTGAGAATAATATTCATTTTCTTGACATTCTGTAAGTCCACATTCCCATTCAACGCAAAAATACTTATCTAAAAGTTGAATATATGATGTTACAGAACGAGACCAACGTCTATCATCCCCCTCTTCTCTTTCAACCTCATAATCAACTAAATTACTAATTTCTCTTTCTGTGAGTTTTTCTTTATTGGTAATTTTTTTAATCATAATTTCTTCAAAGTGGGTATCATAATATTCTTCTTCTTGTTCTTTAGCTAATTTAGCTTTGGCTTTTTCTGCTTCTTCTTTTGCTTTAAGTTCTGCGCTTTCGATATCTTTTTGTTTTTGAGTAGGTAACTGTGCTATAATATAAGTGTTCATATCTCGCCATGTTTTAAATGAATCATTTAATGATTTAATTTTCCAATTAGTCTCAATCAATTCATTCCAATAATTATCCATATCTTCTTCTGTAAGATTCATGGATTTTAATAGCGCTTTGATTTCTGTTTTAGTAGCCATTTATTTCTCCTTATTTCTTTTTAAAAAGATTAATGAACCAATTAGCAATTTTTAGAATAAAGTTCATAAAGCCATTCGTGACTGGCACAATAATATCTTCCTTTGGCTCACCAGTAGAACCCCATGCTTCATCAATTGGGTAAGTATAAGGTAATATAGCTTGGTCTTTTACACCCCAGTTAAGACCCCAACTATTAGAAATTAACCAACCAGTTTCATTCCATCCGTAAATTGTTAATGCGTGATTCCCTGCTAAATCAGAACCTTTTTCAATAACCGCTTGTACAGAACCATCTGCATTTATTATCACACTAAATCCATTGTCATTATACCACGGGACACCGATGCCTACATACCCATAGTTCATGATTGCCGATTTAATTTCATCTGGTGTAGTAACTTGGAAATATGTAAGAATTTTATTAGAAGAAGCTAAAGCATTTAACTTATCCACTCCAACTTCTTGTAATTTATCGGTAAGTTCTGGAACTTCAAGATTATAATCAAAGTCTTCATTGAAAACATCCCCAACAGTTTGTAGCGTTTTAAACATATCTCTTAGATACATTCCTTGCATAGTAAGGTCTGGTCTATTAGCATATAAAAACCCAACTGAAAATCTCTTAAACACACCGTTTCTAATCAAATACAGTTTTTCTCTTACATATCCACCCATATGAGGAACACATGAATTTATATTACTTTGGTCTTTATCCTCGTTCGGTTGCCCAATCGTATATGTTTTAGGAAATACTACGGTTTTTGCAACGCTTAGTTTATAATCTCTTGTATCTACCTTTGGTTTTAAAGCACCTAACTCACCAGTAAACATTTGAGGTTTATTTACATTATCCATATTTTATCTCCTTTTTATATTTCATTTCTCATTCTTATACCTAATATACTTCTCATGACTGATTCTTTAACCATTTTATAATGAGTATAATCTGGAAAAATATTTTCTGATTCTTTTTCTCTTATTGCTTGTAAAGCCCTTGCTACATCAACCATTACTTCATTTACTGGTCTATAACTTTCTTCTGGATGCATCATAATATCTACACCAATATTTTGTAATTCTCTAGCAACATTATCAATATTTTTCTGTCTATAATCTTCTTTGCTAATATCGTCATAATTCAAATTATTCACCCCCTCTCATTAAGACTGACCACAATATATAGTGGTGTCACCTAACGACAACCACAACATGTAGACCTAAACTGTGAATGAAATACGAATTTGATTTCACAGACAGCCTACAGTACCTCTAGTTTTATCTGTGTGACCTCACAAGCCGTTTGTAGGGATTCGGAGTATAGTTTTAAGTCTGAAATTACGTAAGCTGATACGGTCATCTAATGCCAAGTTTAGATTTGAGTTCAATAATTTTTTTATTTATATCATTTTCTTCTTTATCTACTCTTCCTTCTTCTTCTGTATATTTAATGACTTCATCAATATATTTTCGGAATTTAATTAATCCATCATGATTATACGCATCAATTAATTCATAAATACTTCTACCAAGACCATAACCATAATCGAGACCATAGTTAAGGTTATAGGCATCCTTATCTGGCTTCGGTACATTGATGCTTAATTCAGATTTTTGCTTTTGTAATGTTCTAATTTGCTCAATTAAATTACACTCTGGTAAATTCTGGTCTACTGAACAAATATTTTGCTTAATTACTGGTTGTGTTTTATTTTTGTTCCAAAACATTTTTGTTACTCCTTATAATTCAAATTCAAATTCTGTACCAATTAAATCTTTTAAACTATTGTTAATTTTATTAATTTCGTTTGTTCTTATCATATCTGCATCAGATATACTATATTCTGCTCTAACTCTATCAATAATATCTTTCATTATTTCTTCCTTATTTTTATTAGCTAAATATTGTAGACTTTTTTCAATACAATTATATTTACCAGTATCATTAAATATAAGCTTAATAATCAATGTACTACCTTTTATATATTTATTAATAAAAGGTATTTTATGGTAAGTTTGTATTTCAGCGCCTAAATAATCATGAAATGGTCTTTCATAAGTGCCAACGTTAAATCCTGCATTTAATATTTTAAATTTCATTTTTCAATTCCTTCGGATTAATAATCACAATATTTTTGTTCATACCTTTAGCGTATTTTACACATTTTCCAGTACCGCCTTTAGTCCCATCCCAAACAGCAATAACAATATCTGATTTATTTACCATATATTCATTACGCTTTTGCATTTTTTCAATATAATAAATATCTTCTTTTTGACCATCGACTTTGTATCCTTCTATCCTATCAACAAGGGTAAGGATATCTGCTTGATATAGTTGCGTTCTCCATTTTTGAAAATCTTGCTTATTCCATAGGATATATTGTCTTTTAAATGGGACTGCAATTTCAGTTATAATATTTTTATAGGAACTCTTTAATTTATTACAAACATAAAATGCCATTTGGTCAACACCTAGCGCCCCACCACAAATGAAGTGAAATTCTTCTCCTTCATTTTCTTTAATTATTTTTGTTACGGTTGTTGTAATAGCAAGAATAACATCTTGATTTTTAGGTATATCCCAATTATAACCACCGAGTTTATTAGGTCTATGCCCTGTAAAACATATAGTAATCATTTATTCTCCGCTATAGCTGTTAAAATATCTAAGACAATTGCATTTACTGAACTTTGAACCCCATCAATTGCTGTATATTCTATATTATATTTATTTAAAATATCAACTAATTCAACAGCTATTTCATCAGATTCTTGTTCTGTTTGATTCCTACCATTTGTGTCATATACTTTTTTGCGATTGATAAAGTAATTAAGATTGTTATATTGAGATAATTCATCGATAACTAAATTATCTAATGTTCTTGACTTCTTACCGTATTTGTTATTATAAAGTACAGTAAGAATTAAAGGTCTATCAGTTACAATAACATCTACTTTGCCATTTACCCTAAATAATCTATGGTTCTGTTTAGCGAATATGTATAGTTCATCCTTAAAGGTCTCTTGCCTGTCTTCCCATACTAAGTCTTTAGCGAACTCTGTTACAAGTTCACAGCTAACTCCGAGCCATTTAAGGTGTGCAAACACATCTGCCATGATAGTGCTTTTACCAGATGATGGGCTTGCTATTAGATTAACTACTAATGTATTAGCCATTAAATTCCCTCTTTCTTAAAAGCCACTTTCTTGCATAGTTGCATCAAATAAATTACATTCCAAATGAGTATCATCAATTGCTATAATTTTAAGAGAACGATAATCCCATCTGCCGCAATAATCACCATTAAAATAAGAATTGTCACAATCAATAACTACTATTTTACTTTTTCTATTAAACGTACCATTTTTCTTTTTAGGGAAAGTTGAGATAAAGTCTACCATATTAACATTTTGTAATTTATTGACTTTAGCTATGACTTTATCTATGTTTTCAATATACTCTGATTGAGTTAAATATATTCTTGATAAATCATCAAATTCCCTATACCCAAGTTCTACAAATTCGTCTTCTTCATAATCTTCTTTAAGTTCATCCAAAGCCTTTAATATTTTGCTAAAATCATAGTCTATAGATAATTCATTTTTACCAATTGTTAATTTATCTTTCATTATTACACTCTTTCAATAATAATTTTTTACTAGTAAATCCTGCGGCTGAAAAATGTCCACCACCACCAAAAGATTCAGCAACTTTACTACAATCGACTGTCTTATCTGTTGAGAATAAGGAATAGGTGTACTGTGTGCCATCAAAAACATAAACAACCACAAATGGATATTGATTAATCTTATCTCCAAAAATCCAACTATTTGATTTTTTATTTATAACATAGCATTTATATCCTGCTAGTTCTGATTCATATCCAAAATTAGATAAATAATATTCATTATCCGAATCTATATATTTTTTGATAATATTTCCATCGTGAATAATATCGTCCAAAATATTTGTGTGTCCAAATTTATCTTCTGATAATAACCTATCCCATATTGGATTAGATGGTGTCATATTAAGGCTTTCAATCCCTAACTTGAAATATGTGGTCATATCTCCATATTTATAAATCCAACAATCATAATCAGAAACTAATTTAATATACATGGGACATTCTTCGAAACTTACGTTATATAAAAACATATAAGTTAATGCCGCACCAGATATCTTATCTTGGATTAAACCTTTGATATTATGTAAATTTTTATATTTTTTAATTAACTTTAGTGAAGATATATGGTGGTCACACCACACTATATTAGTAGTTCTATTTAGTATATTTTGGAATTGGTCTAAAGTTGGTTCTGTGAAAGAATAGTCTACTATGTATACCTTTTCATTATTAGATACAACATCTGGTAATGGTTTAGTATAATCAACTTCAAAGAAATCTTTTTTAGAAAACGCATACCCATGTTTCTCTTCGTAATTTAAAACAACTGATGCCGCACAAATACCATCCATATCATTATGATAAAAACATTTCATTAATTTATTCTCCTTATAATTTACATACTAAAATTTTACAATCCGTATCTTTAAACACATCTTCGATAATCTGCCTAACCATTCCCCATTGAAGCCTGTCTCTTGTGCAACCTAACTTGTAAATCGCTATTTTTTCAATCTTCTTTTCAATAATAATATCTCTCATCATTTCTAATGATTTAGTCAGCGATTCATATGTAGGCTTATTCCAATACTTAGATTTTGTTACCAAATTAAATACTTTATTTACTAGAATACAATCTGGATATGTACGCTTACCATTTTGATGTAGGTATTGTCTTAGATGAAATCTTTTTTGGAACTCAACCGCTATTCCTGCCCCTAGTTCATAATCAGCAGAAATACAATGTGCTAGATAATATTCATTTGGAAGATTGAATAAATTATATTTTATTTCTTTAATTTTCATTTTGTCCTTTCTAAACTGATTTAACTAATTCGTAATCATCAGCCGTATTTTCATTAATATAGTCTATCATACCTAAATATTTCAAATTATCCATACTAAATGTATTAACATTAACTTGATGAGTAATTTGATATTTAACTTTTGACTTTTTATTTATAATGGTATCTCCAATTTTAATAATTTTATATTCCATTGTAATGTCTCCTTTAGAATATCATACAAACTAATATTTGTACAATGTGTAAACTCTGGTCAATGTAAAGTGAATGCCAATCTGAAATATTAAGTTTCTTATACCATCCTCTACATTTCCATGCATCAATTAACATATGACCAAATACTAAGAATGCTAGTTTTAATGGGATATATGCGAATCCAAAAATCATAAGACCAAATGTAATACCGATACCCCAAATTGCAGAATGGACAAATAGTATATAATTACTCTTTGCCTTATAAGTTGCTAAAAATTCACTTTGAAGTGAATAATCCAATAATAGATTTATCCAATATAAAAAGATAAATATATAAAAAGGATTTTGTTTTATTTGTTCTAATAAAATATTCATTTGTGTACTCCTTTATTTATTCCCTATATATATTATAGTATATTTTAATTGTTTTGTCAAGTAAATTAGGAATTAAATTCTTTTATATTATATCCATAAGAATTAAGCCAATCGGCTACTAGATGACGATGGCAAAAATCTTCTGGTTTTTCGTAACAAATAAGGGCGATACTATCATGGATATTCATATTGTAATATGAAGTATTTTTCATCAAATCTGCTAAATCTTTAAGTACTTTTTTATAATCTAGTTTATCTAATACTTCTGATTGGAAATGTTCTATGTAAAAATCATTATCATGATTTTCTTTCCACTCCATAAAGAATTTATATTTAGGAGCAAGTTTCTTATATTCTAATCCATCCCATCCTTTAGGACTTTTACCACAAATTGCAATTGGAATAATGTTTGGTGTAAGATTCTTTATATTAGAAAAATAACTTGTATATATCATTTTATACTCCATCCTAAAAAGGGCAAGCTAACAAAAGCTTACCCTTTTAATATTATTTATTTACCGCTACTACCTAACATTCCCATACCACGTTTTGATTCAATCTTTTTTAAATCTTCATATGGAAGTTCTTCAATATTTGTTTTAGGTACTGGTAGTAGTAACGATTGGGTAATAGCTTTTTTATATGGATAAATTATTACATCATTTCCAAACTTTAATTTTATTGATTCTATTTGTTCATTCTTTTCTTTTTCGTCTTCTTTAAATTTTAGAATAATAATAAAATTATTTGTGGTATTAGTAATAGGAACTTTCCATTCGTTTCTAAATCCAGAATCAATTACTCCACAACGTTGTGCAATACCTTTTGTACCAGTTGAACCACGTTCTTTTAAAATCATAACATATTCATCTGAAAATGCAGATGCGATTCCTGTTTCAATCATGACTGTTGTATGAGGATTTATTACTAAATATTCTTGTGTAAAATTTGCATATATATCATATCCTGCATTTTCTATATCTTTATTTGGTATAACCCCATCACTTTTTACTTTTGAAAAATAAACTTTAATTTCACTCATATTAAAATCTCCTTTATTATATATCATTTTTTATAAATCTAGCGTTATTGATATCTCGTTTTCTTGGATTAATTAAATTATGTAGTCTCCTATGTTCTGACTTTGTTAATACTAATAAATTATTTACATCATTATTTAATTTATTGAAATCTTTATGATGAACTTCATATTTTGGTAATAGATACTTAATGCCATTAATTTCTACACTATTTTCTTTATTTAATAAATATTTTTCTGCAACTAATCTATGCTCAAAAACAAAATCATCATCATTCTTAAATGGATGATTAGGACATCTAATAAGTTTATACCCATGACTAATTCGTTTATCAGATTTCCATGATGTATTTAGATTTCCTTTTAACCCATATTGTGGATTATTTTTACCTTTAAATGTTTCTTTTTTATCTATTCCCATACATTTCCTTGAACAATAATTATGTTTAGATATACGTGATGGTTTTCTATGAAATTTTTTATTACATATTTCACATTCACAATTCACTTCGCTTTTCAACTACATCTACTCCATCCACATGACTTACATAAATTACATCCACCTTCAAATATTAATGGCTCGGCACATTGAGGACAAATACCAGTTTTTATTAGTTGCTCTTTAGGGTCAGCCACAATGCAAGAATCAATTATTTTAGTAGGTTGTTTAATAACTTGTGGAATGGTAATCTTTTTTGGTTTAATTTCTTCTTCTGTCTCATCGTCTTCTTCATCATCATCTTCATCATCTAATCCTAATTCGCTTCTGACTTCTTTATACATATCAATTAATGCATTTCCAATAGCCATTGGACAGCAAGCGCCTTTTGATGTATCATGTTTTAATACCGTTCTATTGGTATATGACGAACAAAGTCCACTACTATTTAATTGGTCTACGATGGTATAAATATTTCCGCCCAACCTAGCGCACAATGAAATTGTACGAGACAATCCAATCATGAAATTATTACAACCGCCACTCGAACCTTTATCAAAGAACGTTTCAAGTAAATCACCAGTCACAGGGTCAAACCATGCTGTACAATGTAAACTACCACAACCAGTAATTAATCTACGTTTCTTACCAATCTCATCATTATTTATTAATAAGATATCTCCACGTTTTAATTCTGTCAGTACTTTTTTATCTTTATTGTCATCTATAGAAGTTAATATTCCAGTACGTTTGCATCCATCAACATAAATTGTCATTCCTTTAAGCTTTTGTTCCCAACCATATAAATAAACTTTCTCTATATCATCTAATGTTGATTCTTTAGGTAAGTTTAAAGTAGAACTAATAGCTGTATCGATATGTTTTTGCATTGTTGATTGCATATCAATTCTATTTTTCCAAGGAATCATATCTGATGATACAAAATATTCTGGTAATGTTTTTGTATCATATTTTTTCATATACTCTGTTGCTTCGTCAATAAATACATCATAATAAACATCTTGATTTTTATGCAGTGTTTCTGTTTTACGTTTATAAGACATTCTAAATATAGGTTCACATCCAGTACTAACATTTAACATTGTACCAATGCTACCAGATGGTGCAATTGATAATAAAGAACAATTGCGTAACCCATATAATTTTAATTCTTCAATTTCATCATCCGTAAAATGTTCTTTAATGATTTTTGATTTCCAAACTAATTCTGTATATTTTGGAAATGAGCCTTTAGAAACTGCATTATCTGATGAAGAAATAACCGCGCTTCTAAACATTTCGTACAAAATACTATCTATAAGTTTTAATGATTGTTCATCTCCGTATGTAATACCCATTTTTAAGAACATTGAAGCAACACCCATAACCCCTAATCCAGTATTTCTATAGTTTATAGCCATATCTCTTTGTTCTTGTAATGCATGATACTTGAATCCATAGTCTAAAACTTCATCTAAAGCTGTAATAGCAATTCCAACATCATTTTTGAAAGAATTTAAATCAAATTCAGCATTTTCTGTATATGGGTTAATAACATATTCTGATAGATTCATTGACCCTAAATTACAAGCCCCATTTTTTGGAAGTGGCTGTTCCCCACATGGATTACCAGTAACTACTTTATAATCATCAACAAATTCCATAATATTATGATTTCTAAATTCATTTGTAAATATGATTCCTGGCTCTGCCCAATCAAAAGCATTTAAACACATTGATTTATATACATCTATTGGGCAAACATCATATTTAATTTCCCCACTGTCGTATTTAAAGGTAATATGTTTAATTAATTTTTCACCAGTCAAGTAAAAATGTTTTACCATATCCATAAATTCATTATCTATTTCAAGTGATAAATTCGCCTTTTCAATTTCTCCTGTCTTACTTTTAACAGTAATAAAAGTCTCTGCTTCTTTATGCCATGCATCAAGAGACATCATTAATGCACCTTTACGAGAACCGCCTTGTGAAATACTTTCTGTAACTCTGTCAAAAATTCTCATAAAAGGGATTATACCATCTGATTCATAGCCACCACTTGTGGAAGACCCTTTTGGTCTAATTTTTGATAATGATAATCCTTGACCACCTTGCGTTTTATATGTAATAGCAAGATTCTTTGCTAAATCCATTATTTCAGAAACACTATCTGGCGCATATCCACTAGAATAACAATTTGATGTGCTTGCATTTCTTCCAGTATTATAGTTAGTCATAGTACGACCACCATAAATAAATTTCTTTTTTAAAATCATATTTTTAATAGATTCATTACCATTAGAAATCCTGTTAATCATTTCATCAAATGTTTCTTTTTTACCATTTAATGTTTGCATATATTTTCCTGTACAAATATCAATCCCAAGTGTATTATTTTCGCCTAACCATTGTTCAACTGTCAATATTCGTTCCCCCTATACATGATTTATATTCTTGAATATATTTATAAACATCAGCCCAATCACCTGCAAGGTCAATCTGATATTTATTAACATCAAATCCTTGATTCCACGGATATTTTAATAATATCTTTTTGTATTTTCCGTCAACTAAATTATGTACAGCATCATCTACCATGATATCTACATCAACCATTTGCTTATTTCCGCAAACAAATAAATGCTTATGAAGATTTATAAATGGATACTCTTTTTTAAATATGTTAATTTTAGTCTCTAGTATTGTTGGGGCTGTATCCGTTATCAAATACAAATCTATATCATTATCTTTACTCAATTTTTTCATATATAATTGAGATTCATATAACGGTTGTACACGCTCCCAAAGTTTAGGGTTTACCCACAAATCTTCTACAAGTCTTTTATACTCTTTTGGAAATATATTTCTCATATCCCATTCAGTAATATCTTCCATTGTATAGTGTAACCCTGTGTATTCATTAAATAAACTTATGAATGCGAATGTCGAATCGAATAAGACACAATCATAATCTACTCCAACTTTTATCTTATTTATTTTCACCAATCTCCTTTATAAATTTAATTGCTTCTTGTTCTAAATCTTCAATCGTATCATTATTATTTATAGTATAGTCATATGCAAAATTTAATACATTTGCATCAGCCATATTTGATTCAATCCGCTTTATATTGTTATTAGTAATTAATAATGTTTTTGCCCCAAAATCATTTACAAATCTTTGGATTTCGTCTGGTTCACGAACGTGTATGAACAGAAATGGACAATTATTCCCTTTGAATATATCGATTACTTCTACAACATCTTTATAAGGCATATCATTATAATCTGAAAATAATAGTTTTAAATCGCTTAATAATTTTCTATCTTTTTCTGTTTTACCGCCATCCCATCCACCTATTTTAGCAATCATCTTTACTTTGTTAACAGATGAATAATTCATTACTTGATATTTACAGTTCTTCTTTACTAAATGTACGAAAGTATCCTTTCCCCATGAGCCAGAACCGTTGATGATTATAATCGTTTTATTCAATTTATTCCCCCTCTTTTTTAGATAGTCTCTTGTAAAAATCATCATTATATGCCGCATATCTTTCTCTGATATCTAACATATTAATATCTTTGTGAGTTTCTGTAAATTTTTCCCAAAAGTTACATGGTTTAAATTCTGGACACCCACAACGATAAATGCAGTTTGGAACAAGAACATTTGCTATTTCTGGTTCTGGTTTATGTATTGTATACTTCAAATCTTCCGCAAGTTTTCTAGCTTCATCAGCGGCTTGATAACATAATCTTTTACGTTCTGTGTCAATTAAATTTTGTGGGTTAGCGAACCCATTAAAATCAACTAAACTATCTTGTGGTTTTTTATCTCTATCTTCGCCAGTTCTATCAGTTCGCTGTGTTCCAATGAATTTTTCCCATTTATGTCGTGACCACTCTGTACTAACCCAATATTTAATATTTTTCCAAACCCATAAAATATTAATGATTCTAATTGGGCTATGCTCTGAAATTAGAAGGTCTTCTTTAAATTTTTGAGAAGGTTCGTTCTCTGTAAAATCTTTATTTACAGTTGTTCTACAACAATTCTTAACAGTTTTCCAACTGCCATAAATTTCATTAATTTCAGTTTTCAAATAGTTTCTCCTTATATTACTATCACATAGTACTATAATATGTATTACCAATTTGTTTCCATAGTTTACCTAAATGCCTATACTCTGACTGATATACAACATTGGAAGGACAAAGAGTTTCACCTTCTAAAACTCTTTTAGCAATTGCATAAGCCCTCTTAACAGCTTCTTGTTCACAAGCATTTTTTGCTCTGCTAGGGAATTTTACACCATTTTCAAACCCTGCATATTGACCTTCTGATTCTAAAACTCCACGGATGGTGTTAGCAAACTTGCCACTTTTTACTCTATTTATAATAACATTGCCATCGAGTATTCTTTGAATATCTGTGGCATTATTTCCACCGTGTTCATTATATATACCTGCCGCCATACAAAACAAATCATCGTCAGTATAGTTATAAACCTTTTTAGAAATTTCTTTAGGCGGCGGTGTATATATTGATTTAATTTTCATATCACTAACTTTTTCTTTAGTGATTAAACTAATCTCGTTAAAGACTGTTGGTTCGCTAGTGTTCTCTATTTTACCAATACAATTCTCTATTTTGTATTTATGAATTGGCGTTTCTGTAGCTTTCACTTGAAAGTCTATTCTATCACTCATTAATGATATTGATAACATGAGTGCTAATGAAAGGCATATCGCGCTAGTCCTTTGCACAAAATCACGCTCCTTAGTTATCCTTTGTCAACTAAGTCTAGGTCATCTATCCAAAATAACCATTGTGGAGTTGATTCATCTTCTTCTAGTATATACATAAATGTATAAAAATTATCAACGTCCAACTTAGCCGTAAAGGTATTATTTTTGTTTTCTGTAATAAACTTTGTAAATTTGTCAGAGTATTTACCTCTTTCGAGGATTTTGTCCGTTTTGATTTTTACTTTTCTACCAGATATATTTTCCATATTTTTTTTAACTCCTATATATATTATAGTATAATTTACAGTGTTTGTCAAGTAATTAGGATATTTATTTAATTAGAATTTATTTTTTATATGTGATGAAAACTGCCTATATTCCAATATCCTTTATTCTGAAACACATGCTCTGCAAAGATTATATCATATTTTTCAATTGGGCTTTCTTCATATAATTCCGATGCCATATAAAACGCTCCATGCTTTCCAGAACCAATTGATTGTGTTCTAAGACTATATTTCCATACTTTGTTAGGAACTTTGCTAAACCTATCTATAATAGGTCTAATTTCTAATACAACTAGTTTTCTACGTTCTTTTTCTTCCTGTGAGTGTGAACATAGATTAATATAGCCTAGAAACTCCAATTGTGTTAAAATTTTGTCTTTGTATGAAAAATCTTGTATAGTTTGACAGTTTAAAAAGTCGTCGCATTCCTGCAATATATTTCTCACATTCAATTTTGTAAAAGATTTCTCGCTTTCTGTTGAGTTTCGTAGTACAATATTATATAGAGTTTGTTTACTTTCGAGTTTAGTCTTGCTAATTGTTTTAGAATTTCCCTGTTTAAAGAAGTCAAACATATCAACAATTCTAAGTAATTTCATAGAATTTCCAAACTCTTCAAAGAAATCTAATTTAATTAGAATTTCAAGCTGTCTTGAATTAATTTGGATATCTCTAATATCATACAATAAATCAGTAAAGGTATTATATGTATTATTTCTTAAACTATACAAATCATCAGCACAATTTTTATTTAAAAACTTAATTGATTGCATACCTTTATAAATTGATTTAGTGCTTATGTCAAATGAGTATTCAGATTTACCATATCTAAATTTAGGCTCAACAATCTCTATCTTTAATAATTTAGACAATTCTGTCCCATTTGAAATGTCTTCTTCTGTTTCAGAACAATTTAAAAATGCAGTTAAAAACTCATAAGGGTGATAATAACGTAAGTATGCACATAGATATCCTAACATGCAATATGCGATACTATGGTTAAGTCCAAACATATATGAACTTGCATCTTCGATTATCTTTAGGAATATCTTTGCTTCTTCTTCTGATATCTCTCTAGGCTTATCAGAGACCTTGCAATAACCCTCTAAGATGTTTGGTAGCGCTTTCTGTAATCTATCAGCATCCTTACGACCAATGGCACGACGGGTATTATCAGCTTCACTACCAGATAGTCCACAAATATCAGTTAAGAATTTAATTACATCTTCTTGATAGACCAGATAACCTAGATTGTCCTCTAACAATTTATCGATAATTGGTGATGGATTATGGTTAATTATATGTTTACTTAGACTATCTCTGTACGATGCACCAGATGGACGAATCATAGCCGTAACAAGTGACATATCCTCAATAGATTTTGCATCAAATTTCTTTAATGTATTAAATGCAAAAGCAGATTCAAATTGAAATATTGCAGTATTAGATTTTTTCATATCAGCCCATACGTTTTCATCATTCCAATCAATCTGATATGATAACGGATATTTTTCACCAATATATTCATAAGTCTTTTTAATGATACCGACATTCTTTAATCCTAAAATATCATATTTAGCAAGTCCAGTTTCATGAACGCATTCCATATCTAACTGCATAATTACATTCCCATCATTTACGAAAGTACCATAATTATCAGCTAATGTAATTGGAGAAATTACAATTCCTGCTGGATGTTGGCTTTGAGATATAATAGTTCCTAACATTCCTTCAAAGTAATAAAATATCTTAGGATACTTTTCTCTGCATTTATCAGCGTTAGCTTCGTATTCTGTTTTTATCGTTTTCATAATTGCTAAATTATATGGGCTTTCACTTTTATTTAACTGTGGATTAGCCTTACACCATAAGAAGTCTAACGCTCTCCCTATATCATCAATTGTACCTTTGTCTGATATAGTTCCCATTGCTAAAACAAATGCTGTCTTTGGCTGTCCAAAATGAGTAATGATATGTTCGTATATCTTAGCCCTATCATCTTTAAACACATCAATATCGATATCTCCGATTTCCTTACGGTCTTCATTACAAAACCTAGAAAATACAGTTTTCCATCTAATAGGATTTAAATCAGTTACATCGGTAACATATGCGACACAGCTACCGCCACAACTTCCTCTGCTGAACCCAATAGGGATACCGTTCTCTTTACACCAACAAAGAATTTCTGACATTGAAAGCATAAACCCTAACATATCAACCTTTTTAAATACCCTTATTTCTTCTTGAATATTTATTTCAAACTTTTCTTTTTGGCTCATTGGGATTATGCCATTTTTAAGTTTTTCTTTAAACATTTTATCGATACGCTTAATAAATACTTCTTCATCATTATCGTACATTCTAGGATATTTTATTGATGCATCCAGTACAATTTGTTCTATAGTACTTGCCATAACATTTGTATTTTCTATTGCTTCTAATATTATATCCATTGGTAATGAGTTTTGCACTATAAAGCTATGTACAAGTTCATCATATGTCTTATATGTTAAATCATAATCGTCTTCATTGCTAAACTCAATTTTTTTAGATTTCTGTAATATACTACGGCATTCTGCTTTATAGCTATTTAAACTATGTGTATCTGTTCCTGCTATTAATGGCTTATTATATTTCTTTGATAAGTCATATAGGCTCTTGTTAAAACTAATCTGGTCTTCTGTATTATGGTACTGAATTTCATAATAATCATAATGTTTTAACAGTTTATCAAAGTAATCTTTAGTCTCATCTATTTGAGACTGGTTGAAAAGAATTTCATTTCTTATTTTTAATCCGTCAAAATTAGGGTCTTCTTCTTTGGCTTCAAGAAGTTGGCTTTGTAACGATTCTATTTTTTCTTTAATTGGGGTTATGGTATTCATTAACTTATTTAATGGAGAAGCTAAACATGCTGAAATTTTTACGATATTATCAGATACACCTAAAAATTCATCAAAAGTTAATCTTGGTTTATAGTAAAAATGGTCTGGTTGAGTAGCTAGTCCAACTAAAGTATTTAGTTCCTTTAATCCCTCAAAGTTCTTTGCTAATAAAACTGTGTGATAATTATCTCTAACTTTATATGGTTCATCTTCATTAGTGCTATCAAAGTTATCATGAAATAATTTTTCAGTTAAATACACTTCACAACCATGAATATATTTAATTCCATTCTTTTCACAGTACATCTTTTTGGCAACCCAATTGTAGATATTACCTTAACCATGTTCAGTAGAAGCAATTGCCTTTTGCCCCAACTGAACACATCTGTCCACATAATCAGTAAATTTAGTACAGCTATCCAATAAAGAATAATCTGAATGCGAGTGATAAACTACATAATTATCTTTCAATAGAATCATCTCCTTTATAATTAAATTCTCCGAACAGTTCAATTTCTTTATCTTTTCTTGCCTTAATTGCTTTTTCTATAGTATCAAAACTTCCTATATTAATATTTTTGTAATTATACATAATCCTTGCTATATATTGATTACCAATTTGCGCTATACCTTTATATCCACTAGTGTTATTGCTATTTATTCCTCTATTTATACCATTAGTTGATTTATTAGCTAAACGTAAATTATTCCTTCTGTTATCATTTTTATTTGTATTTTTATGGTCAATTATTATATTAGAATCATTAATATCTAATATAACTCGATGTAAACGATAAGAAGAATTATGTTCATTTTTTTGACTACTTATAATATAATTTTGGTCATTTTCTAGCCATGTAAAGTCTTTGATTTTATCATAATCAACTAAATCAAAATAAAAGTTTTTATCAGTATTTGTAGTCCATCCTATTCCATATTCATTAGTTAAATCATATTTATTATATTTTCGTTTTGCTTTAGAAGTCATTTCTTTATGTAAACATCCACAAGATTGTGTATTCATTTTCTTTAAATTAGAACCTCTAACTATAATATCGTTTCCACAATCACAATGACATAACCACCTAGTTTCCCCATTACCTACTACATCATATTTACTGATAACCAATAATTTACCAAAAACTTTATTAGTTAAATCAACCCTAACCATTTATTTTTAATATTCACCGCATTCACTTTCATTTAAATTATCGCATTCTAATTTTCTTCTCCCAACTAGTATCCCATTGCTACCAAATTTAGTGGAAGAGTATTTAATTGAGCCATTATCCCAATTATATTTCTTATAAATATCATCACTACTACCATATAATCTACGGGTAGCTTTATCGTATCTTAGCCCCATACGATAGCCCTTTTCCCCTAATGTTCTGTCTTTAAATACTGTGAATTGTCTATCAAAGTTTTCTTGTAATAATTTTTTATCATATGTCTGTTCTAGCCCGTAAATTCTATCAGCCATATTTACAATATTAGAAGTTCCTAAGATATCATACTCATTTAAAGGTGTTCCAACTTGTGGTTTTCTTGGATGTGCTACTAAGTGAATTGTGCAACTATTTCTCTTTGCAAAGTGAATCAATTCATTCATAAATTCTACTTGAACAGCCGTCAAATCTGCATCAGCAATACCCTTAAAATTTAGACACAACCAATTGTCTAAAACAAATACTCTTGTACCTCTTTTCTTATACATATCTTTCATTCTGCTAAAAACATCTAATGGGCTTGTTAGTAATAAATTATCGTATACAAACATTCTGTTCTTGTAGGTCTCTTTAATCTTCTCAACTGCCTGTGTAGTAGGCTTATAATACTTAAATCCGTTAGGATTAGTGAACTCTATAACGTGGTCTCTTCCTGCCGCCTGTGATAGTATCCAATTTAACATCTGTGATGTAGTGCTTTCTGCATTAAACCAGAATACTGATTCTCCTTTATCTACTGCATCAAGCACACAAGATTGTGCAATTAGTGTGGTCTTTCCTACACCACTGTAAGCCGTCCAAATATTCATCGTACCATCTATGTAGCCATAAATCTTAGAATCTAAATCACGTAGTCCTGTTGATAAGTAATGGGTCTTTTCAATATCAAATTCTTCTACTGTTGTTAGGTCTACGATATTTTCAAGAGGAACTTCTTCTGCGTTATTAATTAATTGGAGTATGTCACCTTTACCACAACTTAATAAAATATTATTTGCATCTGTTTTTCTAATGAATACATTCTCGCTAAATGTTTGATAGTATGCTTCGACTTTATCTTCTTGTTCAACTGTTGGCTTAATAACTTTACAACGATATTCACCCAAACGATTAATGGTATTTTTTAATCCTTCTTGCCCTGCTGAATCATTATCAAACCATAATATAATTTCTTTAAAATTTTCAAGGAAATCATAGTTAAATTCAATCCATCCTAAATCATTTGCACCACCGTTAATTGAACATACATTAGAATATCCCGCTTCAACACAAGCTAAAGTATCTTGATATCCCTCTGTAATTACAAGTGGTTTTGTAATATCTACTTTATTACTATTATATAAGATAGGACACATAGATACTTTTGGTTGCCACCACATCTTCATTTCTCCATGTTTAATAGCATGTGATGGTCTATATTTAACTGCTAGTAATGTATTGTCTAAGTCTCTAAGTTCATATACTATATTACCATGAACATCCTGTTTAACATCCATGTAATCAAGCGTTGCCTTTGATATACCACGCTTTGCCAGATAGTCTTCTACTTGTGACCTATCTGTATTTGTCTCTTCCCGTGGATAAATATAGCCTTTAAAATAATCCTTTCTATCTTTTACACTTTGACCATAATCTTTAACATCATAGCCCATATCAAGTTCTTCAAATAATCTTTTTAAAGCTTTCTTATAAGTACCTTCTAATGTAGTATATAAATCTAAAATACCAAAGTTCTTACCACATCCGAAACAGTGGAAATAATGCTCTTTTGTATTCCAAGAAAAACTAGGTGTAGATTCATGATGAAAAGGGCAACACCCTTTTAAATTTGCTTCATCCCATTGTTCGAGATTCAATTCCTTATTAATGATAAAAGCCGCATTATCGCCTAGCTTGTCTTTCGCTTCTTGAATTTTCTCAAACAAATCTGTCAAACTATATCAACCCCATTCTTAAAACCATCTCTATCTGATTCAAATTGTTTTCTATACTTTACAGCTTCTTCTTTATTGTCACACCATTTAAAATAATGTTTTCCATTATAAGTTAAATAGGCATTCCATTTATTATATTTTTCATTATAAGATACACCAACTACACCTGTTTTGTTAGGTTCGATAGAGGATATTAATTCACAGTTTTTTAATCCTCTTTCTATTCTGCTATATATTGTATATATTGATATATTATATTTTTTAGAAATTTGTTGTGGAGTGAATTTTTCGCCATCAATTTCTCCGTATATATTATAAGATGTATTGTTTTGTTGTTCTTTATTTGTTGCCCATCTACAATTCTCTGGACAATAATCTTTATTACCATCTATACGGTCTATACTTAGATTATCTTGATATCCATTATCTATAGACCAGTTATAGAAATTCATAAAATCATTAAGCCATTCTTGACAGATATTTATATCTTTATAATATTCATGATATTTATGAGTTCCGTATACTCTACATTTCATCCCATGATATATGCTATATAATCTTGTATGCATTAAACAACCACAAGATTTAGATTTTCCAGAAATTAATCTTTGAGCAGATACGTTTATTTCTTTATTGCATAACTTACATTTACATAGCCACAACGGTGAAACATAATGACGATATTGTTTTTCTCCATTTTGTTTAATTGCTATTAAAAATCCGAAATTTATTCCTGTTAAATTATCATTAACTTTCAATATCTTCACCATTTTTAATAGGGCATACATTTCTGAACGCGCAAAAATTGTCGGAAAAGAAGTCTCCACAATTTGGGTAGAAGTCAAATGTTGATTCAATTTCTTCAACATTAGTTACAGCCCAATTCAAAGCTTCTTCATAGTCTTCTTGCTTAAAATCTATAATAGTCCATTCATTTTTTCTAAATCTGTTAAACATCATTTGCTTTGGAAATTTACCGTATTTTTTATATGTAGCATATGAATATAGGTATAATTGTCTTGCATATTCTTTTAGTTCGGCTTTACTCTTAAACCTTGCTTTAGATTTATGGTCTATAATTACTAAATCTCCATTTTTATCAAGCGCGACTAAATCAATTTTACCATTAAATATAAACAAATCATTTATAACTTCTTCAAATTCATATTCAGCTTCAAGTATTTCAAAGTCATTAAATCCTTCAAAATTCTCAAAATATTTCTTTCCACTATCGTAATAATCTCCTGCAAAATCCTTTGAAAAGTCTTCTGACATTTTTAATGTAAAATCTGATGTTATTTCTTTGTTATAGTTATCAATATAATATTGTGATAAATCATAAACGTTTAGTTCGCCTTTTTCAAATTTCTCTAAAATATTATGGCAAAATCCACCGAACTCGGAAGTGCCATGACTTATGCCCTCTTCTCCATTAAAATAATGCTTAAAGAATCCATATCTACAATGTAAAAATGAAGATATCTTACTAAACGAATATCTTGGAAGTTCACGTTGCTTTTCTGTTAATACTCCTGTGTTAATACTCTCCAACTACTCACCAACCTTATAATTAAAGCCACAGAAATATCACATCTGTGGCTTTATTCTATTTATTAAATTTTCTGTGTTATATTAGAATGGAAGTTCGTCATCATCTGGTGTTTCATTTTTAGCGCTTGTATCTTCGTTAGCAGTTTCATCAGAAGAAGTGCTTGCTTCGCTTTGGCTCTTAGAATCAATAAACTCAAAATTGTTTACAATGACTTCTGTCTTTTTGCGTTTATTACCATCTTTATCGGTATATGTACTGCTTCTTAGTTCGCCTTGAACTCCAACCTTTTGTCCCTTTTTGAAATACTTTACTAAGAACTCGGCATGTTGATTCATTGCTACGAAATCGATAAAATCTGCTTGTGGATGTTCTTTATCTTTACTATATCTATTTCTAGCAAGTGTAAAGTCAGCCACCTTAAAAGTATCGCTAATTTCTTTAATTTCGGGGTCTGCTGTTAGTCTACCAATGAAAATTGCATCATTACCTACCATATATTATTCTCCTTCATCCGTCTTAATTAAACACTGTAACGCATCTAATACTTCTTCTGCAACGCTTAAATCTGTAATAACATTAAAGTTTGCAGTCTTCTTACCATTGACTAGATTATATTCCTTGATGGCATTAGAAATATCAGTTCTACCTATACCATCATCTTGTAACTGTTTAGCCAACATGCTAATCTCTGCAATTTTGGCAGTTACTTCATCACTAGGAGTTACAGCTACTTTTACTTGCTGTGTAACTGTAGCTGATTTAACAACTGCATCTACATCACCACTATTAGCCCAATCATATAGGTTCTCTCCGTCTTTTTCTGTAAGTACATCATATCTACCCTCAAATAAATGCGTATTGTCTTTTTCTACATTTGGAATATGAGTTTCTTGGTCAATATTCAAAACAACAGTATACTGGAAATCTCCTGCTTCTCTTTGCTTAAAGCCAACACCAACTTTTTTAGGGGCTTGTTTACCATTCTTATCTTCCATCGTATAAGCTGTTTTACCTCTTACAGTAGAAATAATATGTATTGGAGTTTGTAGAATTTTTTCTTGGAATGCATCATCTCTAGGTGTTAACTTAGCCCAGTTCGTATATGAATTACCATTCATCTTACTATGTACATCTAAGATATATTCCCACTCATGTGATGTGCTATCAATTACAAGTACTTTAAATCCTGCATCAACTGCGGCTTGAATTGCTTCGATGTATTTTTCTGGTGTATAAGGTGCTTCTAACTGAATATCAGAGAATGAGAACTCATTAGCGTAGTATCTGATACGACCATTTTCTGTATCAATTACTGCAACTCCCTCGCCACCAGTCTTTCGTGCAAGTCCCGTTGCAAGTCTTAATGCCGTGTAACTTTTTCCTGCTCCTGCAACACCGCCTAGAAGAACTTTAACATAGATATTCTCTCTCTGTGCCTTTTTAAATTGCATTGCCATATTAATTTAATTACCTCACTTTATTATGTATTAAATTTTATATTAAAAATAATATAATCTGTTTAAGAGTTAGCCTTCTACTTTTGGAATAACAATTGGTTTATTCTTAGTTCTGCAAGATTCACATCTTAATGGCAAACTGCCGAATTTCGTAATAAAATATACCGCATCATTATCTGTAAGCTGATACATTTTCCCACATTCTTTACAGATTCTATGACTTACTCTACGGTGTGGGCAGAAATCCCTTTTAATGGCTACTTTAGCTTGTACCTCACTTGAAACTTCTACAACAGAATTGTCTAGTTCTTCTTTAAGCATTTTGTTTACCCCTTATTTATTATATTTTGATTCCGTAAATTTTAAGCAATCGTCAGTTTCTTTTTGAATTTTAATGTCCAATGCATCAACAATCTTATTCTCATAGACAACTTCATTGTTAATCCATTTAACAAATGTTAATAGTTTCTTAATATAAGATTCATGAAGATTCATTTTGATAAAATCCTGTTTAATCTTATATTTACGCTTTACTAAATCACTACCGAACTCTTCATCGAAAGTGTCTTCTGGATGACATACGGCAACTGCTCTAATTTTTTTACCCTTGTAATAACCATCTGCAATTGTGACCTTGTTCTTTTTGTCAAATTTAATTTTCATACTAAATAAATTTCCCCTTATTTTTATTTATTGGTTTATCTCTCTATATATATTATAGTATAATTAGTTTTGTAAGTCAAGGGATTCTAAATTAATTATACTAATTAAATTATTAACAAGATGCTTTTAAATATTCCATTATATTTTATTTAATAGCTGTACGCATCTTTAATCTATATATATTATAATAGGGTTAATTTTTATACCGTAACCCTATTATACGCTTCTGAATTTAAAACCTTAACCATTGCTTCATATGGAGAATAACCCATGCATTCAAGGATTGATTTAAATGTACTTGCTGATTGACCGCTTGCTAATTGTACACCCTTATAATCTGATTGTGCATGAAATACGTCGTGTCTGCTACTAACATTCCAGAATACTATGTTAGGAATTTCGTATCCTGCGCTGTTAAATTTGGCTTTCATTTTGTCGTAGAAAGTCCAGTGTCTCATATCGGAACAAACGTCAATTTCCATATCAGAAATAACAATGATTGCTTTAGGCATTTGCTCATAAGGTACGTTATTTTTTAACGCTGTAGTCAATACCTTATCGAATGCGGCTTCAAGATTAGTGTTATTATCCCAATGTGTCTTAATAACGTTCTCAATCTTTTCGTACAATGAAGCACCTTTTAACTCTACAAGTTGTGGTTTATTGCTGAAACTCATGAATAGGTTTTGGAATGCACCTTTATTTCTCTCTGCAAAATAAGTAGCAAGCCCAATTGAAGTTGCCATAGGTCTGCCGCTCATAGAACCAGATACATCAGCCATAACTAGTATGTTATTTTCGCCCTCTACATAGTTAGGTAATGCATTCCATTGTGCTTCTAACACAGGGTCAAGGCTGTCTGAATAACTACGAAGATTTCCACCCCACATCATTGCCATACCCAAATACTTTTCAGTAATATCATATGGGAACAATGTTGATGCATTGATTTTTGCTTCACCCTTAGTGACTTTACCCATGTAGTCAGAAAAACCATCTAAATCATGACGAGAAAATGCCTTACGGTAAATGTTCATAGCCTTAGATGGTACTTGCTCATAGTTAATATCAGTCCACTTATTTGATGACATATTAATTTCAGTAACATTGATATATGCTCTTAAAGCGGAAAGAACGTGTCTATATTCTGGAATAGACAAACCTAGATTTTTCGCTGTTAATTTGCCAAGTTTGATAGTTTCTGCGGAACTTGCATTGCAAGATTTTAGCCACTTAGCTGATAAAGAAATAGGCTTGTTTGCTTTCATGTTTTTAATATCTGAAATTACTTGCTTTTGGACAAAATTCCACATATCCTTTTCAACAGGAGTACCCACTAGGCAATATAAGTCATCAAATCTTCCGAAATATGCAATATTCTCGATGTTTTTCTTTACGATTTCTGGATAGTTTTTAGCAAGGAATTTCCAGATTACTTTAGGGGTATTACGTTCACCTTGTCCACCCTCACGGATATCTCTGCTATAAAAACTCATTTTAGTTGCAAGCAACTTATCTTCTGCGAAAGCCATGCTGAAAAGTCTTTCAATTTCACCGTCTGTACGAGAACGAAGTGCGCCAATTGAACCGAATAAATCAACTAGTGAATTTGAAGTAGATTTGATTGCTTCACAACCATTTTCTGTGAAAGTTCTGTTTTCCTCTTTTTTTAATCCATCAATTAATAAATTAGACATTTTTCATTTCTCCCTTTAATTTTAATTTAGACATTCTTCTCTAAATTCTAGCCACTCTTTTTATAATATAAAGCTATCATTTGATTGTTTTGCTGTAAGTGACTAAAATTAATAGGTGTGTTTAATGCAAACGGTAGGATTCGAACCTACACCTTGAAATTGAAATTTTCATCATTTTTTTTAATTGCTGTTAATGTCTTACCACAAAGACATTTTAAATAAATGCGACCATCACACCGCGTTTGCATATTAACAAGACACATTTTAAATTATTAACAGTAATTTATTTTTTAATAGCTGTTAGTGTCTTTTTATTTTTTAGGGGTCTATATATATTATAGTATAATTTCCGACGGAAGTCAAGTAAATTGAAAATTTATTTTTTTTATTTAATGGGCAATATCTAATTCAAATAAATTACCTAATAATGTCTTAATTAATATATTAAATACAAATGCTTGTCCGAATGTAATATGTACTAAGTAAAACATATTAGGAATAAAATAATTCCAACACAACATAATAATAAGACTTTCACCAGTTAATAATATCAAAGATATAAAAAAATTAGTTAATAATTCTATTATTATATCTCTTTTACTCATAATAATACCTCAATGGGCATACTCATCGGATGTATGAATTAACAATATATCATCATACAAGTCTTGACCCCATAGTTTTCTATATTTATTTTTAGATTTTTCAGTAACATTAAAATATGGTTGCATATGATACTGAATGTATGTACAAATATTTATAATAGAATCTTTATTAAATTCAGCGTTTGCTAAATAAAACATTGCTAAATAAGCCCCAACATTTTGATGATTATAATAATGCGCTCTGTCGCTAGGCTCTCCTCTAGTATTAAAAAATGTTTGACAAAAAGGTTTTCCTATGTCATGTAAACCACCTGCTGTACATAATTCTAAACTTGCATTTTGATTTATTAAATAGTTATAACATTTTGTCATATGACCACCAAGGGTTAATGTGTGGTTAGGATTTTGTTGGTCATAATCATTTAACTCTTTTAAGTCCTTTAAATCATAATTTAAAGCTTGATTATTATAATGTATATCTATTTTATCCCAACCCTCAAAATAAGCAGGAAAATTAAAGTTTAAATACATTCTATGAATTGCTTCATCTGGTATTCTACGTTCTCTATTACTGTTGTTTATTAAACATTGTTCATAAGGGGTAGCCATAATTACGCATTTTTTATAACAACATATATTTCTAATTTGTTCTAAAAAAGCTATCCTACGCTTACAAGATAAGTTACAAGCATCATAGATTACATTTCTATTGTTTCTTAAATCTGAAATAATACGTCTATGTAGTTCATTGAATAGTTCGTTATTATCACCTTGTATATTTTCATCTCCATATAATTCTGCTCTTAAAGCATCCGAAGAATGGACTTTATATGCTGACGAATAATCTGTATGTAATCTTGTATATGTAGATTTTCCAGAACCTGCAACCCCCACTAACATCATAAATATTTGCATTTGCTTTCACTCCTTTATATAATCTTGTATTTTTACTACTTTAATATTTTTTAATTCTGATATAGCTAATTCTCTAGGGACTAATTTACCAACTGTATTATATCCACCACCATCTATAGATGTGCTAGTTGATATTGTCTTAAATTTATCAATGTTTAAATTGAACCAATCTCTAGTTTCTGGCATTGGAAGTATATGTAATTCTTTTTGGTCTACAAAATAATAGAAAATATAATCTGCGCTAGTATACATAAAACAGCCTAAAGTATTTTTTGTTTCATTGCTGATTGTTTCAAAAAAATAATTGCCTGTCCTATAATATCTATCGCCTTTAACTTCTACTGTTGTTACTTTAGTAACTAATCCATTCTTAGAACGAACCCACAACATATCAATATCTGGTGTCATATATTTTCTATCATTTTCTACATTAATTACAGCTATAGTTTCTGGAATTGATTTTAGAAATTGTTCTAATTCTAGTGATGCCTGTTTAGCAACCGTCATCACTTCATTCATAGTATAACTATTAATTATTCATCACCACCAAAATATTGTATTGGCAAATTAAAACTGATTAATGATGGTTCGATAACACAATTTAATATTTCCTTAAAATTATCTTCATTTTTGTAACAATTCTCTATTACAACTAAATCAGTTTTATAATAGCCATCTCTCATATTTGCAAATCTATTAAAGCATAAAATATAGAAGCATTCATACATGTATTCTGTAGTACTATAAAACTTTTTTACAAATATCGGCTCTCCAAGATTAAGTTTCCATAAGTATCTTTCTAATTCAGCTTCATTTTTATAATATATCATCATATTAAATTGTCTCATAATTTCCCCTATATCTGCTCATAAACACAAATTATTTCATTCTGTTTCTTTTGGTAATCTATAATATGGAAACCATTGTCAACTATATTTTCTTCATTATCGTTTATATCTTCTTCATTATCAAATGAAACTTTAACACTTACAATATGCATTTTTATCTCCTATAAGCCTTTATCTATAATGTTTTTTTCGATATGTTTCTTGATAATATCCCTAGACAAAACGATGATTTTGTCCTTGACAGAGTAATCAATAGTTGATTCGTTAATTTCTAATAAGATTTTTTCTCTCAAAATTTTTCCATTAGCTATAAATTCTGAACTTAGAAATTTAGCATCATCTAACGACGGAATATTAAGTTTGTATTTAATGATAAGACTTTTAACATCACCAGTTGGTTTAAAACATAATTTTAAATTAATTTTTTCAATGAAATATTGGTGCATAAGGCATAATAGTCTGAAATTATGACTTAATTGTTTACCGTCATATCCCCATTTTTCTATCTTAGCCATCGTAGCGGGGTATGGGTGACACAGTGCGGCATCTTTCTCACACATCATGCCGTATATTGCCCTCATGAATTGACCTCTTAGAGCGTACACTAAGTCATCTCTTAATGCCATTATTTTAGAAATCTCACCAGTAAACTTATCATCAACTACAAAATAATCAGTATATAGAGTTTCGACATATGCGGGATTAGCTTTTACTAGAGTATCGATATATGTACGAATATCTTTAACATCAACTTGTCCAAATTCTGTTTGTTTTACAAAAGAAATTGGTTTGCTATTATAAACTAAATCATCCAGATTTGGGATTATGATTGCCTTTGCATCAATATCAGACGTATATTCATTAGTGTAAATGTCTAAATCGTAATTTTGTGAACCATATAGAAATACTGCCGCAACCGTATAACCATCTGATTCTAAAATACTTTTAAATTTATGTAGAACTTCCATTATTTTATCTGCATCAATTAATCTCATTTTGTTCTCCTTTTATTAAGTCAAATCATCTTTTTCAGCTTCTTTATTAAGCCATCCTAAAATATGTCTCGCGCATTCTGAATCGCTGTTTGTTGGGCATAAACCTTTGCAAATGGCATAACAACTTGCCCCATCTAAAAACCATTCTAGTTCAAGAGATAAAGAATTATCCGACATACCTTTAATTCTTTCATAATTAGTCATGTTGTTCTCCTTTAATTTAAACTGGCTCTGTTGTATTATATTTGCATTCATAGCATGGTCTACCTTTTTTAAAATTACATTTATAATGTAATTTAGGATTATTGCAAATAATTTCACCATAAGGTTCTTGACAATAACATATTATTTCTGATTTATTGTTATTATGAAAGCACATATGAATTTTTTTTATAATATTTATCAATTTATTTTTATTTTCCTTTTAAGATTCATCTGGATTATCTGGCTGTTTTAATTCTATACCAAGTATACATCCTATATCATAAGCCGCCCATGATAAAGCGGATTCGAAACCATCATCAAAGCAATCGCAAAAATTACCTTCTGACCGTTCATATGTCCATCCAGTATTATATTGTTTGTAGTTATCTTTAACCCATTTTTTTAATTTATCTAATACGTCTTCACTCATTAGTCTTATTCTCCTTCGGTATATTCGCTTAAACTAGCAATTACTTTTTTATGTAATTTACTAGTCATAGTATTAACTTGACTTTGTGTAGCTACATGAAACCCACACAAAGTAATTGCGTGACGAATACCTTCAAGAGATTCAGCCTTATCTCCAAGCGTATATCCTTGATTCCTTGCTTGTGTCTCTAATGTATCTTCACATATACCGTAATAAAATCCTATTTCATCATTCATTTTTATTTTCCTTATATTATGTTAAATATTTTATTTGTTTCCCATGATTATTAGCATATTCAATTTCAGATTTAGTGCTATTTCCAATATATCCATCTACATTAATAACAAATATTTCGTCAGCCATATCAATTTTACGTTTATGCATATCGTCAAGCATTTCTTTAATTCCTTCTGACCATACCTCATTATCACCAGAATGACCAAATAAACCTACAGAAATCACTATGTGACCTTTAAGTGTTAATTCCTTCTGTATTTCATAAAATTTATCTTTAAACTTTGTACTACCACATAATGTGACTACTTTATAAGTACCTACCATTTTTAATTTTCCTTATCTTTTATTAAATTAATATAATAATCTAGCCCTAATTTATAAATATATCTTAAATTTTCAGCGAAATAACCATAAGTTCCGAATGAAACAGATGGTTGCAATTCAATTAAAAATGTCTCAAGATTTGAATTTACACCGAAATCTGCTATATAAGATTTTGGTCTTGAGTTATCAGTCATATATCTATTGACAACTTTTTGGATAAATTGTGCATCTGGTAAAATTACTGGATTTCCATCGTAATATTGAATGCATTGTATTTTATCATTTAATACAATAACTCTGTATTCTGATAATATTTCAACAATAGAGGAAAGAACATAATTATGGTCTCTTTCGATAAATCCTTGAATCATATCAATATCGCCGTTAAATGAAAAATTCTTTAACTCCGTCGCATCTTTAATAAAATATCTACCATTTTTTGGAATATCTTTTCCCATTACGAAATGATAATCACGTTTTACGATATCTTGATGTAAAAGTACACTAGGTATCTCAATGGGTGGCATCTCATTACTGCCGTATACTCTTTTTAGAAATGTCTTAACAAAATCTAAATCTCCAACTGGTATAGCATCTTTTAATTTATAATCGCTTATTCCATATATATCAAAAGTTGATATATATGTATCTTGACGACTATGCACTAATAATTTTTCCATTTGATATATTTCAATTTCATCAGTATCTTGTAAAATAAAATACATATTATCACTTCCCTATATATATTATAGTATAATTTAGTTGATTTGTCAAGTAAATTAAAAATCTAATTATTTAATTTACATTTATTAACAGAATTAATCATACACTGTAAGTCTCGTTCTTCTTCACCAGAGATATAATCTAATGCATCTTGATATTTTTTCATATCAATTTCTGTTTGCATAGATACCACTTCAAGGTCAGTATTTGTACAATCTGAACCATCTCTTAGTACTTCTTTTAAGCAATTCTTAAATTCTTCATTAGTACAATTTTCACTTTCTTCGAAGTCAAAATTTATTTCAAGTAAAACTTTCATTATTCTAATGATTCCTTTTCTATCTCATCAATATTATTTTTTAAATATTTTGATACTTTTTGGTATCCTTTTGTATTATATTCTTCGTCAAAACCTCTAAATTTAACTCTAGCAGGATAAGCACTAGATATACTACCATCCTCTTCTACTTCAACCGTGATAGCCCACCCAAACGTATGTAATAGCATATTAATCCACCAGAGCAAACCACTGTCTCTAAATTCTCCCCATGTTCTTTTATCAATCATTTTTAAATCCTTTCATATTGCAATATGAATTTATATTTTAGAATTAATGAAAAAAGATATCAAATATTGATTCTTTTTTATATGTTATTTCTGGTGGCTCTGGTTCTTCTGACGACAATGAACCCAAAGGCTCACCATGTTCAAGTTGCCAAAGCATCCAATCTAAATCAGTTCCCCAAACAGGAGAACGTGTACCTGTCCAATCATTACGTAATTCCATTCCACTGTTATATGAATATTTTTTATATGGATTAACTGATTTATTAGTTGTTATCTCATCTATTTTTTCAGAAATAGAACTACTATATTTTTCATGCCTTGTTATTTTAACTTTCATATTATTAATCTCCATAATCTATTTTTACTAAATGACACTTTATATATCCCCAATTACTAGGTTTACAATCCGACATTAGGAAATCTTTTAATTCATCATATTTATATTTACGTTCTAATTCATATTGTAAATAAATTGATGTATTATAACTATTATCTAAAATTTCTGCTCTTTGCATAATTAAAAATAATCCTAATTTATCACAAAATAATACTTTTGCTAAATCAAAATGTTTTCCAGACCATTTTTTTTCTTGTAAATTTGATAATATTCCATGCAGAAATAAACGATATTCTTTATTAGTTGGCACTTTAATTACAAAATATTTAAATACAAATACAATTCTTGTTGCCCCACATTCTATTTTTATATTAAAATCCCCTACACCAAATTCAAGTTTTATTCTTTAAGTACACCTATTAACATACCAACTAGAAGCCCAATAAGATATATGATTAATTGACCAATGCCACCTAATGTAACAAGAAGTGCATCACCTTGTACAATTGCGAGAGTTGCGCATACTGTAAAAAATATAATCTGTAATGCTATGGTTATGACAAACACTTTATCTTCAATATCTAAACTTACAAATTTTTTCATTTATTTATTCCTCTAAATCATAGAAAACTTTTTCTAAGACTTCATGCACACAAGTTGAGATGCCACAATTACCAGATTCTTGCATTTCTCCCATTTTATCCCAAAACATTTTATTAGCTATCTCATTTGAATTAAAAAACGATACAACAGTGTCCCACGCATTATAACCACAAATTAATTGATGAAATTTATGTTCCAATGCGTTTGATTCCACAGAATATATTGGATATGTATTAGTAATATTTTTCATTTTCATATGTCCTCTTTCTATATTTAATTCCAATATACGAATAAATAATATATGATATATATCCAACCTAAAAAACCATGTAAAATACACCATCCGATACTATGCCATTTTGCAAATGAGATAATAGCGGCTATAACATTACCAACACCAATACCACTTGAAACAGTGCCACCATCGTTATTATTACTCGACATAATTTTACCTCTTTTCTATGATACCCTGTGCATCATCTTCAAAAATTGTTAAATAGTGTTTATTATGGTTAGTTTTAATTATGTAATAACAATAATAATTGCTATCTACAAAATTAATACTATAATTACATCCAGATTTAAAGGTAAAATTTCCATTATCTGATTTCATACTACAAAGTAGTTTACATTTATTTTTTCCCATTTTTAAGTTCCTCTCTAATAGCCATTAATCTTGAACAAAATTCTTGACGAGTTAATACAGTTTCGTTCTTCTTATGTTTACCTAATGAATGCGTTAGATTAGCATTTCCAGTAGCCAATAAAGCCCTTGCAAAGCCGTTATTCTTAGACAATGAATTATAAGCCCTGTCAAGTAAACCTTGATACTCTTGACTGTCTCTCTTGTATTCTACACCTTGCCAATATAGCACTTGCTTAGTCCACCAGTTCTTGCCGTATCCCTTTTTCTTTGCCCCAAATCCAACTAGCTTGCAAATTTCTACTTGCATATCCACGCTTTCATATTTTAGACTTTGTAGCCAACCTTCCATGCTGTTGCACAAAATCCCATCCATATAAAATGGATGGGGTGCAAAATTGGATAATGATGCCGCAGGATACGATTTTCCACTACCAATATCCATTTTTATATACCTATTTCTTTCTTTTATAAACCCCACTGTAATAAGAAATCATTGCTTACACATTTGAAAGATATACCTAAATCGTAATTTCTATATACGTAACCTTCTCTTAACGTATCATAAATATTAGATTTACCAGTTGAAAATGCCATAAGTTCATCAATCGTGTCTGGCAATATGTATTCAGTCTCAACGATAGGAACAAATTTAATACCATAATTAGAAAACAAATCCTTTGCACTCACGCTATCAATCTTGCCGTTCTTTTCAGTGATTAAATTAAAAGCATAAAAATCTCTACCCTTGATATGATACTTATTCTTTTGAATTGTTTCGCCAACTGTCTCGCCTTGTAACGTTATGTAATCATTATCTTTAATTAATTTTCTTAGAACTGATTCTACATTATATTTTAAAGCCATTTCCCAATACACGTTATCATCGTAAAAACATTTCTTAGATGGTGTTGGCTGTGCAACAGAACGAGAACAAATTATAAACTTATACTTCTCTTTTTTGAATATCTTGTATAGTAAACCTTTGTTTGCTTTCTTTAGTGTGAATGTAGTTGAAGTACCATCCAACTTCTCCGTAACCATGAATGGCTCTTTATTTTTAAGTACACTAGGCATATTCTGTACTCTTTCCTCGTCGGTCTTAACAACCCAATAAGGGAACTTATTCGCATTAACCTTTGGTCTTAAAATATGTATCACAATATTCTTAAACCACTGATGTTTGATTAAACGCTTGAACAACTTATTCTTAAATAGTTTCTTGTATCTGCCTTGAATCCTTGTTAACAAATCAACCTTTGGCGCTTCGTAATCCTCTTGAATCTTAGTAATACCTAGAATATCTGTGACATCTTCACCAATCTTATGATTACCATCTAGTAAGATTGATATTGGTAATACTAACCCTTGACTTAACGTATTACGCATTTTCATGCTTTTTACTTTAAAGCCCTTACCCTCTAGGAACTCAAATTCTGGATTATCAGATGGAACTCTTGAATCAATTTCTATGTAAACACCTAAATCGCCATCTTTAAACTCGTCTTTTTTAGTAATAACATTCCAACCTAAGACATTGACTTGCTCGATTCTATCAGCACCCATGATTGGTCTGATATTATATACTTTCTCTACGTGTGCTAATACCCTTTCCATTTTCTATCATCCTTTTTTATTTAATATTTGTATTGCTTTATTTACATCTGTTTCGTTTAGTCCTAAACCATTGTACCAAGACGTTTTAACCCAAAATTTATCATATCCATATTTTTCCCAATCAAAATGGTCATCATCAAGTATTACAAATGATTCTATGTTATCGTGATTATCTAACCAATATTTAATTTCTTCTTCTCTTTTTCCCGTCGGACTTACATAAGTTGATGACATAATTTCAATATTATATTTCTGTAATATCTTAATAAATTCTTTACAGAAATCCATACATTCGTTATAATTAATTGACCAACCATATCTCCAACTTGATGACAATACTATTTTGCAACCAGTAGAATCAATAATATTTTTTAGAAATGGAAGTCTAGTCTCGTCAATATCATTATACCTATCTTTTCTGTTTTTGAAATAACTCGATGAGTTTAAAACTCCATCTACATCTAAAAATATTATTTTCATTTTTTATTCCTTATAATAATCTTTTAATTTTAGTAATATTAATTGGTTCATGTATTATATACTGCCACCATGCTAATTTTTCTACTAGTTCTGGATGCTTATTTATATCATAATTTACTTCCAATAATACACTACCATAACTTAAAGCTATTGACGGCTCTATTGATAAATATGTGAATCTACCATTTTCAGTTATACCAAATAAGTACCCATCTTTTTGTATTTGATTCCAATTATTTTCTGATGTACCATGATATAACCATAACATTTTATTTTACCTCACAACTTAACAATAACTTCTTATAATTGTTTTTAGCATATTCATAGGCTTGTCTATAATCAAGTACATCATTATTATAAGAAAATTTATATTTATTCTCTGGACGTTTATTAAATTGTATAATTTCTGATAATTCAATCTCATCTAAATCTACAAATTTACAAGTAATATTTTCTATGCTCATTGGAGTATCTAAGACAATATGGTTTTGAATATATATTGCAATATTAACCCCTACGTAATATGTAATAGAATTAGTATCATTGATATCGAAACTTCTCGGTTCTACAATAATTGGTGTACCTTTATAATGCATCATCTTAATTCTTCTCTTACCCTCATTAGAATCTTTCCTAGCTTGTTCTCACCCACTCCATTGACTGTGCCCCAAATATCATCACCATGCTGATTCCCTTCTTCTAAAGGCTCATTCCCCGTAGCTAACAGCAATCGTTTAAGGTCTTCATGTTGTTCAAACTTAGCTTTTACAACTTCATACATAACACTATCTTTGATATTTTCCCAAACAGGTGTTAGTTTAACGCTTCTACCTCTTGATTTTGCTTTTGACGGTGACATAGTACAGAACTTAATTTTCTGTTCCAACTGTGAACATTTCATAGATTGAAAAGCCGCTTCGCTATTTTGAAATGTTAGTCCTCTATATGTAACTTCCGTTTCATAGAAATTGCTTAAAAAGAAATACTGACCTCTAAATTCGTTAATTGCCATTTTTAATCATCCGTTCTTTTTTTTATAATACTTCATATAATACATCTTGAATTGAATCTAATAATTCAGATTTATCTATTCCGTATTCGTCTAAAAATTCTTTTAAATAAGTCCCATGTATCATCTTATCAATAATCATTTCAGAAATATTATCAACATCATATCCACTTATTTCAAAATCTTCTCCTAAACGAACTTCTTTACCATAATTTTTTCCGCTTAAAATTGAAACAGAATTATTATTATTAACAAATCCTTTAGTCCCTTTTGGGATTATGACTTCTTCGTTTAGAATAGCCGTATAGGTTATAAAATCTTTTGGAAATATGAATTTTTGTCCATAACTTATTTTAATCATTTTTTTTAACTCCTTATATATTTGGGAAAATATAATTTGCAACTTTCATTAAAGCTTTATATAAATCCCCACGGTCATCATATAATTCGTAATTATCATTTACGCGCTTATAAACACACGCTTCATTATTTGCATTGTTAAAAATCTTGAAATCTTCATCTTTTAAAATAAAATCCATGTGTAAAGTTTTTACTAATATTCTGAAAGCTTCTTCACATTCGATATCTATATTTACAACAGTTTTACATTTTACATCTACTTGCATAATTATACCTTCATTCTGTTACGAATTTTCTGGCATTGTGTGTTAATTCAGTTAATGTTTTAGGCTCAAAATCATTAACATCTACCCCTACGTTATAAGCATTCTTGCAATATGCCCACGGGTAGTTATGATAAAATGAAGGGTTATCATGTACATGACCAAATAGGTCAATTGAATTATGGTAAAACCCATTCCATTCAGCCATAGGGTAATGACATAAAATTACTTTATTATAATTATCTTCAATCTCTTCATATTTCTTAACCCATTTGAATAGACTTAAATCAAAATTTCTATCTTTTAGAAATCTATAATCATGGTTTCCCTCAATTAAAAATTTCTTACCTTTAAGACGACTAATAAATTGGTTAGCCATTAACCCGTTTCCCCAAACAACATCACCTAAAATATAGACCTCATCACTTGCTAGGATTTTCTGATTCCATTTTAAAATAATAGTCTCGTTCATTTCTTCAATTGATTTAAAAGGTCTATGACATAAAGTCATAATATTTGCATGATTAAAATGCAAATCGCTTGTATAAAATTTCATATGTATTAACCTAACCTTTGTCCACATTGATTACAATATACATTCATACTTATTTCTGTGTTACCACAATTTGGGCATGAGCATGAATAATTATCATAAATTGGTCTTTTTGCGATATCTCTTCCAATTGCATTTACTGCGATTTTCATATAATCTTTTGTAAGCATAGCGCCATTTTCAGCCGCATCTTTAAAAAATAATAAAGCTTTCTCATCGTTACTCATTTTGTTCTCCTTATGTATTAAGTTTTTTATCTTCAACTATATAATCAACAAGTTCTGGATTAACCCCTTGCCATGAAAGTAAATTTTTTTCCATTTTAGTTTCAAGAACATCTTCAAAACTATATGTGATATCAAAACCAAATGCTCTCATCACACAACGATAACAACGCTTATTTGGGCAATATGTACCATCGTCAAATATTTGGCTATCATCCCCGTACTTCCAGAATAATATAGCCGCACCAATACCAGAACTTCTTGAAATTCCCGCATCACAATGAACCAAAATTGTATCAACTTCGTTTTCCCAACGCTTTACAAATTCAGCTATTTGATTAGCTTGTTCTTGTGTTATACCACCATTGTCATCTTCAACATCATCAAATTGCCAATGACCAATAGCCTTAATTTGAGGATTTTTAAAAAATCTATTTGGGGCATCACCATAAGTATGAATTGAAATAATTGCAGTTGTTGGTATATTTTTTAAAGCAGAATAAGTTTTTGCCTTGTTCCTAGATAACACAACCACTTCTTTCATGGAGCATCACCCCTTTATTTTCTATTTTTATCAACAAAACATTCTTTAACAAATATAGAATTATGATTTGAAATAATTCCATAGACACAACATCCGTTAAAATCCGTTCTACGATTTATGACCTTATATTTATCGATTTTTGACAAACTTCCAACACTTCTTGATACTGGTTCAAGTGAGCATTTAATTGGTTTAATATAAATGTATCCGAGTTTATCATTTTCTTCACATGTATTCGTATGCAGAGGATTATAATATCCATCTGAATAGTACAAATCATCCATAGAATCCAAAGTATATCTATACTCATTATTACTATCATCATGATGGGCTTCTTCATCTGTACTTCTACATATAATTCCATCTAAGATTCTATGATGATTATAAATAGATGCTTCAAATGTATTACCTACCCCACCTGTTACATAAACAGGCTCATTATCAAACGTTGATGATGGCATAATTATTTCCTTTCGCTAAACACTTTCTTAACTGTCTCTGAAATCAATTTATTGTCAGCCTTACCTTTTAAAAGTGAAAAGTAAGTTTTCATTGCAGTACCAATGTTATCTCCTGCGGTCTTAGTCACATTGATTCCTTCTGAAATAATTTTATACAGTTCTTGTTCCGTCATTTGAGTAGGTACATAGCTTTGAAGATAAGCTTTTTTATTTAGGCATGAAGTCTTAATGTCTTCCCTGTTTTCCACAAACTCCAATGTCTCATTAATCTGCTTAATCTCTTTGCTGATAACTTCAATAATTTCCGCATCAGTCAGTTCCCTTTTCAATTCAATGCTTTTGTTTTTGATATTAGAAAGAACCATTCTGATACATAATTTAATATCAGTGTTGTCTTCTCTGATTGCCTTGATTAATTCAATTTGTAATTTATTTAACATTTTTTTTATCTCCTAATTTATTTCTTGTTTATATTATACATTATTTTTGTTTATTTGTCAAGTAAATTAATAATTTAATTTTTCTTGAAGTTTTTTATTAACCATTTTAATTACTTGGTCTACTCTTTGTTTAGAAACACCATACATATCACCTATTACTTTATAAGTAATATCTATATCGTCCTCTTTGCTTTTCAACCAAGTCATATAAATTTTCTGTGTATTATCGCTATATCTGCTAATATTTTTTTTGATATTAGAGACAAGTTCATTTTTGCTTTCTTCATCTTCAATGTCTTTTTCAACATTAGCATTATTATCCACTACACTATTACCTTTAGTTTCAGAAGTTAACGGAAATACATCATCCAAACTATCTTGATTTAACATTGTGGCAATATTATTAAAATCAGACCTTGAACATGCAATGTCACAATTTCTGAACATTTCATCGTATGACATATCTTTGTTTTTTATAATATAGTTCTTAATCTCAATAGCCTTGCTACATGGACTAATGCTGATATTATCTATGTAGATATCCATGTGCTTTAACCTATTCACAATGGCTGTATAACAGTTAGTAGATAGCTTACCTTTAGTCTCATCATATGTTCTTATAGCGTTTAGTAGGGCTTCTGAACCTATTTGATACATATCATCATAATCTTTGTCAACTCTAAAA